ATGTACAATACAACAAACATTCCAAAAGCGACCAAGAGAGTAAACATTTCAGGAGACACACCACCAGACATTTGGATGTCTATGTTAGATTCTTATGGTAAGCTTCAAAAATTCCACATCAGAGAACTACTTCTACAAGGCACTAGAAAAGAAACCAACTCAGCAAGACAAGAACGTGAAGTAGAATATTACAAAAGTAGAATAGAAGTGTTAGAACGATTCAATATCTCTACTAAAACAAAAATACTAAAATACATCCCATCGTCAGGCACATGGTATATTTGCGGAGAATATGCAGACTTATTAAAATCACAAAGTTTTTAAATAGATAGGAGGTGTTCTAATGAACAAGTTATTCGGAGTAGAAATCGGCTCATTCTCAATTAGACACAATAAAAAAGATAATACTTACCGCCCAGTAATTAATTACAAAAATAAATTATATATATTAAGGAAATTTAATAATCGTGATGATGCAATGAAGGCGCTGACAGAAGCTCAAAAGAAACTTTACGGTCATGTGCGGTCAGAAGTAGAAGAAGCATATATACAACAAAAAAGGAAATTGAAAATACAATGAGAATATACGAATATAACGAAAACGCTCAGACGCTCAATACAGAGTGCGGATTATTCCATATAGGTGACACAGTACAGCTCACAGAAATCTACTCTCAGACGCCTATAAAAACAGTCTTATATGGAGCTAGAATTGATTCTACAGAATATGTCCTTTCATTCTTTGACGAGAAATGTGGGATGCCTTTATATCTGTCTGAGCATGAAATAGATGATATGTGTAGAGTATCAAAATCGTAAAAAATAGGGTACACCAGAAATTAATCTGATGTACCCTTAAATTTTAATAATACTCCGAATATCCTATCCAGAGTCTCTTTGTCATAATAAAGAGTTTTCTGCTGGTTGTCAGCCGCAATGCCCATTTGTGACATCTATTCGTTGCAGAAATCCTTAAGTCCCCTGCTTGGACTACGACTTTACTCCTAGTCGCCAGACGTGATATCCAGTTAAAATATCTTTTCCCTGTGGAAAATTACCCTGCTCCACTTGCAGCCCAACTTTTAACGATGCTCTTTCATCGAGAATATTACTATTCTTATTTTTATTCTGCTCATATTTATCCTCTGCCGCAACAGAGAGCAATAATAAATACCATCTGATTACCAGATCAATCATAGCTGTATCTTATTCTTGACCAATTCTTTTATAAATATTATGCATTGCATCAATACACAACCTTGCATAAGCCATAGATTCTTCAGTAGGTTTTTTGTTGACCTATGTCACAATTCTATCAATGTCTTTCTTATCAGTCAATACAGGCGTGGTTTTAAGTATCAGTTTCATCTTGATCACTCCATCCTTTCGGCAGTTTCTTTTGTACTGAATAAATTTGAACAATGGTGTCGGCAGTAATCTTCAAAGAAACCATCGCATTGGTATTATCAGAGTGATCTTCAATAGGATTTTCTAAATCATTGCCTCTAAATACTTTATAATTAGATAAGGCAACTACTGGTTGATTATTGTGTGTTTCATAAAATCTCATTGATCCATAATATTTAATATTAGAATCCTTTTGAGAGATTAGTATACCACAACCTTCTTCTTTGAAAATATCAGCCCATATATTCTCATTAACTGTTCTATGTATACCGATTCTCAGTAAAATTACTTCCCATGCTTTAGAAACAACAATCCGTCCAATGATATAGGACAATACAACAGATACCACAATATATATCAAGAAGTTGTCTTTTGGAAGATGTGGTATACAATGATAAATTTGTACCAAAAAGTAATTCAATACAACACTTGTAATGATTTTATATTTCTGATTTACATTATTATCTTTAGAGCATATGAAGTTGTAAGTACAAATAAATACATATCCATATGCGATAGAATCCACCAATAAAGGTAGATTGTTTATTAAATCCGTAATAAGTTTAATGTTTGATCACTCCTTTATTTCTTTTTCTTTTTGCTTGGCTTAGTAATACCATCGATTGGTGGTAATGTTTGCCCTTCACTTTGAGATGAAAATATTTCAAATCTTGGCGTAAAAATATCTAGTTCATCTGGATCTTGTTTTGGTCTTATCTTTGCCTTAGGTGTTTTATCCTTTAATTCATCTGCAAAAATTTCTTCTAATTTCTTTCTTTGTTCTTCTGTCATAATAACTCTCCTCTTTTCTTTCGTAATAAATATAATTCATTATATCATATTCTTATAGAAGAAAAGAGGAGAAAGTTTTATGCATTCAAATACAAAAATTATCTAGCTATAAAAAGTTTTAGCATTTCTTTGTATAAGACAGTTTAATCCAACCATCTTTAGTTTTACCCCAACCATTCTTAACAGCTTTGATTGTAACTGTTGTGCCTTTCTTATAAGCGTCTCTGACAATAGCAGCCGTTGTAGATGGAGACTTACGTACATTAAGAGCAGAAGCAGTTACTTTCACTTGGTATGATTTGAACTTAGAAGATGCTTTTGGTTTTACTACTGTAGAACCAGAAATGTCTGCCTTGAATTTAGCAAACCCTTTGCTATTTGGAGAAGCCCAAGGTTCAGGACAAATTTTTCCGCAAGTCCGAAAATGCGTGGTAATATGAGAAACAGGGACTCCATATTTCTTCATATAATATTTTGTCAATTCAACAGTTTGCTTATACACACCATTAGGCACTTTACCAACAGAATTACACATCTCGATATTCAAACTGTTTGCATTTGTGCATTTGCCCCAATCAACAGCATATTTTCTTTCATATAATTTACCAACGCTCCATGCCACATTAGATAATGGAACAGATTTATATACATATTTACCGCCATCAACAAATACATGTGCGCTTGCATGTCTGTTTGGAGATTGGAAGTATTTACAATTTGCTTCGCTAGTATCTCCTTTGTTACCTGTGTAATGAATTACAATCCATTTAATATCTTTTAAGCTTCTCTTGGCACCATAGTTGTCAGAGTTACATTTTAATGTTTTAAATTTTAATGCCATAAATATCAAACTTCCTTTCTTTTATCTAAAAAGAGCAGTCACCATAACAGCAACTGCCCCAACAACTAATTATTCAATTACTAATTACTCACTTAGCAAATTATCCAACAATGTCGTCAGACTCTTTACCTTCTGCAACATCATCTAATTCTTTTTCAAATAAATCCTTATCAACTTTTACGATCACATCTTTTTGACCAATCTTATTCTTGATTTCCTCAGCCTCTTCAAGAGTTAATCTACCGTCTCTCAGAGCGTAAGCAATTTCATCTGCAAACTGAGCTGTCCATGTAAAACTATGATTTTTCCAATCTCCATACAGAGATGTTCCAACTACAAAAGCAATACCAACTACTTGGTTAATCACATCTTCATGTACGTCAATCACAGGTTTACCTGCCGCAGTTAATCCCATATTGATCCACGCTAACACCTGTAAAATCAAGCTCACAACAGTATGTGGTTTAACTTCACTCCAATTAATACTTGCCAAAAATTCTTTAAATTTGTTCATAATGCAATCCTCCTTTGCAATAAAAAAGACCTACAAGAATGACTCTTCATCCTTAATAGGCAATGCTTTAATTTCTTTGTACATTTTTTCTCCAACGCCATTTTGATGTAATTGGTCATGGTATACCTTATAAATAGCATTGATGTTTTCAAGCCCCGTAGGGGAAATACAACCTTTTTGCTTGTAATACCTGTGGGCTTGTTTGATTCTGTCTCTTAACATTGCAGCAACACCTTCAGATAAAGCAACGTCTATTACGCACGCATCATCTAATTTTTTAGCCAGTTCAGCTGTATGTGCAAATAGTCGTTCCATGCCTACCTTTTGGTCTGTTAATAATGCGGCTTGCTCTCTCATCATGTCTTTGATAACTTGAATATCTTTATTCTGATTGCTCAAAATCTGTGTTAGTTTATCCAAAGTTTCTGTATGCTTATCGATCATTAAGCGTTGTTGTTCAATCACTTCTTTTTGATGTTTCTTTTCTAATGAAGCACGTGTCTCAAAACCAAACTTTTCGTTTAATTTGGAAGTGACATCAAAAATTTTATCTGCAAACAAAAGAACCGCAAAGACAAACACTGTCAATGCAGCCCCATGTTGAGATAAAAAATTAATTATAATATTCCAATTTTCTATCATGTAATTACCTCGATTATTTTATAAAAATCACTCCTTTAAGTCTTTACCAAACATATTCTGGTTTTTCTTCTCCAAATAATAAATATCTCAACCAATCATCTGTAACAATGCATACTGCACTCAATAGAATCCACAGCACCGTATAAGGTAAGCAAATCTGCCCACACAGATTAAAAGGCATCTGAGAGTAATCCCAAATGCCTAAGCCTAACCACAAATTTAAAACACAGCCTGCGATAAATTCCATCACGGTAACAATCAATCCTCCGAGAATCATTTGCTCACGAAAGGGCATAAGATGGTAGAAGAAGCGACTGTTATTAATTAATCCGATGTCAATGAAGCAAGTACCACCTAATACTCCCATTGTCCAGTGCGTGTATCCTCTCCAGATGATCTCAATTCCACAATAAGCAAATGCCCCAATGAAAAATAGGACAAGATATTTACATGATTTCTTCACATGTAACATTCTATTTATTCACCTTCTTTTAGATCTTCGTTCTCACTTTCATCTTTACAAATAAGCTGTAAAATCATGATGTCTCCCTCAAGAATTCCTTGACAATTCTCAATAACATCACAAACTTCATTAAAAGTCATTCTCATCTTATGGAACTCAACCCCTGAGTTTTCCATGCTTAAAGGATTAAACTCTGCTAAGAATTTCTGCCCGTTCTCTGTACCATTGATCTGGGCATCAGTAGTGATATCATATTTCTGTAAGAGTTTGTGTTTTTCTTCAAAATATTCCTTCAGCTCTCCTTGAATCTTTCTAATATTCTTGGCAAGCCCAGCACTTAAAGTACATGGTACTAATTCACTGTTTTTCATAAGGAATGCATAAATGGTATTTAACTGCCCTAAGATCATATCTGCCTGCATATTTGTCATTTCCATATTCAATTTCTCCTTTTCTCTTTTAAACTAATTATTCTTCAGTCGTAACTGAATCTTTTCCTGTTTCATCTGTCTTCCCAGTTGTAGTTGAATCCGTTCCCTCTGAAGGAGTAGTAGTTTCTGTTGACTGCACAGGAATTACTTCATATTTGATTTCAATCTTGTCTAATTCTTCTCTGCTAGTAGAACTAAAAATCTGTTGTTTGATGACATTCATCTGTTGAAAGTAAGGATAGACAAATGCCTTGATCATTGCTGTTAACTGCACAAATTCCTCAGCAGTGAATGTTTCACACGCACTCTTTTTACTATGCCACTCAAGAGTTACTTGCTGACCAGCAGTAGTAAGAGCTTGATATTGCATAAAGTTCAGAGCCATTTCATTCTGATCTTCCTCACTAACTCCGTAAGGTTTACCATTGAATTCTACGCTCTGATCTGCTAAGAACTCAGCGAGAGCAGTTTTGTTTTTCTCCTGTAGATAGTTCTTATATTCATCAAGAGTCAGTGTGTTAATATCAACAACCTGATTAACTTTTTCATCAAGTCGTTGCACCTGTTCTACAATATTTGCTCTTGTAAGAGATACGATCAGCGCATCTTCCCATTCTCCATTAGAATTGTTATATAATCCCTGTTGTAAAGAGATTTCTTTATAATTGTTAAAGCATGTGTAAGTTGCAATCTGCACATCATCTCTGTAGATGTCTAATGTTTTAAAGTTTGTAAATGCTGATTTAACCGTTTTTAGATCATCTGTGCAAACGACAAGTTTACATTCCATGTCAAAAGTCATGGAATTAAACTGCATAAGATTAAATACTTTGTCGTCAGAGCTGTCTAATTTAACTGTGTATACCATATATATTTCACCTTTCTTTCTGTTTTTGGACATACAAAAAGAGCAGTCCGAAAACTGCTCTATGTACGATCAAATTTATGTTTTATTTAGTTGTTTTTATCCGTTCTTAAAGTCCAAGCTTTGCTTCGATTGCTTGTAATCGAACTTCTAGGTCGGCTTTTTCTTGTTTGACTTTGGTAAGTTCTCTTCGTGTCTTTTGAATCATATGGGTATTTAATGCAATAAATTCTGTATAAGAAACACCATATTCCGTTTCAATATCGACCTCAACATCTTTGCCAAAACGCTTTTCAATATCTTCCTGTACAAGAGGTCTATGTGTTACTACAGCAAATTTATCAGCATCATAACCCTCGGATTCTAAGACGTCTTCTGTTTTATGAGCACCAAATCCAAAATGAGTTTTCTTACCATCATAATCTCCAATGTAATTGAACCCTATAGGATTTAGATTCATATAGAAATTTTCATATTGATCAAGAGTAGTAAAGTTTTCTTTAAGATTTTCGTCTGAAGTAGAAATGCTGTGTGATGCCCAGATAGACGAACCATAAAGTCGCAATTGTTGACTATCATCACCGACACATACACCTCCCCACGATGTTCCACGTGCAATTTGGTACCCATGCGCCCAATAAAAAGATTCGCTATCAGCACCAATGACAACTGCACCAGAACTATGCACTTCTGAGCAATAAAGCCAACCGTCCGCTACAAAATCTGTTGCATACAAATTTCGATAGCATTTGACTCCTTCTGAAACTGACATTAAATAATAGTCCCCATCAATACCAAATTTAAATCCAGTTGAATAAATTTCAACATTATTTGACGTACCTTGTATTCCTATATGTCCGTTTATTATAGAGACAGTATCTCCTTCATCTCCTAAATTTCCAGTTTCGATACTTCCTCTTATGGCGGCATTTTCTGCCCACAAAACTCCATCATACCCAACTCTAAAAGGAGCAGAATTGCTATCTTCAGCACCAGCCCAGAAAGCCTGATTTCCACCAATACCAGATGCATTACTTCCGCTGTTTGTCATCAGATATGTTGACGTAATATCATAGCGACCAATCTTACCATTCGTAGCAGTAATTGTTCCCGTAATATCTGCATCTGTGGCAGTTAATTTACCAGTGTGACTAACCTTAAATACGGCACTATTTCCGTTATCATTGCTTGTTGCACCCGCCCAGAAAGCATAAGCACTTCCGTACTTACCAATACCTGTATATTTACCAGATCCTGTCGTATACATCTTATTGCTAATTATAGTCCATCCCGCAATACTACCATTCGTAGCTGTAATCTTACCACTCAGGTTCGCATTCTTGGCAATCAAATTACCATTTGAATCCCAACTCAAATTAGGACTTGTAAAGCTACCATCACCCAGATTTAAGAATGATCCCTGCGTACCACCAGAAGAGATGTAGTTATGAGATTTAATGGCATCTGTTGCGATTTTATCAGCTGTGATGGAGCCTGCTAAAATTTGATTACCAGTGATAGTATCAGTTTTAATACTTCCACCATCTATAATGGTTTCCTTGTCGAATATGTAAGTACCAGGTTCATTTGAAATAGAATCAACCTCTTCCAACATGATGCAATCTACCCATACATTAAAAGTTTGGGGCGCACTAGAACTGCTTGGTCTACCCCAGATAAGAGGAACTACAGACCAGTATAATCCAGTTGCATTATCTGCGACTTTTATTGCACAAACAGCTCGTTGCCAATCCGTACTTAGATTAACACCAGTAGAACTTCCTGGTAATTTTCTCGGATCAATGTTAGATAGATAAAGTCCATCTGTTTTAGTGTCTGGAGTATCATGCCCCTGAATATCTATCATGAACAGTCCCGTAGTAGAATCTGATTTTACATAACAAGAAAGTATGTATTGTTTACCTGCTTGTATTTTTACACAGCCGTAATTATTTGCAGAACTTCCTAAGTACAATGGTGTTGTACTTGAGTTTAAATTTGCAGTAGTATAACTGATTTTAAGAGATTTATCTCCATCATAAGATACCGAACTATCAATGCCGACAGAAGTTACACCGTTATCTTTTGCGTAGCATATAGCATCTTCTTGTGAGGCAACATTTTCAAAACTAGAGTAATCTAGATTATATAGATTCTTTCTGCCATCTCCTTTAGCAGTATTCATAAAGCTTACAATACCATCAAGATTAATGTTTGCTGATACAAGATTCATTAATCTATCAGTAATTTCGAAATTACTTGAACTTGTACCGCTTTTGACAATCCAACTGAATTTATCAGCGGTCTGATTAGCAATAGTCTCTACATTCACAATCTTTCCGTTAACGTCCTCAGGTGCTGGAGTCCAATCTGTGGGTTTATTGCCTTTTTCAAGCTTAAAATTTCTTACATATAAATCAGATTGATGATTACCGTGGATTGCTAACCACATATGATTTTTAGTCAAACCTGTTGGGGTAGTTATTGTCACAGAAACTCTTTGCCAATCTTTAGTAATACTTACATTGGTATTCTTTTGTACAACACCCGATCCATACCAATTATTATCTGAGATGTGAATACTTACAAACGGAGCATGTGAATCACTCGTTCCTTTTATATCACAGCTAAAAGTTATTGTATCTCCACCATTAATTTCCATTATTGTAAAATTATCAAAAGCAAATGCAATTCCGTTATTTGCATTACCTTCAGTTGGCGTTATGATATGAAATCCATCGTTTGTATATTCTTGTATATTGCAGTTATTACAGATAAAGTAGTTATCACATATAAGCTTTTCCCCAATCATAGAAGAATGTTTCAGTAAATTCCTACCGCCAATCTGCAAATCATCAAAATCATCCTTAGTCGTATAAGTCTCGCCAACTCTAGTCTCAATACCATCGACTTTCTTTTTCCATGTAGCATAATTGCTCACAAACTCATCAATTTTACCAGAGCCACCAACAGTGCTCATAACTTTTTGTACGCTACCGCTAACACCATCAATATCAGTAGTATTCTGGACTAACTGATTTGTAATATGTGACTGTCTTGCAACAGGAGTACCATAGTAACAATTCATGAGTTGACATTCTGAAATGGCAGAAATAGTAGTACCTAATCCAATATATTCACCACCAGATTTTTCATTTAAAACTACCTCAAGACAATTCCAACCTTGGATAAAACTAAGCGTTAATGATTCCCCACTACCAGTATTACATGTATCATCTCCGCCAATTAATTTGCCATTTAAGTACAAATGTGCTCCATCGTCATGCTTAAATGTAATCGCAACACTTTTAGTAGCAGAGAACTTCACAAAAGTAAGAGCGTAGCCAATATAGTTATCTCCGTAAGCCCAGTTTTTCCCAAAATCCGTATCATTAATCAACACACTCTGGCTAGGTGTAAGATTTGTATTCTTAGCAAATACATCCATTGTACTCTTGCCTTGGTATTCACTTGTAAACAAACTCTTAGGATAAATCTCATATCTCCACTTGTTAAGTCCTTCATTCGCTTTGCTAATATCACCTTTGACCAACTTTAAATCTTGCTGATAAGTAGTCTTTTCCACTCTTTGTTCAATGGCTTGCTTGTTGTTATCCACCTTTAAACTTACGTCAGATATCTCTGATTTTGTAGATAAAATCGCTGTTTGAACATCCTCGGGAGCAGGTGTCCAACCAGTAGGAGAAGAACCCTTTTCTACTTGAATATCTTTAATAACACAACCAGTTGGAAGATGATACAAGACTAACCCAGCTGCATCACAAGAAGTATCTACAGTAATTGTTTGGCTAACAATATTCTCGCCTGTAACTAATTTTACACCATATCCACCATAATTTTTAACACCTGTGCTATTTAACGCAGTGCAAAAATACCACAGAGCATTGCCTACCTCAGATGGAGAACTGATTACGAATGAAATTGTATACTTAGTTCCAGTCTGTAACGCAATAGTGTTTGTACCTACTGAACTACCATCGGCTCCAATGTAAACAGTTGAAGTACCAGTCGTTATATATATATATTTATCTTTTTCACAAGCTTGTAACGTAATATTATCTCTAGTAATCCATAAATTCCTACCATCACCAATATCACTCACGTCATAAATCTTAGCAATACTACAAGTATCATAAAAACTACTATCGTTAGCAACCGCTCTGAAAGTAACCATAGTAACAGCATCACTGTATAAACCACTGTCCTTACTAATACTCAACACATTATTACTGATCGTCAGCCCTTTCTGTCCACTCACAACATCAGCGAAGCTAACGCCACCATCAATACTGTACTGCCATTTACCAAAACTGATTTCTCCTTGAATAGTAGGTTTGATTGTGATTGTGTTTGGTGCAAATGTTTTACCGCCATCTGTAGACTTGAAGTATTGAGATGAAGGTGTGATAGAGAGGTTTTTGGCGAGAGTTTCTTCATATGTTGTGCACCATGGAGAAGGTTTGTCACCTTCTTCAACTTTAGGAGAAGAAATATAGAAAATATCTCCAACTGACATATTATCGTTATAGTAGAAAGAAATAGCAGAATCTGAAGAAGTAGAAGTAACATCTTTATTTGCCACACCTGTAACTACATACTGTTGCCATTCAGTAGATAATGTAGGGTTTACATATGTTTTATTATCTAAGAACTCAGCATTAATAACACCAGTGCTTTTAATTGAGCTACATTTGCACCATACAGAAACAGTGTAAGTTTTACCTTGTTTGATGTCACCCTCTTTAATATATTTACCTGTTTGAATAAATTTACCACCAGTACCTTGAACAGTATAAGTGATTTTTTCTGCTTGTCCGCTAGGAGTTGTCTTGTCTTCAATTGATTCTACTGTAGCAGTGTAGGTTCCTGCACCACCAAGAACTTGTTTTGACAAATCACCAGAATATTTTAACAAATTCCAATGGAATCCAGCCCCATCAGCTCCATTATCAATTAAACCATAGCTTGTACAAGTCAGACTATAATTACTTGGAATGGCAGTAATACTTGTAAAGATTAAACAGTCAGAGCCTTTTATAGTGTTCTTAACTCTTAATAATACATTGTCTCCAACTTTCAGTCCTGTTGTAGCGTCTGCGGTACCCCAAGTTCTTGAATATCCAGAAGCAGAGACTGTATCAATCTTATTTTGAGTGTATTTATAACTCGTCCTAATAATCTTTGTACTCGTTCCCTTATCCCCATATACACCAATAACATTAGGTGTGCTAATAGGTTCACTCGTGCCATCACTATATTTTGTCTGATAACAGTTCCATAAATACTTTTTATCAGCAGTGAGTTTTTGAGTTGTAATGTCTGTACTCCAACCAGAAGTAGAAGAAGTTACTCCAGAGGCTTGAGATGCTGCTAAGTAGTATTGAACTGTTTCTGCAACTCCACGCCCTTCGATATCTGATTGAGATGGACTCCAAGGAGTGTCGATATCTCCTTCAACTAGTTTGAGATTTTTGATGATAGAATAACCTACTTTACTTAAAGCATTTCTGTCTAGATATAGAATTTCGTTTGTAGGTGTTGTTTTTAAATCGTTCGTAGTTAAAACTACTGAGATGTGTTGCCACGTTTCATTCCCAATTATATTGTTTACAACGACAGTATTAGTGCAAAAATTACTTACATCTCCTTTACATATAGAGTGACTTATAGCTCCTGATCTGTTTGCTTTAATATCGTAACTTAATGTATATTTTGTAGATGGTTTCAGTTGTTTCAACATCTTAATATCTTTAAATGAAACATAAGACCAATTTGATGTAGATATAGCCTCAGTACAAATTAGTTTTACAGCATCGATATTATCTTCTGTAATAAAATCTTCAACAGAATATTTTCCGCCAGAAGACTCTGTTCCCCAATGTTTTTTACCACAATTTGTTTCACTTAACATATTCCAAGCAAAACTATTCCCATCATTACCCTTAACACCTTGAGGTCCTTGTTTCCCACAACTCCAAGAAAACTGTTTCTTAACAGTCTGCCCATCAAGCGTAATAGGAATCTCAATTACTCCTGCATCGGCACCGATAGTAGTACCAGCACTCACACTAAATGTAACTCTTTTACTGTTTTTACTGACAGTAATCCCACTGCCAGAAGTAATATTTCCAATCGTGTAATCAGTCCGCTCCTGACTACCACGAATAACAATAATGTCTGTATAGTAACTTTGTGCGGAAGTTACTTTTCTATTTGAATCTGTAGCAAATTGCTGTGCTTCGTTTGTTAACATGACTGTAAATGGTTCTGTCATATTAGCAACAGTAATCTCACCATAGCCTAAAGTTTTACCCATTCAAATATTTCCTCCTTAACGATAATTAGGTGTACATTAAAAAAGACAATAATGTACGCCCTGACATTATTGCCTATTCACTATCATCAACAACTTCACAGCCGAAAATCATTTTCCCATTTACAACAGATGAATCTAAGAAAATTGCTTTCCCAGATGCATAATTAGAAGCTGTGTCCAATTCCACCCCTTTTTTATCTCTTCGAGTCCAGTTGTAAGTATATTTTGGAAGATCGTTACCAGTAGCCGCTGACCAAGCTGTTCCATTATATTTCATTAAAGTAACTGTTTTAGCAGAAGCATCTACCTTATAATAAAAATCCCCACTCGCAGGCTTTGTAGGAGCAGAAGTAGAGAATGTTGTAGATTTCAATGTATCAATTTCTTTTCCGTTTCTTGTAACGATTACATATAAAGCGCCTGCACCCTGTCCATTAATCAATTGATCCCCTAAAGAACTCAATACATTAATTGAACATGGGTCACTCTGATCAATAACACTGACATATGCAGAATATGTCTTACTACTATAAACAGCATTACATCTGAACGAAGCAACAGAATCTACCATGCTGGGCGTTACTGTTAAATTCGCAGATGTAGCACTTGCGATATTTTGGTAAGCTCCGCTAACATATTTACTCCATTGATATGTAACACCAGAAGTGACAGTGGTTGTACCATTTGTTAATGTTGTTTGTAGTGAAACTGCGTTCTCGCCATTGATGATATGATTTCCATTAGGTGCGTAAGCTTGAAATAATATAGCATTTACGCCATTTGTAGCTTTCGTATTTTTGCTCCAATTAAATTTATGCGTAGATGTTAATCCTGCTGCAACTATAGAAATAGTAATATCTCCACTCATAGCACTTGCCAAAGAAGCACCAGTAGCAACAGCTAAGATAATTGATCCTTCGGCAGAAGCAGTTGCATCTGTATTGGATTTTACAGTTACTCCACTTGGTAATGTTCCTACAGTAGCTTTACCTGCAATTCTTGTTGTTCCTTTATAACAAGAATATGGAATTGTAATATCTTTAGCTGCACTGGCAGTTCCATTGGGGTTGCAAGGAATTACTTCGCTGTAATTTCCAAGAACTGTATTTACAGCAGAAGTACCGTTTGTACCATTTGTACCATTTTTACCATCAGCAATAATTGTTACGGTCTGAGTATCCAATAATGTAGTTGTACCACCAGAAGCATATAATTCTGTCTTGATCGTTTTAATACCTATACTAGAAGGTGTATAACTAACACTTGCCTGGTCAGAACTTGATGTGTATTTAATTGTATATGTATCTCCATCTGTACTTTCAGAAATCTTAAATCTTCCAGAATAAGCTGTAGCAGCTGTAGTATTTCCAATTCTCTTATAGGCACTGAACTTAGCCTGTGCTGGACTAAGTACATTAGAAGCATTTAGTTTAAGAATATTACTTTCAGCTGTTACCTGATAAATAGTTGCATCACTACCAGATCTGTCTTTATTTAAAGAAAATCTTTTTGTAATATTTGCCTGACCTGATTTAGTACATACAAATTCAACATAGCCAGAATCAACAGTAATTCTTGTAACAGTATATTTTCTTGTGTCTCCATCCCATGTACCTGTGATACCATTACTTGGAGTAGCTTTGATAGTCCAGTTTGCTGAGTCGTCAACTCCACCTTTGTAGATAGTAATTGTAGTATCAGCACCTGTAAGAGATGAACTATATAATCCGCCATTGGCGTTACAAGGCACAGATTGTGTATCATTACTTAATACACAACTATAAACATCCTTACCTGCCGCTCCGTCCCTTAACTTAACAATCTGATGAATATCATAAACATTATCATCATTTGTAAGTAATTTAATAACTGCCACATCATTTACAAACACTGCATCATTGTGATTTACAGTAAGAGTAGTAGTTGTGCCAGCGCTAGGATAAGCAGCGAATGTCCCATCTGATTTTTTATATTGCCATTGTTTTACAGAAGTATTTGTTAACACAGCAGTTAATGTGATAGAAGAAGCAGAAGTAATTGCTCCATCTCCATTGTATTTAAATGTCGTATCTCCAGTAATGCTACAGTCGGATAATTCAGTAGCTTGTTTCACCAGAGTAAAGGACATCTGACATCTTGTTTCTGCTTTAATTTGTGTGTCTGGATCGGTATAAGCGATACTACAAATATAAGTGATCATTTCTGAACTATTCGGTACTAACATACTTTTGCTAACACTTAACACTCCACTAGATACATTTTCTCCTGTGACAATATTTGTAGATGCTGCTGATCCAACCTTTCTCTGCCAAGTAATGCTTAGCCCAGTCTGAGTTAATGACACCTGTTTATTATCAATAAAAATGACTGGCGTAAGTACCAATTTACTTGCTGACCAGTCAGGGTTATATTTTGTAGTTGTATTGGGATCGTATGATACAAAATTTGGTTGGTTCGATGTCACATATGCTTGTATCTGCTTCCCATCTGTTAAGTCTGTAATTGTAATCTCGCCATAGGCAAGTACTTTTCCCATATAATTTTCCTCCTTAATTTAAAGTCGTTGCTAATGTTTCCCCATCAACAACAAAAGAGCAACCAAAAGTCGCTCCATTCATAATATCTTGTCTATTTACAACAACACTTTTCATACCAGAGTGCTGTTCATTCCAATAAGTATCCCCATCTAAATCAGATGATTTTCTGCACCATTCAAAGTGATCTTCTGACCAGTCGTTTGTTACATCTGTACCATTTTTTGTTAATGTGATACTTAACGTAGATGTTCCGTCTGCACCAAGTCTTGCTCCTGTAGAAGAAGTAAGAATGATATTATAACCCATCTCATTCATTTGAGAATCAAAATCATCCAATGTACTATTTACACTGTTCTTAAAAGTTGTGTACTCAACTCCCCACAAACCGCCTTTACCATCATAAATTTGTTCAATATTAATACCGCCTTGTTCGTTCGCCTCAACGATAGGAAAATTTAATTTATCTTTAGAAATGGATTGATCTCCAAGCATATTATTCACGATCAATCCATCAGCAATCGCATCCTTAGTGATACCTTGACTTGTCATAACTGTTGCGCCTTTATTGTCTTTGATGATAATGCTTGGATTCTTGTTCGTATCATAACCGATCTGGATTCCAACATTTCCTTCAGTATCTAAAAACTGCATAGCTGAGCCGTTCATGATAAAGTTGCCGTTCTCAGATAGGATACGCATTGTATCAGAGATTGTAATATCGCCTGCGGCTAAATCACCGATCGTCATTTTGCCTGCGATACCATTGATGATCCATGCGGAGTCAAACTTTGCATTTGCTGAGGATAGGTTGAATACGATACCTGTTTCTGTAGAAGAAGCTCCGATGATTGCAGAGTTAATATTGGCAACGTCTGTATTTAACTTTTTAATATCAGCCGAATTAGCAGCAATATATTCTGAGTTAATATATTTGCTAAACAACTCATTAAACTCAGCCTTATCACCTGTGATGTTCCCGACATGAATTACTTTGTAATTCAGATAATCTCCAAACAGTTTGTTAATTGTTCCTTGATCGCTTAATACATTTTGTACACTACTGTTCACTGCATTCCCAAACAAAGAACTATTTGTCATTCTCTGAAGCATATTAGTCATATACTCAACAGAATCTTTAGAGTCGCCTGTTCCAACAGAAATACTATTTTTTTGCGAAGCAGCAGTATCGTCAAACAGATAAGAGAAATCATCTCTACCTGTTAGACTAGTGATCATATTAGTATATGTAACACTAATTTCCGAACTTTTTGTGCAAGGATTGTATGCAATTGTCAATAATCTTAACTTAACTGCATAATCATCACGTACGCCAACTCGAATAAAGTTACCAACCGTAAACTGATTATGCCAACCTTGTTTATTATCTGAATCTACGTCTGCATATTCATTTAAAGAGAGAATGTTATCGAGAGAAGTCTCAATCTGATATTGTGGTTGAGAAGTTTCAGAGATACGTTTTAATCCATCTTGATATAATTCTTCGCAATGCTCGTAAGATGTTACTGCGTCATCAAGAGAAGTAGTAAAGATATTATTGTTTGTATAATCTCCCATACGAACAATGTTCATGACAGCGGTGTATTCTTTATCTGTCAATCCAAATTGCGGATCATTGAGTTCAGAATGAGTATTCATATCTGTCATTACATCGTCATATGGTTTCTTCTGAGTTTTAAGTTCATCGACCTGTGCGTTTAACTCTTTTAATTTATATAGAAGTGAGCCTTCTGTGTTTTCATCGCCAAGCCAATTTTTGTACTTAATAAAATTCTTATGGAATACATTATAGGTTTTTTCATCCTTTACACCAGCTTTGCTAATCTCTTCATCAGTAAGGTCTTTCCAATCTTTTTGATATGCAGCGAGAATATCCATAATCTGTTTCTTATATTCATCACGCTTACCTTCAAGTTCTTTGATTCCATATAAATCCCAATTTGATTCAAATTCATCATTATAATCAATCTTCTTATCATCGGCTAAATGCAAGTTTTGAATTGCTACCTTAATATTTGGAATAATATAATCTCTTAATTCTTGATATGTATAATATCCTTTATTGCTTTCTTTTAGTAAAGCAAGATATTTTTCATGATCAACTTCGCCAGAAGAAGTAGTCCAAGGTTTATAGACACGATTCTGAATATCATCTGGTTTATCCCATTTGGTATAATTTCCGTTTGAATCTTTCTCATGGTCATCTCTTGTATCTACACTGACTTGGATTGTAGTAAGCATCTGCTCATACATTTTTAGAGTTTTCTCAAGAGTTTCTTGATCCATTGTTTTATATTGAGCAATCTGAATACCATCATTTGGTACACGATAGTAAATTTCATCTATCTTTGCCTGATATTCCGCAGACTTCTTTCCGTTCTCAATATATTTAGCGTGGTTATCAATTTGCCACTTTTGCCATATTTTGATCTTATCAATAGTTTCTTGAGGAAAGTAGTTTGTAGTCAAATAGTAGTCAAGATTATAGATATAACTTCGACCATAATTGACTCTCGTAATATCTAACTCTTCATCGCCTTGAATGGTCAGAGCATTATACATTGTATCTGCCTGTGGAGTCATTTTAAGCATATTAAGTGCGTTACGCCATCCAATGAAGATATTCGTGTCTTTTCCTATGTTTTCTTTGGCATACGCACTTACCGTTCTATTGATTGTATCGAAATAAAATACGCATTTTACAACATTGGCTACAGTTGTGTTAAGGAACGCATAAGCGTTGGTATTATCTGCCTCAAACGAATATTTTTCATTCTTTATTGCAGGATCGATATAACCGACACTCCATCCTGGAACTCTGTCTAATACTAAATGCATGAGCGATAATTCGTGGTTTCTATCGTTGCAGAATGTGATATATTCTTTCGCATAACCCATATCGTCTACATTATTTGTAGCCAACATTTCCATAGAATCGGTTGTACCTTTGTTGAAAGACAAACCTTTCATATCTTTATCTTCAAAGGTTTTTTCATCAGAATATGCTTCACATGCCTTGTATTCATATCTGCCATTATCATTCTGTAAAGTAGGCTCTTGAAGCTGAAAATAGTCTAGCCCTTCAAGATAAATCGTCATGTGGTCTTTTAATTTCTCATAGCCAGCAGATTCAACGTACTCACCATCAATATCTATATATCTGTCTACATTAAATGTAAGATGGTTAAAGTCTTTTAGTTGCTGTTCGTATTCCACACTGTTGATCTGTACTCCATTTAAAGCACAGATAACAGTTCTGTCAGGACGGCATAAATAAATTTTTGAATTGTGTTTAATCATAACAGATCACCGATCCGTTTCTGTGGCACATCAAACTCAATTTTATAAGTACACGCACCTGTAATACTTACAATATTGTATCCATCATGAAGTTTGAGCCATGAAATATTTCCAACATCAGCCCATCCAATATCTTCAAAATTAGTCAGTCCCGTTACTGTTCCGTCTGTTACCATACAATGCTTGCAATCAATACATACTGGCAAAGTAGGTCTACACAACACTGACATAGAGTTTTCATCACGTACTTCGATTGTTACTGTTTGACTTGTTTGAGAAGTGATCGTTACCTTTGGATAAATCTCATATTCCGTATCGTCACTATCTACAAAGATGTTTGTTGAGAATTTATTGCTTGTTGCGACTTCCCCAGAAATCTCATAGTGTTTCCATATAAATGGTGTGTCACAAACGAAACTGCATTGAACTGCATCAAGCTGCCCAAGTTTGCATGTGATCATTTTCCATCCAATATTCTGAAAGATTCCTCTGTAAATGACAGTTTCTTTATCATCTGCAATTCCTGTCAATGGTTTTACAAGAGTAGGAGAAGTCAGCCACTTATTGATTTTTCTCTGCTCTGAATTTGTGAACCCATGTCCGTTTTCTTTTACGAGGTAAAATTCATATGTGCTCTCATCAGAATACATTGCACCATAATGATTTGTCTCCTGACGTAACATTGTTTTTTCACCTTTAACAATCTCTCGTGAAAATCCTGTGATGTCATTTGTCACATCAAACTGTACGACCATCAGTGGCGTATCTAAGATTGTTTTTGTAGATTGTCCATTATATTCAAATGACAACATATATGTATCTCCTTTCTGTATAAATTTTTGCACAAAAAATAACAGGCAGGAGTGCGTATTTCTACGCACTGCTCAACCTGTTTCTTCCTTATTATATAAGGTTTAAACTGGACGTTTGCGACCAAGTGTTTTTGCAACATCACGAGCAACTTGCTGAGAAGTATACTTATATGATTCTTTAATGATTCTTTGTAATTCTTCATCAGATACTCCGTTAGGAATATTAAGATTTCCAATAGCTTCACCAAAGTTAATTGCAATTTCCGTTGTTCCAATTCCATCCATAGTCATTCCGTTCAGTGTATGTCCATTTGCTAAGGCATTTAATACCTTATCTTGTCTTACTTTGTTTGCCAGATTAACAACATCGACAGTAGCAACTTCCTCACCTACTGCGAGAGAAGCGAGACCATCATCTCCGTTCTTATGCACAGATTTAACTAATCCACCTTGTGCATAGCCTGTGACATTGCTATCTGTCAGTCCAAGATCGCTTGGTTTGACACCATAATGTCCCAAGATGGTAGTAATCGTACTATCAATTTTTGCACCCTCTGAACTGATTGTTCCAGATAAAGATGTAAACGTCTCTTCAATCTTATCAACAGAAGAAGATAACTCTTTACAGTATTTCTCATAATCATCATTCAGCTGTGTGCTTAACTTGTCAAGTCCGTCAATCTGAAGATTATAAATATGATCTTTTACTGTATCATCAAGTGCATCTTGTTTCTCTTGGAGTTCTGCTTCAAGACGTGCTTTCTTACTCTTCGATGCTGCATCAGCCACCCCATTAAGTGCATTGATCTGTGATTTTAGTATCTGAATATCCTTGTTAGAGGATTTTAATTGCTTGTCATATGTATAGTAGTCATGAGAAGTTTTTATAGCTTCTTTATAAGCATCTATAGTTTTGTTAATCGCATCTAATTTCTGCTTTGCGTTATTTTTCAGAATAGTTGTTACACTATCTTCGGCAGACTTAATACTCTTAACTGCATCCGCAATATCTTGATCGCTCTTTTGAATTGCGTCAGCCCATTCTGTGTCAGAATATTCATCACGATGCTCAGCCATTTTGGCACGTTCTTGCATTAATTGATTCAATTCTTCTTTTTCAGATTTGACATTAGCAATATTTGTTGCAATGGCAGCAGTACCATAATCTGTCAGATTTCCGTCATCATCAAACATCGCATCTTCATCGATCAGAGAAGATATTGTTGTAAGTGAATTTTGTAAATTCTGAGCCGCTTTAATAGCACGTTCAAAACCACGATAATAAATATCGTCACGCATACTATTTTTAAGTTCTTCGTTAGAAGTTCTTAAGTCATCTGCGCTACCTTTACAAGCGTTGATTTCGTTTTGCATTTGCATCCATTCTTGAGAACCATATTTAATAGAACCATCGTTCAATTTGTTATTCAGGTTCTCTTGCATTTTTGCAGCTTCTTCATCAATAATCTGTGCTTGTCTCTCATTAGCATCCATCTGATTCTGATAATCTGAAGCATCAAGGTCTTGACCTTTTGATTGTTTCAACTTTGCGGCAGAAGAAGCATTGCTACTATTTGTGGCTTCCATATTAGCTTTCGCATCATAATATGCTTTAATATTAGCCTGAGATTGCACAGCAGCATTTGTCTGTTCAGCAGCCCAATCCGCAGCAGCATCATTTGCATTTTTGTTTGCTGTCGCCAAAGCATTTGTAGCATCTGCCTCTTTTTGTTTAGCTTGCGCCAATTTATTAGAAGCGTCTTTTGCTTTTTTGACTTGTTCGTTATATGCTTTAAGCTGTTTTAATAAAGTCTTATCTTTGATTCCTTTTAAAGAAACCTCTTTTCCAGACTTAATTGCGTTTTTCTGAGAGTTAGATAATTTCTTAGCCCGTTTGGTCTTAAGAATACTACTACCCTTGGTCTTAACTGCACTATCAGCTTTATTCTTATTAGCTTGTGCATTGTCACGTTCTTTCTGATATTTAGCTTGGTTCTTACTAGCTTCTCTTACAGCAGTCTGACTATTTTCGTACTGTTTCTTCTTATTTTTGACTTGACTGTCCAACACATCATTCTGATATGTGTAAGCAGGTTGACCTGCATAATTACTTGCAATTGCTTGAGAATCTTGTACATTTTTCAGATATACCTGTGCATCATATAATGCACTGTTAGCATTTGATAGATTTGCACTTGTCTTAGCAGCAGAAGATTTTGCAGACTTTGTACTCTTAACCGCTTTATTATAAGCAGTAGCTTTTTTCTTCGCAGACCCTTTGAGTCCCTTAGTAGAGATTGTCTTACCTGCTTTAATACTCTTGTTAAGAGATGCTTTCTTTTTCTTAGATAATCCAGACTTGCTAACTGCTTTTGTAACAGATTTCGCCTTAGATTTCTGACTCTTTGTCGCTTTTGAAACCTTCTTTTGTGCTGTTTTATTAGCAGAAGAGGCACGACTCTGAGTAGATTTTGCAGAAGAAACATTAGATTGTGCTTCAGACAACCGATCGTTTGACGTTTGAACTAATCGTGCAACACCAGACTCTCCCGTAGATGCAGCAGAAGAACGATTAGATAATGTATCATAGGAGTTTTGTAAGTTTTCAATTGCTTTCTGCGCCTTTTCAGTAGGCATATTCAACCATTGATTGAATAAATCACGCTGAGTGTTCTTTAACTGTTGAGCAGCAGAATTAGCTTGAAGGTACTTCTCATATAAATTCTGATAGGACTCCACAGCAGAACGCATGTTATCATTCTTGATAGTATTGATATTCATACTACCGTTACGCACACGTTCAAAGTATGTCCGTAATCGTTTCTGATTCTTTTTCTTAGAACTGTTCTTTGTCTTAGGAACTGTCTTAATTGCCTTACTTGCAAAAGAACTTGCCTCAGATTTATATTTGCTTGCTGCTTGCTGATTTACAGAAATTTCTTTTCCAGTTGATTTATATTGATTCCAAAGCGCACTTTGCTTAACTTCTGGTTTCACATAATCATTGATCATATTAGCAAATTTTTCTGTAGCAGTTGCAGCTCGATCAATAGCGATTGCAATAAAGTCAAATTGTTTACCCATATTGTCAAGCAATGTGGCAAATTTTGACTTTTTCTTTGTACTCTTATCTGTAGCTTTGCTGTCTTTCTTCTTAGAATCTGTGTTCTTTTTTGTTGCTTCTGTATTCTTTTTAGTGGATTCTGTATGCTTTTTGGTAGAAGAAGAACCAGATGAATGTTTCTCGTATCCGCTTGCAGCACCACCTTGGAACGCACCACTACCAGTAACACGATGTCCAGAAGCGTAAGCCTTACCATGTGCAAATGCAGACATACCACCTTTAATAGAAGCACGACTGTTTGTAGATCCTTTTGAAAGTAAATCTGCTGTCTGCTGATGATTAAAAACTATGTCTCCCCTACGTATATCAGTGAACTCCGCACCGTTATCTCCTGTAGTAAACCATTTGTTGCCACGGACGACTAATTCTGGCGCAACCTCCCCTGTTAAAGATAATCCAGAGAACTTAGCACCTAATGTTCCACTCGCCAATGCACGTCTGCTATTTGTGATTCTTGGTATAGTACCATGAGCAAAAGCAGCAGTACCGTGGGCAACACCACCACCTTTAGATGGTTTGCCACTCTGGCTATAATTTACAGATACATTAACAGATTTATCATGTAAGCCATTGATTGCTGATTTTGCAGCTTCAACGGCTGGTAATCCACTTGTATTGATAGTAACTTTTGGAGTTGGATGCATCTTACCTAATGCATTTAGTTTTCCTTTAATGCTACTAATTTTAGATGAAGCACTATCTTTTACTTTGACAGTAATTTTCTTGTTTTTCAGTTTCTTTAAAGCACTGGCAATCTTTTTAATAACAGAAGACGCATTGCCTTTTGCTTTGATAGAAATGCTCTTAGATTTTAATTTCTTAAGAGACTTAGAAATAGAAGAAATTGTTTTCTTTGCATTTCCTTTAACCTTAATAGAAATGCTTTTGGATTTCATGCTAGATAAAGATTTTTTGATAGAATCAATTGTCTTTTTAGCATTTCCCTTAGCATTTACTGTAACAGTAGTAGTATCTGATTTACTTGAAGTAGTATCAGACTTACTTTGCTTGCTACTTTTACCACTTGAAGCACTTGATTGCTTAGGTGCGGTATATGCCCCTTGTCCTGTTTGATCAATCGCATTACCAAGGTAATTGTTCTTGATCATATTGCTTGTAGATTTCTGAGAAACTTTACCGTTTTTATCAATACCATATTGTGTCTTAATTTGCGTTACATGCTCATCTTCAACACTGTTCACCGCTTTTTGTGCTTCCTCTGCACCTTTCTTAGCACCAGAGGCATCAGCAGTATATGTAGTCTTCTTTTCTTTTGGAACTTTATCTGCTTCAGATTTAGTTTCTTTTGCTTTCTTTTTAGCATCAGAATTATCACCAAGAATCTTTAAAGTTTTTGGATCAAGATAATCTTGAAGCATATCCAATAAATCTTCACGTTTTTGCTCAATCTGTAAACCAATTTTTATCTTTTCTTCACCAGAAGCAGAGTTATATTGCTTAACAAGATTCTGAATTTCATTCTGAATGCCATTGGCTTGTGTTTCAATGTTAACAGGGATTTTAATTCCTTTTGTTAACCCTTCTTTACCAACGTCTTTACCACCAGTAAGCTTGGCTTGAATATCAGCAGAAGCTTCTAACTGTGTCTTAACAGCTTTTTGTTTTGCTTCGGTATCTCCATTTAAATCAGCAGCCTTGTACTGATCTTTAGCTTCTTTGATTTGTGATTGCAGAGAAGAAATATTGACCTCAAAATCAATAACCTTTGTCCATGTATCAGGAATTTCCTTGCCAGCTTCTTTTGCTTGATCAATTTGTTGACGCCAAGCCTCAATACGCTGTCCTTCTTTGTCCCCTGCGGTTCCACCATTTTTCTGCCATGTTTCAGCCCAACCATCAAGTTTGTTTTGAGCTTCTTCATACTGTTTTGTAAGAGAGCTGAAATTGACATCAAATCCATATGTTTTCAGATTATTAAGTAAAGCTTCAAATGGTTCCACGCCCATACCAAATTTCTTGGCAGCAGAAGCAGTAGAATCAATATTGATTTTCCATTTCTGAGTTTTCTTATCAAAGTCAGCCAGAGCTTTACCAGAGTCATTTGTTTTTGTTTTCAGATCATCAAAGAAAGTGTATACACCAGAATTATCTTCTGTGAAATATTTCTTCAGATTATCATAATTCTCTTTAAAGTTCTTTGCATCCGTTTTGCCAGTTGGTGACATCATTCCTGCAAATGTTTTGAACTGATCCGTACCAACTTTACCTTGATCATACTCTTCTTTAGTTTGCTTCATTCCAGAAACAAGAGTATTATAAGCAGAATCATCATCATCTGTACCAAGTGCTGCTTTATATCCTTCTACAGTATAAGAAGCAGAAGCAGCAGAACTATTTAACATTTTCAGACGTTCTTTTAACTGGTCTACAGAACCAGTAAATATATTTGTCTTATCCGTAACAATATCGAATGCATTTGACAAGTCATTTAAGTTCAAAGAATCTGTAAACTTAGAGATATCTTGATTCTTAAATGTATCATTTAGCGTTTCCTGCATTTTTGCGATATCTTTGCCAGTAGAGGATAAGACGTTATCTTTATCATCAAGTTTAATGCCAAGAGTTAAAGCCAATGTATCTTTATCAATACCAGTAGATTTTTGCAACGCAGTAAACTGATCATTTACATTTTGTTGCCATTTATTGGCATTCATTTTCCCATTGGCTTGTGTTTTTTGGAAGTCTTTGATTTGGTCTTGTACGTCTTTATTCTGAGTAAGCTTTTTAGTAAGATTTTCAACAGTCTTTTCTTGTTTATCAAGATAATTTGTGTCTAATATTTTAGATGGATCAATATCCATATTTGAAATAAAATTAGACGCAAATGTTTTTGTTGTTTGATCCAATTTATCATAACCATCAACTGCCTGAGAGATATTAGATAAAGTGTTTTTCCTAAAGCTATCAGAGTATTTCTGTAATTGATCGTAATTTGTCTTTGAGGCTTCCAATAATTTCTTGAGATTCTTTGTGTCATTCTTTCCGATAAATCCTTCAGAATTAAAAGTGTCTGAATTATTAGCAAGCTCTTGAATTTGTTTAGACGTTAATTTACTTACGTCAATCTTATCTTTGCCAAGAATTTTAGCAGCCTGTTTCTGAAAATCTGCATTAGAATACAGAGATTGTCTAACAGACGCTTCGTTTACGGTTAATCCGTCTTTAGCAAGATTTTTTGCAGATCTAAAAGTATATGGTAAAGAACGTTTTAAGTTTGTGCCAAGACTTTCATCAGCGAATGTACTTCCGTATAATGATTTCTGTGCCTTTAATGCCATAGAATCATTCTGGATACTTACATTCTTTTTACTGGCAATATCTTTCTTGCTTTGATCTGCTAATTTTTGATATTTGTCAATCGTATCTTGAATAGCAGTATTGTTATTGATTAAGGCTTCGCCCTCTGAATTATATCCAGTAACAAGATCGCCATTTAGATTCACTAATTCTTTTTTGATTGCTAAATATCTTTCATATTGGCTTGTTGACAATCCGATATTTTCATTCGTATTAGAGTCAACGCCAGAAGATAAAGTATTGAATTCTTCCTGTAATTTCTTAGCCTTCTTAACCTTGTTATTATTTTTATCAATTTTCTTATTGTATTTATCAAGATTTTTCTGACCTGCATTTAATTCATCTTTACGCTGGCTCTGTATATTGGAGTGAATTGCTTTAATTCCTTCAAATGCAGCAAGCACAGCTAGAAGAGGAAGATAGGATTTAAGTGTTGCACCAAGACCAGATAATACGGATTTTATGCTTGATCCTAATGATTTAATGCCAGATTTTGCTTTTTCAACACCGTTTGTTACACCAGTTCTAAATGTTTCTCCAAGTTTAGATGCACTTGAATTTACATTATCAAGGTTGACCTGTCCAAGATCTGAAAGAACTTCTTTGGTAGTTTGAGCCTCTGAAGAAACTTTGGCGAGATCTCCTTGTTTAAATGCTTTTTTAATATCTTTTTTACTTACATCTAAATTGCCACTCTTTCTCGCTTGTTGTACAAGCTTCTTTTTATCTTTATTTGATAAGCCAAATTCATTTAATGTTTCTAAATAATCGTCCAAATTCTTTCCATTAGCGTAACTAAGTAGCTTTTTGTATTGCTCTGGACTATTCTTCTTAACAGATTTTAAAGTTTCACCATTGGCAAACAAATCCTTAAGTTCTTTTATATTTTTAAGTTCATCGCCTAAATTTTTAAATGACAAAAGTGTGCGATATTTATAATATAAGTTGCGTTCTTATATATAATTGTTATATAATTAAAAATATGTAAGAAAGGATTTGCTGCCATGATTTATAAATGTAAAAAATGTAAATATACAACAGAAGATTTAAGCAGACAAGTTTGCCCTTTATGCGGTAATAAGATTGTGCAAAAAACAGAAGAATCTACTGATGGTTTCTGTAATGTTTATGGGGTCAAAATTAATTTAAAAAACGAACTGCAAACTGTTTTACAACAGTACGAACAAGATGATACTTGGTTTGATTATGACAATATTATCAAACATAAAATTAAAAATGAGTGTAAGGCGTCAAAGAAAAAAGATAGATGGTCTATAAAACAATATTGCAAAAAATATCATACAATTCCTAGTACAATTCCGATTGAATTTTATAAAAAATATGATAAAAAGAAGAAAGAAGAAAAAGAAATTCAGCAAAGAATTGAATTAAGAAAATCTCAACAATTACATTGCCCTAATTGCCAAAGCACCAACATTAAAAGAATTAGTGCAACTTCACGAGTGATTGGTAGTATGATGCTAGGAATATTGAGTTCAAACATTGGTAAAACATACCAATGTAATAAATGCAAATATAAATGGTAGGAGTACGCAAATGAATTTAAACAAAGGACATGCCCTGATTGCTGTTCTATCAATTTGTTTATCATTTAGTGTTGGAACTAATATCAAAACTAGCGAAGAACATAAAAAAATAAGGTCAAAATACGAAGATGTAAAAGGTTCTTATGATGATATTTATTCACGTTATTATGATCTTTCCAAAGAGAATGATAAAATACAAGAAGATTTGAGTCGTTCCAGTGGAGAATATAATGATCTATGGTATAAATATACGACACTAATTGACAAATACGATAAGTTAAAAGCAAAATATAAAAAGGTAGCAAAACCGAAAAAATCTACATCAAAGAAATCATCTAGCTCAAACAATACCAGTTCATCATCAAATAATTCGTCTTCTTCAGACTCCGATAATTCTTCATCCGCAAGTTATACAGTCTACATAACAGATTACGGTAATAAATATCATGCTTCTGGTTGCAAATATTTAAAGAAAAGTTCAATAGCAATTTCTAAATCGGAAGCAATACAGAAAGGATATTCTGCATGTTCGGAATGTAATCCGTAATGCAAGAAATATTTACAAGTGTAATAATTGCAAGTATAAATGGTAGAAGAGAAGTATAACAATAAGAGAGAATGTTGTAATCTACATTCTCTCTTTAATTTACTTATTCACTTTTCTCACTAATCCATTTAATAGCGTATTCTTCTAATGACTTATAGTCCAAACATCTCTGCGCCAATTTTGAATCTGGAAATTTATATTTCTTTTCGTATAAAGAAGTGGCAGCATCAGCTAAGTTTAAAGTATTTATCATTTTCATTTCGCTGTTTAACAAATTGATATATTTACTTTTTTCTTCATCAGACTTGAATGTTCTATATGTATCAATATCTTTCTTAACAAATGATGTTACTTCATTCTTTGGTATAGGGAACATATAGTTTAAATTTACGACTGCAATCAACCTTGATGAATTCTTAGGATCATAAATTTTAAAGAAATCTGGTTGCTTTCTCATACGCAAATGTCGTTTCTGTGCATGAGATACTTGAGTAATATAATAATAATCGTCAGTTTCAAACAGAATACCAAAGAATGGTTTGTACTTATCTGTACCATAATCAGTCATTGGTATACGATGTTCAAATTCTCTCAAAAAATCTAAATACTTTTCATTAACATTTATCCACTTCATTTGTAAAATCTCCATAACTATAAAAAGGAACAAGCGTTTACTTGCTCCTTTTATTAATACGATTTTGGTAGGCTTCGTAACCTCTATTAATACGATTTTGGTAGGCTTCGTAACCTCTATTAATACGATTTTGGTAGGCTTCGTAACCTCATATAGAAAACACTTCGTTTTCTTACTTATATTATAACAAATAGTACGATAAAAACAATATTGATTTTAATAGTAATATATGATATAATAATAATTTATGTTAATTGACGCAAGAAATAGCTACAGATGTAAGAATTGTGGATATAAGTGGTAGGGTAGAAGTATATAGTAGAAGAGAGGACTAAATGTCCTCTCTCATTAAGATATTGTCTTATCAATTGAAGTAGAAGAAATTTAATCAGAAGAATTTATATTATCCGCAAGATTGCTTAAATTATTTTCTTCTGGCTCACTATTGAATATTTCAATCATGTCAACATCACTATATCGAATAACAATTTTGGCGTAAGGATTTCCATCATATGAAATAAATGCATCCTCATCGTTTCCAATCTTGTATTGAGAATATGCTCTCAAAACAATCTGTTGATCATTGTTAATTCTGTCTCCAAGATAATCCATATCTCCAATAATATAAAAGTCTTTATCTTTTAATGTAATCTTACATTTGCTACCACCCTTAAAATCAATTACATCATAAAAGATATCATCATTTAATGTCATATTAAAATATTGTTCCATAAACTCCGTAAATGATTGTTTTGTAATCAAATATAAAACCACAAACCCTAGCACGAGTGCTAAACAGATTGACAAAATTGAATTTGCATATATTTGGTTAATACTCTGTAGTAAGCTTAATTTTACTCGAATTAGTGTTGAAATGCATAAAAGCACATAGCTAATTACACACCCAGATACATTCAAAGCCCATGTCGATAATTTCTTTGAAAATCCAGTCTTAACTATGTAAATAAATATGATGCCAGGTACATAATATTGTAGTAAATTTGGAATATTGTTTATAATTTCTGTTAATTCTTTAATTTTTATCACTTCCCTTGATTGTTATTTTTATTCTGTTGTTTAACTTTATTTCCTTTTTGAATATATTTAATAGAAGTGTTGGAAGTTCCTGTAATTACTTTACTATTAAATTCAAAAATCTTTGCTTCTTGCTGTTTCTTGTTCCCTTTATTTTCTGCCATAATTATACTCTCCTTTGTATATGTGAATTAATAGTTATAACCCATTATACAACACATTTCTACAAAATGGAAGAATATTCCATGAGTATGATTGTCATTTTATGCGATATAGTTTATAATGTTAATATTATAGAAAAAGGAGTATAAATATGAAAAACAATGGAAGTAACAAAGTATTGATATGGATCTTGGCGATTTGCTTTGCAGCTAGTTTGTGTGGAAATGTTGGACTATCAAATAGTAAAGACAGATTAACAACACAATATAACGAGTTGTATACTAAATACCAAGATTTGAAAACAAAGTATAAAGATTTATCATCTGAAAATGATGCGAATGTGTCACTGTATAATGACAAAAGTGATGAGTATGATTCTCTTCAAGAAGACTATGACGATCTTCAAGACAAATACGACTCCCTCAAAGAGAAGTATAAGAAGAAAACCGCCAAACCTAAAGCGGTATCTGCCAAGGCAAAATCTTCAAGTTCATCATCTAGCAGTTCATCAAACTCATCATCAGACGACGACTCATCAACGTCTGCCGATGTGATTGTACATATTACTGATTATGGAAGCAAGTATCATGCAGCAGGATGTAAATATTTAAAGAAAAGTGATATTACAATATCTAAGTCAGAAGCAGAGCAGAGAGGATTAAGTCCTTGTTCTGTATGTAATCCTTAGTGTATTGATAAAACATGTACATATGCAATAATTGCAAGTACAAGTGGTAAGAAAGAGAGGACTATCAATCCTCTCTCTTTAACACGGTTACAATATCTTCAAAGCCGTTATTATATACTTCAAGATAATCAATATCACTAATCTTCAAAACGATATTCGCATTTTCCTTCCCTTCAGCTTTTGCATAAGTAGCCAGCACACTACCGTTTTGCGAAAATTTTGTGAAAGCATTTAACACAATATATTGTTTGTCTTTTCCTTCATCTGTTAACCGTAAGTTGCCCATAAAGAAATAATCTTTATCTTTTAGACGAGCAATTACACAGCTACCATTCGTGTAATCAAACACATCATCAAGAACATTGTTGTTCGTTGTGATATGAAATTGATCAGCGATCCAGTTCTTAACATTGTCATTAGATAGCACAAGAGATAATAATAATGCTACTATAATACATAAAATAATAGAAATCCCATTATTGATCCAAGATGTATCTTTTAAATGTTTCAAGATATTTAATCGTAATAATGCGATTGTTGCTAACGACACATAACTAATAATGCAGCTTCCAACATTAAATGCAAATCCTGAAAGTTTCTTAGAAATTGTTAGCTGAAATATAAATAAGAAACATGCACCTGGTATGTAATATTGTAATATATTTGGCACAGCTTCAATTATTAAACTAAGTTCTTTGATAAATTATCACTCCTTTGACTTATTGTTATTCTGAGTTTGTTGGTGTTGAATAATTTTATCCAACATTCGTTCTTGGTTTGTCATACTATTTATCTGTTGACTATTTGTTTCAATAATATGTACATTTCCGTCTTTGTCTGTTACTTGTCTACTCATAATTATACTCTCCTTTGTATATATAAATTAATAGTTATAATTTATTATACAACAAATTTCTAAATTAAAAAAGAGTATAACAAAAGAGAGGTAACCGTTGAGTTATCTCTCTTAATTCTATTTATGCAACAAATCAGCTTATTACAACAAATTATTGACAAAATAATATCTCTGTATTAATATAAAAATATCCCATATAACTTATTTATCGTCAAGTTATACGGTTAAGTTTACAAGAAATGCAACGAGTTATCTTCCAAGTTCGTCATTGCATTTCCAAAGGATTTGCAGTCTATTGGTTACCATAAGTGATTTCCAATAGACTGTTTTTTTGTTATGGATATTTATTCCATTGTATGATATAATTTTGTTGCTGAATGATCATGCTTTATGATTTGCACGTCATTCAGTGCCTTACGGCAGATGCGGAACGGAGGTGACAAATGTTCCAAAGTGTCATTCACTTATTACAGAATATTGACTGGCAGAGTGTTTCTAAAACATTCAATATTGCAAGTTTGATTATTCAGTTATTGCTTGCAATATTTAGATAAGACTTGAATCAACAATGCAAACAGTATTTTAATGTGTAAAAATATCGTATTATCTATCTACCACAAAAGATAACCGTTTAAGTAAAAAGTATCATTGTATGATTGGGCTACATATTAAAAATACTTGCATTTTATTAGAAAATATTCTATAATACAAGTGTAATAAGAAATGATACAAAAAGCATTTGTACCAACAAACAGTAATTAAGGGTGGTAGCTTAATTACAAAACATCAATAGAAGTGATACAAAAGGGCATCCGTGTGGGTGCCTTTTTGTATTGTATTAATATATTAAGCTATTCCACAATATTTATACCAAGTTAAAAATAACTTTGGCTCATATATACTAATAGAAGTACAATTCGCCAAATTACCAATCTTCAAAAAACCTTATAAAATAAGGACTTTTTGATGGTCATTTTTACATAAAATTTGAATTTTAAGTTCCCTGCTTAGAGATACAATATCTCTGTACGCAAACGATGATAGCAGGTAAAACATCGACATTAATTTACACTTTTGGGCTATACATTACCAGACAATGATCATAAGGTCGTCATTATCTGTCAGGATCGGTAGTCTCTGAACATCCATTCTTATTAAAATATCTTAGCTACTGTGCCTTATCCCGAAGCACGTTTCTTATGCGGTAGTTTACCGATACTTTCCTATATGGTAAGAATGTGTGCGGCTGATTAGATACAATCGTATAATACAATATGAATATCAAATTCTTAAACTATTCCGTCTATTGTTGCCAATTCCGTTTCAGTTTTGATATCCTTTTTCGTTCCAGCAATTACTCCTGATACGTGTATTTTAAAACCCCGTATCCTATATATTTGTTCGAAACACCATTTCTGTTTCTTCCTTATATATAGTAGGCTCACTGTCACCCTAATGATTTTGAGATAGGGTCAACCTAGGTTTTTAAAAAGTTTAATGCCAGCAAAGCCAGCGGCAGCAGTTTGCAATAATCCAAAACTACTTACTAATTTATTAACTACATTAAGAACATTTGATAGTAAAGTAATTCCTCCACCAAGAAGGTTTTTATCAGCAAATGTTGTTGAAATAGATTGGAATGAGTTTTTAAGATCTTCTGTTCGTCCTTCCAAACTATTCTCATAAACTTTGTACTTTTTGTCTGTAGATCCAGCAGAATTTTCGGATACTTTCTCGTATTCTTGAGCTTTCTTATAGTTGCCCATTAGGACTAGAAATTGTTCCATATGATTCGTACCAGCCATCGCTTTTGCAATTGCTCTTTGAGATACATCACTGTAGCTAGTCCATTTTCCAGCGACTTCATCAAGCACATCACCGAAATTTCTGAATTTATCTTGTTTGTCTCTTAGGTTAATTCCTTCACCTTTTAAGACTGTTTCTACATCACTCCATGCTGTTACTTTGTCCTGTAGAATGAGACAATATGACTTCTATATAATAAGAATAAACTCATTACATAGAAGCGGTTGCGGTACTTCCAAAAGTGTCTTTACACTTGACCGCAACTCCACTTCTTAAGGAATTATGGGAAATATAGAAGTGTGTTCAGACTGTCGCATAGTCATCGAAATGACCTTCTTTCGCTCAGTCGTTCAAGGCGGATATAGATATATCCTTCCTCCTTATTGACCGTTCCCTCGGCTTCCAAGCACATATGAATATTATTCATATGATCATAAGAAAGAATTGCCACAGTGGTTTATGTATTATGCCACTGCGCCCCAAATGTCTAGGTCTTCGCCATTATTTTGATAATCTTTAAGTCGTGCTAGTTTGATATTTCCCATACGGGAGAAAATGGCGTTCAAACCAGTTCCGACTGAACTCATACCTTCCTGAGTTGTTTCACCGATAGTTGCTAAATAACCGAGCAATTTGTCCATGCTGACCAAGCTGTTACTTTCACGTTTGCTCTACGCTACAGACCACATCAAAGGTACGATGTGGCGGAGGCGGTTCTTCTTAAAGTAGTCTGTTTACTACTGACCGCCTCTCTACATATTTCTATATAGTTCAGACTGTATATTTACCTCCTAAGAGAGTAGCTACCCGAACAGTCGTTACAATACTGATAAATTTTCATCATATTTAATTTCATAGTTTTTTATAATAAATAAATTATTATCAATATCAAAAACAACCCAATTATTATCTGTAGTTGATAATAATTGGGTTGCTAATTGTTTAATATGCAATAATTTTTTATCATCTGGAAGTTTCTTTCCTTTATGTATTATTTTAAACATTTTTAAACCAGAAGCTTTTAGTGTTTGATACCTAATAATTTCTTTTCGGTCAAATTCTTCTTGCGTTAAACGCCCTAAGATTACATTTAAATTATGACCAGATCCATCATATTCACAATAAATATTATTCTCCAATAAAATATCTAAGAAATAGTATTTAGTTGGAAAATTTAAGATTCCGTGATATAAATTACATAAATGAATTTGATTTTTACTTGCAGGAATATCTCCCACTTTGTGAGAAGAAACAAAAGTTGATTTAATTTTATTTTTTATGCTTTCTGACTTTGACGCAGGATAAACGCCATATAATTCAATAGATGTCTGCCTTGTCTTTTTTAATGCACTTTCCATATACTTTTTAGATTGCATAATGTTTTCAACACCATATTTATTTAATACAGTTTGAATTTGCTTTTGTTTAATCTTTTCATTTTGCAAAGGATGAAGAACTCCATATTTTTGCATATTTGTATTTTGGATTTTTTGTTTAACCTTTTCTGATTGTAGTGGAGTCTTCGCCCCATATCTCATCAAACAAGTATTTTCTGTTTTATTTCGTATTTGTTCTGATTTTTGATGGTTATCAACGCCATATTTTTCTATACAAATTTCTCTGATTTTTTGCTTAATTTCTGAATTTTGAAATACATTATTAACGCCATATTTCTTTTTTACAGTCTTAGTTTGATTTTGCTGTACTTCTTTATTTTGCATAACATTTTCAACGCCATATTTCTTAAGACAAGTTTCTTTATATCGTTCTTTGCCTTCTTGCGTCCCCATATAAGAAGAGACGCCATATTTAATAATATTTCCTTCTTTTGCTTTTAAAGAAGCACAAGACTTACATGCATGTTTATTTACTAGCCCACGATCTAAGTCCTGTCTTTTAGCATAAAAATGTTTTCCACAATAATCACATTTTACTTCAACTTTTTGCATACTACCTTTCGGGATGTCTAATTGTGAGACAAGAATTTTTGTTCTATACCCACATTTATATCCTAAATTTTGATAGTATTTTATGGCTTTTCCACATGTCATTATTTCAATTTGTTTATCAATAATCATAACTATCACCGTCTTTCTTTATAGTTATGAAATTTATCAGTTATCTCGGTCTTGTCTTTTAGGCTACGATAGCCCAGTCAGGTTTTAACCGATTTGGGTAATAACTACTACTTATAAAAGTAGCCCATATGTCACCATATGGTCGGGCATCTATTTTACCCGCTAAATTTGCATTCGTCGCAACTTCGGACATGCCTTCTGCTAAACCTCCAACATCAGTAGCAGAAGCCATATCTACAGAACTTAATTTATCTACGATTTTTAAGGTATCTTCGGCACTTGTAACACCATAACCTTTTCTCGCAGAAGTTAAATACTTTGTAGCATCTTCAGATGATAGTCCGCCAACCTTACTCAGTTTAATAGAACTTTCAGCAAGTTTATTAGACTTTTCAACACTTTGTCCCTGTTTCATCCACTCAGTAGAAGAAGCAGCAACATCTGTACCAGTAGCTTTTAATTGATGTCCCATATCTGAGTATGTTTTCATCAATTCTTTTGCTTTGTCGTTAGACACACCAGTAGCCATCTGTAAATTCGTCATGGCACTATCTACATCATATGTATTTTGCACCATTTCTTGCGCTTTGTTCATACCAGCCTGCAAGACACCATATGTTCCTACAAACTGAGAAATCTGACTAAATCCACGCTTAACTTCTGAAAACATTGAATTTCCAGTAAGTCCTTTCGCAGAAATTTCAGACTGCATTTGTTTAAACTGTTGGTTGATGCTTTGAGCTTCGCCTTTAGTTGTGGCATTCTCGGATTGTTTCGCAAGATTCTCTAATGCAGCTCCATATTCCTTAGCAGCTTTTGTATTGTTCTCTAAATAAGTTCTGATCTTATTTGCTTGGATACTACCTTCACCAGGATTAAGTGCTTTTGTTTGAGTTGAATTGAGAATCTTCATCGCATTATTTAGTTTTTCATATGATTGAATTACTTTCTCATTCTGCTGAATGATTGCATCTTGATTTGCAGTAGTTGGTTTTGCCTGATACTGAGTATGTAACTTTTGTAAATCTTGTACATTCTTTTCATATTCCTTAAAAGATTTACTTGCATTTTTATATTCTTGAGTACCTGCGTAATAGCTATTTAATTTATTCTGCTGTGCGGCTAAATTAGCATCATACGATTTATTTCCAAGATTCCTAGAAACATTTTCTACGTAAGAGTCTTTTTTCTCTTGTTCCTTGAGTGCTTGATTAAACCAGTTACTATATTGTTTTTCTTGTTCTTTGTGTTGTTTTTCAACTTGTTTTTGAACATCGCTCTGAAGAACTTTATTAGGAGAAGCATTTAATAAAGATAAACTACTTGCGGTGTTTTTATCATATTGTTCAAGTTTGGCGTGTGCCTCAATTAACAGATCACGATTCTCAGCGCTTCGATTCTTCTGAAAGTTGCCATACATTCTGTTTAGTTCTTTTCGCTGTTTATCGTAATCAATGACGTTCATTCCAAACTCATTGTATTCTTTGCTGTTATTGTCAACATACCCAGAAAATTGTTTTTGATATTTGCTTGATTTTGATGCAAATTTCTTGGCTTGAATGTCGGATTCAATTTTGGCAGCTTTTTCGTTTAAAGCTTTTTGCTTTGCTTGAAATTTAGCGTTGTTTTTCTCTTGTTCCTTGAGTGCTTGATCCTGCGCTTTTTCTTGTATTTTTGAAACATTTTTTGCATATTTTTTAGCGTCTTTATCTGAAATACCTTCATTTTTTGCAATGTCAGTAATTACAGATGCCATTTCCTCGGCTTGTTTCTTCTGACGACTGATAAGCCCCTTATCAATATTAGTTTCACCACTAGAATAAAACGTCCCAGAAGCATGTTTCATCTGTTTTTGAATTGCAGATTTACTATATTGTACATATGATTTTGCTTGAGCATTTGCCTGTCTTTTAATTTGGTTATTAAGTGTTGTATTTGTTGATCCGCTTGTCCCGACAGTAGGATTAATATGAACATCCCTGTCTTTTACAAGATCAGCCAATTGAGATTCAACATCACCTTTATTAAGTATTGCTTTAATGACGGCTTGAAAATCCATTTACTCACCTCTTTCATAATTTTGTGCATAACAAAAAAGAGCCTAAAAAATAGACTCTTTACGTTTCAGTATATAATTAGCAGACGGTCAGGGAATCGAACCCCGATCTCTGGTTTTGGAGACCAGTATAATTCCATTATACCAACCGCCCGTGAGAGCAATGATCAATTACTTGTTACTTGTTGTTTAACTAATTGCTGTCAAACATGGCTTAAGTACCCATGTACCAGTAGGGAAGTCATAAAGATGTGATAAAACATATTCATGTGCTTCGATAACTGAACCAACATTTACCTCTGTATGTATAACTATTCCTCCGCCATACATACTCCATTCAGCACAAATAAGTGTATAGTAATTTTTTCTATTCTCTATCATCATAACATCATCTCCTACTATATAAGTGGTGTTACGTCATAGATTTTGTTGTGTAATTGATCATTGCGAGTTTGAGTATATCATAGTAATATATTGTATGTATACAGGTATATTTTTCCAATACTATAAATCAGACAAAGAACCTTGTTTTCCTTCTTTAATACCGTCTTTTGTAAAGTATTTTCCGAAGTCATCTTCTGCGGATGAATCGTTGTAAATACCAACCAATTCCGTAGAAGACCATCCAAAGAATTCTTTGATAACATCAATCGGAATATTCTTCTTTGCGAAAGCAGTACAAGTATAATGTCTCATACAATGGTAGTAGAAGTCTACGTCCAACATCTTTGAAAATTCAGCTGTCCATTTGTCAAGATTGGATCTACGATGCCAACCATTTTTATCTTTCGTTACAAAGATATCATCAATGTCAACGCCAAGTTCTTTACGTTGTTTGTCCCATAAATCAATGTATTTTTTAACATCAACAAGGATAAATTTGTTTAACTGCTTACCTAATTTACCACGACCCTTGGTGCGAATCTTTGGCGTTTTATATAAAGCACCATCAAATTCAAGAGCATCTTCAGTAAAATAAGACATCTTCATCTGAATGATTTCAGATTTTCTCATTCCAGAATAAGCAGCAATAGCGATAGCACACGCTTTTTCATATTTCTCTTGTTCGACAAGAGTTTTTAATAAGTCATCAACTTTTTCATCTGGCAGAATCGTTTTCTCACGCACTGCCTCATTTGCAGGATTCTCAATCTTATTTACAATTTTTCTGAATCCTTCAAATTCTTCTTCCTCGTCTAACATATTTTCGATATAATCAGATAAAGAAGAAAGACATGATTTAACACGTCTTGTTCGTTTAGGACTCCATCCCCATACATTAATTGCATGATTTTGAAACTTAGCAATATCACGTTTGGTTAATTTTGCGAAATCCTTATTTTTATTATGTTCCAGATTCCAACACCAGAAAATATCTAAGTCATTGCGATAACCTTTGATTGTACTCTGCGCACGATCAACAGAAGCAAGGTAATCTAACCACTCATTGCCTAAATCTTTGTTATCTTTATTGACCAATGCTAGTTTTTCTGGAGATGTAATCTTGTTATATACCGTAAATCTAGCCAACGGTAAACCTCCTATGTGTAAAATAAATACAACCACAATATATAGTTGTATTCGTAAAAAATAAATCATATATATTGTGGTTGATAAGCATATAAAATCTTGGTTTTATTTTGTAAAATTTACATCAGATTTGATGTGAAAAGAAATTATTGTTTAAATCTTTTTGCAAATGCCTGTTCAGCATATTGTTGAGCTTTTTGCTCTGTACGTTGCCAGAATCCAGAAGTTAATACAATACCAGATCCCCCAGATTCCGCTTCTGAAAAGACGTGAGGAGTAGAATAAGTTCCAGTGTTATAATTGTATCCCTGATCAAGATACACGGTGGCACTAACAGAATCTCCGCCACCAACAACGCCAGTTGTTCTTGCAGAGTTTTTCATCTGATATGTTCTTACATATCCACCTTGCTCTGGCGGTATTGGCTCTCCACCTGCATAAGAAGCAGTAAGCTCTTGGTTAGCAGTTAAGAATGTCTTACTCTCAGCTTCACTTACAGCATCACGCATTTCATTCTGGATTTGTCTCCATAACCCAGCCATTGCGCCCATGTTCCCCATGAGATCACCTTACTTTCTGTCAATAGAAACTACATTATTATTGACTGCATCAGCGGCACCCTGTTTAATTGCTTCAAGTGCATCAATTCTATTTTTCTGGAAATCATCAGATTCAACAACAGCTTTTGTAATGTCTTCGGCAGTAAAGTCAAAACCATGTTCTGCAAAATACTGCATCATCTTCTGAGTTACCTCTGGATCAGCCTTTGCAAACACTTCGTTGATATATTCAAGAGCAGGTGCTAAAGCCACGACAGATTCTACTAAATCGTCAACACCTTCAACCTTGAAATTCACATCTTTGCCGTCAAGTTTAATATCAACTGCACTTGCAATTAACTGCTGTTTAATGTAATCGCATTTCTCATCAATTGCAGTTAACATATCTTGAAACTGCACTTTATTAATATCATTTTCGTCAACAAATGCGTCAACATCAATATCTGATGCAAGTTCGTATAATTCATCAATGTCAATGCTTTCTAAATCCACACTTCCATAGAATTTGATAATATTCATCTTGATTCCCATAAGTTTACTCAGTGGATCGTAGTCCATACTGGATACTCCATTCTCATCCTGAGTTACTGGGAAAGCAGAAGCGACAACCGCCTCAACGAAATCATTTGCCTCAAATCTATTTAAAGACCCATCTTCATAATGTCTTGTTTCAAAAGCGATTTTACCCATAAAATTATCTCTCCATTTCTCTATTTAACTTCTCAATCAATTGAGATACATGATATCTGTAATTGACTTTCAATTTTCGACTATTAACAATGATTGGATTGAATTTTTTTAAATCCTTTTCGTTGAATGATTTCTTATCCATAGAAGCAATCATTCTGTCAAAATCATTGATGTGTTGAAAATATGTAGTTTCCATGTTGTCTTTCTTTCTAAAATTAAATAAAAACCCTGCGATCATATTTTTGTAACCAACAAATTCTCTTAAACCTTTAATCTGATGATAATGAATCACGCCTTTTTCTTCTTTGGTACGTTCAAAAGAAATAGAAGAAGTACCAACACTTTTCAATTCCAATGCGTACATATAAGGAGAAGAGAATAAGAAACAATCGCAAGGATTCTTACTTGAAAATCTTAAATTACTACAACCACCAAAAGATTGCGCCTGATCTTTTAAACGATAGTAGAATATGTCTGAAGGAATACTGGCTTTCCAATTTTCTTCAAATCTCTTACCAACATTCTTTGCCAACCTATTCACCTACCTGATATTTATCGTTAATATATTTTCTATAATCAACATATAGCCTGTATGTATCTTTTTTTGGATACCAGAACGCCATAATATCTGCACGTTCAGACGGATAGACCAGAAGTGGTTGTACGCCATGTTCCACATAGAACTTAACCTGTGCTAAACTTGTAACAGGAATGAGTTTTGTATCTTTATAGGATTCCTGCAACTGCTCAGGCGTTGTAATTTCTGAATTCAATAAATACACCCTTTCTTTTAAAATCGTAAAAAATAGGGAAGAAAACAAAAAATCATATAATCCAATTTGTGAACCATATTAAAGTTTTGTTCTCTTCCCTATCTTCTAACTAAAATGTAAAACTATAATATGATTACTGCAATATTTTTTCATGTTCAATATTCCAAGTTAATACACTACTGATTAGTATAAACTAACCAGTAGTGATAAATAATGTCCTTAAATTAAGCTAAAGACTTGATCTGATAAATATCTACAAATTCATCATCTGCATCTGTCATCAGGTCAAATGTGATCTTCAGTGTAATAGGATCTCCCTCAGCTGCGAAAGCTAATTCGATATTTCTCTGAGGAGTAGCTTTGTAGCAAGTGATATGTAATGGTGTTACAACTCCCTGCTCAGATTTCTGATTGATTTCTGCGTCAACTCTGAAATCAGCTAATTCCTGATTATCGTTAATCTTAACTAACTGAAGTGTAGAGTCGTTTACGATATAAGATACATCGTATTTCTTACCAACAGCAATTTCGCTATCTGTTGTAGCTGTAAATACTTTTTCTGCTACGCTTCCTTCAATCTGTGTTCCACCAACGTCACCTTTTCCGTAAACGAATAATGTTCCGTCTTTTGGCTGATCTGGTAATGTAAGTTTTCCTGCTTCTGTAGCAGTGATCGTCTTCATTTCTGCACGATCTCCACCTTCTGTAATTGTACCGTTACCAAAGATAGAGAATAACTCAAATGGATATACCTGGATTTCTGATCCAAGTGTTCCTTCCATTGGGTTAGCAAATGTTACAGCATCTCTACCTCTCTTTTTAGCTTTTACAGAATCTGCTGTAATATTTAATGTTACTGTATTTGCATAATCAACTCTTAAAGCCTTTTTGTTTGTAGCTAAGTTAGTTAACTCAAATACACCGCAGTCACGGCTTGCATATTTCTTACTAGCTGCCATTTTGTCACATCCTTTCATTAGAATTTTTAAATTTTAGTATTAAAAAAAGACCCATAAAGATAGGTCTTATTTTTCTTCTTTAAGATTTTTCAAATATGAATCTTCTTTAAAGTCACTACCTTCAGTTCCCCAGACACTGGCATTGAGAGCCATAATTTGATAATTTCTATCAATTAATATTCTTTGAAAATTATCATATAGTTGAGGAATTGTTAATTGCCCTACGTTAGTAAAATTAATACTTGGGTGGTACGCACATACAACAGAGATAATATTACCGATATCATATTTAGGATCTTGTTTATCTAAGTTTTTCCCACGAGTACGTTTGGCTTTTGCCTTATCACGTCTACGCTGCATTTGGATAACAACAGGATCTTTTTGTTTTGATAATTCTTCAGACACTGTGCGTTCATTGTTGATATTTGAAATTTGCATCAGAATATGTAATACATCATCAAAGATTTCTCGATCAATAACCCCGACAACCTGTGATTCGATTTCTCCAGTTTCTTCGTCCTCATGTGTTTTTAAGATCTCAAATCTTTTTTCTCTTAATCTATACACAACATCTTCGACAAAATAAAAACAAAATGCTCTCACATAAATCCGTATAACATCTGTGTTTTCTGATACCAAATCAAATAATTTAACATCTGTTCGTTCTTCATAAGGTAATGCCAAAAAAGCATCATATTTATCTGGCAGGAGAGCAGAGTAGTAGCTATCTACTGTCAATGTCATATAACTAGCATATTGCATCCATAGCCCTTCACCAATTCTCCTACGATCACTAATTTTAGGTGGCTGAATATGCCCGATTCCAACAGGTATTGGTTCGCTTGACAGTAGCTGTGAATAAGTAAGTTTTACGTCACTCACTTACAAAGCAACTCCATATTTATATCATCAATCCGATACACCATTGTCCTGCCATAAAAGTTAGTGTTCGGCTTAAAAGACTGTAATTGGCTTGTACGAGTATCTAATCTCATAGCTCCGATACCAAATGAGTCTTTTATTGATTCGTCAGTTAAGGCAAGATTGATTGCTTGACAAATCATATCTAAACGATTGCCAGCGTATCCTTTTTCACGCCATTCTGACTTTTCATCATCATCTAGTTTGATAACATCTCTATGACATATGACATTGATAACCAATGTGTAATCAATAATAGATGTTGATGTACTAGGATATGTTTCCATTAAGATAATAGATCGTGTATCTGTAATGGTTTCATCCATATATGGGACATCTTTACAATGTCCTAATAAACGATTGTCTTTCACTTGCCCATGTATATTTTCGCCAATTTTGCATCCAAACCAATTATCCTCGAAAGAATAATCCTCATCATCAAGATATGGCATGGCAAGAGTGCTAACATCATTATTTGTCATTAAAATATTTCCTACGGCTTCTTTGATCAATCCAAGCGAAACCAGAGGATTTTCCATCATTTTTTCTGTTTTCGTCATTGAATTTCACCTATGTAAGACTTTCTATAGTTATTTCAATAGAAGCAGTAGAAGAAGTTCCATCTTTTGCAGATAATTTCAAGATGATTTTCTGACCAACTAATGCAGAATTTGACACAGAGATTCCAATGTTTGAACCAGTTTCTTCTATATTAATAGAGTCTTTTAATTCACATTCAATATCCCATTGAGGATCTTTTGTAACTGCGTTTCCATCTAAGTCTTTAAAAGAAGCGGTAAATGTAGATTTCTTTCCTACAAAAACTTTCTTGTATCTATACTTAATAGTAGCAGTACATGTCTGTTTTACAGTTGGGGCATCTGGCTGTTCTGGTTTCTCGGGCTGCGTTGGTTCAGGATCTTTTTTAGGTTCAAAGTAATCACATAATCGCAAGTCTTTTCTGTCTTTCGCTGGGTTAAATTCATCTTTATCAACGATAAAAGATAATACACCACCATGTTCGGCACCAAAATGATATAAAACATTATCATCACGAGTGAATGTAAATACGTCATTTGGAACTTCACGAATATCAAGAAATACTCTTTTTCCATCAAGCCCAAGAGTATCATCGTCTTGCGGTACAATTACCGTATAGTTATTTGATCCAACAAATATAATATTGTTACCTGTTTTACCAACATCATATTTAGATGCCGATTGATAATAAGCCCATCTTTCATGGATATTACCATCTGCATCTTGCCATTTTACAGTAGACTGACACAACTTCATTGTTGTTTTTTCAAACACACCGCATTGTCCAGGTCTTCCGTCTATGATCCAGTAATTATTTTCAAAATATACATACATTCCTGCTTTGGAAGTATTACATGGAAATAGTACAGTTCTCTGCATAGTTTTTAATGCGGTATCAGAATCATTATCTTGAACTACACATCGGATAGTCGTTCTTTCTGATAAATCAGAATTACATAATTCAACCGTAGAAGCAATGTCTGTATCTAGGATTTCTGCAAATTCATCATCTTTATAATCGTTATATGCATCATTTTCATAACCGCCTGTTAAGTTAGGTCGTGTATTAGGTGTTATTAAATACCAATCTTGCATTTATCACACCTCCTATGTATAAGCGGTAGGTTTCTGATTGTTTGTCATTTTTTCAGCATTATACTTAATAGCATCAAGCTCATTCTTTGCTGAAGTTTTTGACCCATTATTTCCATCAATACTTAATTCTTTTGTTACAATACTCACTCGTTTATTTACAAGAGAGTAGTAACGCTCCTGATAATATTGATGCATATATTCTGCCATTGTATCTATGACATATTGATCAAGATCTTCTGAAAATTCTTTTGTTTCTACATCAAATGTAAGATCATCAATTTCCATAGAATATCTTGCAATTGCCTTTTTTAGCCATTGAAAAACTAAAGAGTCTGGCAGAGGCGTTTTATCTGCAAACGTAGATTCAAAACTTTGAATTACATCATCTGCGGTTGTCATTATAATCACCTACATCCTATTTCATTTTGTGTCCTGTATAGTTTTCAATGAATCGAATTTTTTCGTAATCGTTATAATTACCTTTTTTAATCATCATCATGACAGCTGACTTTTCAGCACTTGTGACAATATACTCAGAAACTTTATCTTTAAATGTCTTTGACATACCTTTATAAGCAAATAATTTTGCCACTAATTTAGGCGTTAAAATCTTCTGAACTTTCTTTTCTTCTTTATTGTCAAAGTCCAACTCTTCACGAGTAGCAGCGTCTTCAATGTATAATGTTGCATGAGAGCCAACGCCATCAATTCCAGTAAAAAGCATATTCCCATTCTGCACCTGTGAGATTACTTCTCCACGAGATAAACGAGTAGTACCATTTGGTGTGATTGTTACATCTCCTGTGGATTCAATTCGCTGAAATCCTGTTGTCCAATTGGCAAGGCTGCGTACTGTAATTTTTGTTTCCATGCTTAACTCTTTTACAACTTCTGTATTTTCCATCTCTTTCAATTATTTATCCTTTCACAACTAATTATCGTTTACTTGAATTTGTATTTTACAGAATTATACAATTCAATCTTTTCATCTAAATCTTTCGACTTTTGGAATGTCCAATAACGTACACCAGTATTTTTGTTGATGTTAGAAGAAATATAACTTTCGCCTAACCCCATTAAAAAATAGTGTAGTTTTTTGGAATAGCAAAAGTAAATATCGTTCATGGTCTATGTCCTCTATTTAACTAATTAATTGCAAAGATATACAGAATTACCATATATCTTTGCAAATAAAAAAGACCCATAAGGTCTACATTTCTTCAACTATTTACGAATTCTAGTAAGTACCAAGTTCTGTTGACAGTTTCGTGTCTCCAAGTAAACCAATCATATATTCTCTTCCTGGAGCAACTAAAGCACCAACTTCAAGGTCATATCTTGTGATTAACTGACCTGTTGATACGTCTGTTCCAGAAATAGATGTTAATCCGCCTCTTGTTACTGTATAGATTGGAGACTGTCCACCAGCAGGAATTACATATCCGAGTCCCTGTGGTAATACTGTCTGGAAGTCTGTTCCAGCTGCATTCATCAGAGAAGTATCATATGGGTTTGGTAATTCAGAAACAACTGCACCATTATACATTCCCATTAATCCTGTATCGTGGATTTCTTTCATAACGGCTTCAGAGATACCTGTAACAGTAGGTGTTGTTCCCTGATATCCTGCGAATGCATTAAGCTGAGAAACTAAAGCATAATCACCAGTGATAGTTGGTTTTCCGAAACGTCTTACAGGTGTGATAACTCCATCAACACCAGTTTTTGTTAATCCGTCTCCCTCGAAGAAGTATTTAACTCCATCTGCATGTTTGATTGCTTTGTAGATTGTTTCTACAACATAAGCAGCAGCCTTGTTTCTGATCTGAATAGCGATCTGATTCTTTAACTCGTTTTCATCGCTCATGTCACCACTAGCAGCTTTTCTATAATCTACTGCATAACCAGCAGAAATAGCTACTGTAGCGATAGGTGTTCTTTTCTTTCTGATTACTGGGAAGTTAACATCCTGACCTAAAGCCTGTTTGCTTGCTGGGTTTCCAACAAATTCTGGGATTTCAACTTCGCAAGAATCATTATATCCGATTGCTTTGTAATTTCCATAGATGCTTAATAATTTAGCTTCCTGAAGAATCTGAGGTTCCATTGAGAAACGTCTGATTTCATTTAATTCAGAAACTGCTGATAAATCACCAGCGGAAGCTTTGCTATTTAACTCTTTAATATAGTTAGCAGCCTGATCTGCTTTTTTTCCGAAACGTGCTAAGTCTTTTCCATCTCTCATTGCAGAGAAAATTTCTACTACAGGAGATTTTGTAGACACACGACCGCTTGCAAAGTTTGCATCCTTACGTTCGTTGTTTAATTCAAATGTATACATTTATACTATCCTCCTTTTTAAATTAACTATTTTGATACTGACTGTGTAGCTGGAGCAGAAGCAGCAACTCTTACAACAATACCTTTGTGATTTCCAATGATTTCAGTTACTTCTACATATGGTGCAGCAGTAGCTCCCTTAACAAGATCACCCGTTGCTGTAGATTTTAACTTATCACCTTTAGCCACCCCAGTAGGAATCTGTTTTCCATAAATTTCAAGTTCTTTTCCGTCTAATTTATCAAGATCTAAAACTCTTAAATCTGATCCTTTTGCGATAAAGTATCTGTCTAAACCTTCGTCGTCACCAACTTCAATATTCATTACTACCTGTTTAGCGTTAGCGGCTAAAGCAAATGTACCTTCTGTTACTGTTCCAAAATCGCCATTATAAACATCTGTTCCTGCAACAGCTTTTACATATGGGTATAATTTCTCGATTTCAGAGATATTGCGGAATTTAATCATTTTTATCTATCCTCCTTATTAAAAAATACTTACATCTTCGTCATCATCAACAACTTCGATAGATTCACATACCTCAGAAAAAATATCTTCAACTTTTTCTGAATTTGTTTCTGCTGTAGGCTCTGTGGCAGATGCCTGCTTCTCAGCTGCTTTCTGCTGTGCTACAATATTCATGCAAATCTTAGATTTGATAGAGTTAACTTCAGAAGCAATTTCGTTTAACTCGTCAATATTTTCGCAAGAGTTAATATCAGATTTTAATTTGTCGATATCTTCTTTTGCGACAGCTTTTTCGTCTTCATTGAACTCACTTAAAGCTTCGTCAACTTCACCTAATTTTTCTGCAACTTTAGCTTTTGCAATTTCTTTTCTAAGAATTTCGATCTGTTCCCATGCTGTCTCATTCTCTGTCTTTGTGTCTTCAAGAGCTTTCTGTAATTTTTCGACACTTGCATTAAGTTCGGAAATCTTTACATCCTTTTCTGCGATAACAGAATCTTTCTGCTCAATCACGGAATTCTGCTCAGAAATTTTCTCTTCTAATGCAGATTCTTTAGAATTGATTTCAGAAATTGTTTCTTTGATAGCAGAAGTGATTTCTTTCATATCAATTGTTCCGTCCATTTTCTGTTTGTCCTCCTTGTTTTGATTTTCGTTTAATTCCAATACAATAGAAGAGGTATCAGCTGGGTTCATTACCATATCCCAACCAGAGTGAATGAATTCAACAGGAATTCTCCCTGTTTCTCTCCATCCATTCATATAAACAATTCCTGTATTACCTTTTGCTTTGAAAATTTCTACGCTACCTTCTACGGCAACGCCATTGTTAAGATCTTCTTCAAGATTTGCAACGAATTCTGGATAACACATTTCATCAAGATATCCTTCACCGCATACACATCTCTTTGTTTCACCTTCGTAATCAATGTCGTCAATATAGCCTCTTGTAAAATGTCCAACAACACTTGCATTTCTAAATGTTATTAATCCATCTTCGTTGACACCAGTTTCTCCGTGACCGCAGATTATTGTTCTGTTTTCATCTAAAAATTCAACACGAACACTCATGTCTGTGATACTGCCGAGTTGTGGCGCACAATATTCCTCTAAAAAGGTAATTCCATTTTTGTTGTATTTTGTTCCGATACCATTTTCTACTGATTCAGGAGGCTGTAATTCGTACAATACGGCTTTAAATGGTCTGCGCCCATTTTTGTATTTCTTTTCAGATAACTCTACGATTGCCATGTTGTATCCTCCTTTAAAAAAGTTTTGTATAACAAAAAAGCCGATTAAATAAAATCGACCTTTCATTATTGATATTTATTTAGAGTCACTTGGACTTGGGATATTGTTCCCATTATTATTTCTACTTCGAATTGTATTTTCGGTAGGGTTGTCCGTAGTTGGACGACCGCCTTGATCATTTGTATTATTTGAAGAATTAGTATAGGCGGTCATATGTGGTAAATATTTTTGATATACACCATCTTCGATTTCTTCATCTAATACATTAAAATATGCTTCTGGGTTAATTCCTGCACTAGCAACAAGATAAGATAAGGAACCGCTTGCCTCTGAATATAATGTTTTGCACATATCAAAGAATGTCTTGCGATTTACAAAAGAAGTAGGGAAGTAGTAAACTTCCACTGGATTGTTTTGATCTTTAATGACATTTTTGTTAATGACGTAATTTAATTCTTTTTGCCATTCATACACCCATGTATATACTTGGGCGGTGATCATTTCGAGGTTATTCGCTCCAGCTCCAAAATTACCTGATTCCATTGCACCAAGTAAAGAAGCGCAAATACCTAAATCCAAAGAGATTTGATTGCTAAGATTTGATTCATTTTTATCATTAAAAATATCTGTAGAAACATCTAAAGAATTGATCTTTGTTCCTGCGGCAACGCTAATGAAACTTAATCCACCTTTGTTGTTTTTGTTAACTACAGCGGTTTTAACATCATTATGTTGGGCTTCCTGTTGCTTTTTGGTTAAAGCACAAAGTCCTTTTTCTTTCCCTTCTGGGAATGTCTGATAGACAACTTTATTGTTCATGTCATCCAAAACATTTCGTTTTGTGTCTGTAAAATAATCTTTATATAGTACATCCTCAAGAGCAGCAATAACCAATGATCTTCCCCAAGGTTCTGAGTCTTTGCATTTGATTTTTCTACACATTGTTTTATCCGAATTTAATATTAACCAATTGCCGTTTACGCCATTACTTTTCTTGCGATCGTAATACCCTTTCCTGATTTCTTCTGGATACTTTTTAAGTTTTCTTTCCCGTGTATCGTCTGTGAAATCATCAAAATATCTCAAGTCAAAACCAACAACAAATCGCCCATTTTTCTTACCAACAATTTTACAATACTGCCAAGGCAAAGAAATAATAGAGACATTGACACCGATGTCATTTATCTCCATAATACGCTCAACATCAAAATCATTCATGTATTTTGTATGATCAATATCGGATGGTCTTACTTTGGTTTCGAAGTAATAAAACGCAATTCCGTCTAACATCTCGGTATGTAATGCATCTCTAATGAAATGTTTGTCGTCGATTGTCTCAAGGGTAGAGCGCATTAAGCGTTTATTATTTTTTGCCTTGTTGTTATTTTTCTTTTTTGCTTTCGATTTATTGATTAATATACTATCAAGACATGGCAATGCAACCATATAGTCAACAGAATTTGTAACAACTCCGTTTTTTGTATACACAAAATTTGACAATCTAATGGCGGTTTCGTGGTTTTCAATTGGATTTCTTAAAACACTGCGTATTTCTTCTTTATTAAAATAATCATAAACACCACATTGAAAGATAGCGTTAAATATATCTGTTGTTGTATATTGATAACTGTTATATTCATATGTAGTGTCTTGCTTTACATTTTCTTCCATTTTCCCTCCTTCCATTAGTTTACAAATGTTGCGTATCCGTATTCTTCATCTGTAGTTGCCATATCTAATTCCAACTGGTCTATAAAATATGACCCGTAACTACATGAAGAATATCTATCTTTTCGGTTATTTCCACGTTCCTTAATTCGGATACCACCTGTGGTTAGTTTTTCATATTGTAATTCTGCACATTCACTAACAAGTGCCTGAGTCTCTAAGAATGGTCGCTCAAAGTCAAATACATCATCGACTTCAATAGCCTGTCTGTACTCTTTGTTCTTAGAAAGAATTTCCTCTTTTGCGGTTTCAAAATTAACAAGAAAATCAATCTTTCCTTCGACCAGATTCTTTCTGAAGTTCATAGCAATATCACTGTTCAGGTTTTGTGTACCATTGATAGCATAGATGCATGGTTTTGCGTCTGGATCTTGACACAATCTACCGTATTCATCGTTGTTCATACATTTTAATGGGGCGTATTCAACACTGCGATCTTCATCGTATAGAACTTTTTGTAAAGAATACAGAATTTGCAAACCTCCGTTACGCACATCAATTACTATATAATCAGCGTTAAAATCTTCATATAACTGACGTATTCTAATTGCCTGTTTCGTTGTATCACCTATCTGGTTAGATTCTATATAAGGGAATTGTCTACGATATCCTTGTTCCATTTGCTTATCGCCATACGTCATTGTTTCTGGGATAGCACGAATACAAGAATAAACTGAATTGTCGTTCTGAGAACCTGCTACGAATGCAATATCGCCTGCGATAACTCTTACCTCATTGTCACGTTTAGGGATTGCATAGCGGTTTTTCTTATTGATTTGAACATCCAAATTATTTCTTGGATAAAAGACTTGTTTTGAAATTTGCCGATTCATCAGCATAGAATATGTAAAATATGCAGAATCAGATTCTTTGATTCTAAGGTTTAAGAACTCTACCTTCCAACTGGTAGGATCTTGCTTTTTCTTTTCTTTGATCAACTGTTGTCTTGTTTTGAATCCATGTTTTAGGCATATGCTTTCGTCGAATGCTAATAGCATACCCTTCCCATGTTTTAACATTAATTCATAATTCATGTCTACAATTGTCCACATCCAATGTGTAGGGTCTTGCCAAGATGAGCTAATATAGATATCAACAGGATCTTCTTGCAAGATTTTCGCTAAAACTGGATCATCTTTATATTGTGGAAGCTGTATATAACCTGGCTGACGTACCATCTGAAATGGAGAAATGACATTATCTTCAATGTTTTTCTTAATCTGTCTAAACTCTTCTCTAATAGCAACATTTGAACGAATACCACGGGCGTTATCATTCGCTGTGAACACTTTAATTGTAGATCCACTACGGAATTTAACAACAACGTCTTGTCCATTGGTCTTAACGTATTCAATTTCTGCTCTTAAAACAGCGGATTTCTCCATTAATTCACCTTGAATTTTTTCAGTAATAATCAATTTACTCTGTCCACGAGTAGCAGAACCAATAACAACTTTTGATCCTGGATAAAGAATTGCTCTACAACATGCATATAAGGCAATTAAGAATGATTTTGCATCATTACGTGCTGCAACAATACAAATTGAGTTAGAAACACCCATATAATATAGTGATAACTGTTGATATGGATATATTGGAATTTCTAAGTAATCTTGCACAAATCTGTGTAAATTTTTCCTAAAAAACGTACACCATGCTAGTGTATGCATAACATTTGTTGGATTACTTAAATAATGCGTAGATGGGAATTTTTTATACAATTCCTTTTGATATTCATCGGCAGGAAACTGTTCAATCATTTTACTAAGACGTCTGGCAGCAGTCTTTTTACTTACTTGTTTATTCATCGTCTAAATCCTCATCATCAGGAATAAAATATTCCTTATCTCTATCAGAAGATCCATATTGTAAATTTCTTAATGGACGTAACATAAATCTGTCCACATAGTCTGCCAAGTCATCATAGTCTTCATATAATGGTTTATCTTTGTAAAATTCTTCGGGCGTATATTTTGATATAGTAGCCAATGTTACTCCAAGAGTGGTGTTCTGACTTTCATCTTTTTCTTCGACTGTTTTTAGACCTGCATCGTTGAATGTTTTAGAATACTGACTGCTAAGGTCGATATATTTCTTTGAATCACCTGCTTGTAAAGCACGTATTTGCAACATATATAAATTACATAATGATTTTACGAAGATTTCTTGGTTTTGGTCAATGTTTGGATTATTGTCTTTTAGCATATTATAATGTTCATCCAGATTCTTATAATCCGCCTGTGTAAATCCAGCTCCCCATCTCTTAGTAGCTGAACCAGAAATAGATATGTTATCATCATTTACAGCTTGTTCTGCACTCATAACATGATCATATCCATCTTCATAAAATTTCGTCTTCATTCCATCAAGATATGTATTACCAACCTTTGTTGTCTGATGAAGATTACGCTTTGAAAGATATTGTGAAAATGTAATTGGTTGATTTTCAACCTTTGCATTTTTGTATGCGTCAACATGAAACACTACATCAAATTGCTGACACACATGCTTAATTGCGTGGACTTCATTTCCATTGTAGTAATTAATCAACTTCTGTAGATATAAGTCCATACAATCATTACAGATATTGATATACCCATCATTACTCTGGTATAAAGGAGAAGGAGATTTAGCGAAATGGTTTCTCTGATTATCCCAACTCTTACCACAGCATGTGCATTTATATTTTTTATCTACCCTAGTAGATCGCCTTGGCATCTCAAATTGCACGTCTCTATTAATGTACATTGGGGCTTTTACCAATTCTTCTGGCGTTAATTCTCTTGCCATAAGTCCCTCCTTTCCTTATATAATAGAAGAACAGTAGATGATATCATTCACCTACTGCATATAATTCATAATATTAAAATCTCCAAAGATCCTTTAACAGATATTCGAAAGGCAATATAGTTGGCAAAACTTCAAAATGTTTATCTTCCATAATTTTAGCAACGATATCCAAGTCAGATACATCTTCTTTGCTGATCGGAATATCATCTTCATCTTCATATCCAAAAAGCCAGATATCAGAATCAGAGTAGAAGTTTAATACAAAATCTACAATATCCTGAGTAACCTCTTCTTGATATAAATAAATGGAAGTTCCCTGTAAAGAATCATTATATTTATCATATAAGAAAACTCTCAGACTTCCATCATCAAACATTTCAAGACAATATGTGGCATCGTCTTTTTCCATATTAATCTTATGTGGAGCATAGTCAAGTTCTGACATTGCAATGGACAATATATAACGAATTGTCTCAGCGTTTGCAATGATATCTACACAATTATCTCCATCGACCAACTGATCGTTAACTGTAAATAAAAGCTCAATTTGGTCTTCGAAATCTGTAATATTCAGATCCTCATATTTGTTATATTTATCTTTATAAGAAATAACAATCACTCCAATCTTATTTGTTTACCGCATCTTTTAATGAAGCAGAAATTTTGAATTTTGGAGCTTTCTTAGCAGGAACATTGATTGTTTCACCTGTTCTTGGATTTCTTGCAACATGAGCTGGTTTATCTTCAACAGTAAATGTTCCAAGCCCCATTAAGCGAACACCTTCTCCAGACACAATGGCATCAACGATACATTCAACAACTCTATCTAATTCTTCTTTTGCCTCGATCTGAGTTACTTTGCGTCCTTCTGTTGCTGTTTTCTTTGTTGCAATACTTTTAATTAAATCTTTTGATGTTGTCATAGTTTAATTCTCCTTTTTATAATTAATGTTTTGTTTTTGACTATTTTCTACGATTTCTCTAAAGAGAGTAGCCGTAAATTGTTGATAATTAAAATGTTAATTCGTTTAACATTTTTGTTCTTTCTGCCAACATGCCATCTCTGCTCATATAAGACATAAGCGGAGTACAAGTTGGATATTTAATATCAAATACAGTTATCAAAAATTCTAACCGTTGTCTTAATGGCATATCTGTTCCTAAATACAAAATATCTTGTTCTTGTAAAAATTCCAGACGCTCATTATAATCTTTTTCCAAACTATCTCTAGTTAATTCATTTGTTTGGATCATAAGATAATTCCTAATATCCTGTGCTTTTGCACCAGTTGCAATAACATTTAGGAAATTTGCTTCTCTAGCAAAATCATATTTATCACCATAACGACCGCATTTCCTAAAAATATTTTGAGATAATGCTTCACATAGTGGTTTATAATTTGATCGTTCAGAAATACGTATTTCCCACCATTCTTTATTATTTGCAACAATATCTCTCATCAACATGAAATAACGACGAACAATTTCACCTGTTTCTGTACGCTCTACCATAGCAAGAGATTCTGCCATGTATATCGTCAATATATACTCCGTTGTATAAAAATACCCATTATTTACGGCTTTCCGTTTTTGACAAGCCGTAACAAAGTCAGTATTTTCTTGAAATTTATATGTATTGATACGACGTTTTATCCATTTAGAATAATTTGCTTTAACTTCTAGTTGTTCGTGTAATGTTCGTGCGTCAACACAGAATCCTTTAACTTCCATATTTTCAATTAAAACTGGAAGTTTCTTTTGGTATTTCATTACCAATTTAATTTCGTCATCAGTACAACCTAAGCGTTGCAGTTCTTTCTTAGTAAAATATTTTGCCAAGAATTCCTCCTTACAATAGAAGAAGTAGGAAAACAGCCTACTTGATAACGACAAATCAAAGTACAATTGAAAGCCGTATATTTATAGAAGTGGAGCAGAAGAAGTAATATCATCTGCTCATAATAGGCAGTCTGTCCGACCTGTTTTGAGAGATTGATCCTAAAAATGACTGCCGAATTGCTAATTTAACTGTATCTTGAATGATGCTGTATGTCCTTCACGTTCTGTGAACTCAAATAACTTGCAAGCACTCTTTGACCCTTTAAAAATACTGTCTGCATAAGGATCGCTACCTACAAAACTTGGGCACACTAAAATTTCCTTATCGCATGTAATACCTTCGCTGAGAGATTTTTCAAGCATTCCATGGTAATGACCAACCAATAAGAAGTCAATATCTTCGTTATAAATAGACTCCATATTTTGAATGGCACTATCAATTCCTCTTAAGGTATGTCCATGCATTGCAACCATATTAAAGCCAGCGATAGGAATGTGGATACAATCAGATTCCAGATCAAGATGGACTTCAACACGATCATTATTTGCCAAACATTCATTGATGTAATTTCCAATAATATACTCAAAGTCTTCCGCACATAATTCAGAAGCTCTTGTTCCTATAGGTCGTGTTTGACTGTGATTGCTTCGACCTACACAATAATATTCAATTTCAACATATTTGGATAATTCATTTAAGAAATGTGAAATGATTTTTGAGATATCAACAACTGCTTTGACAACGGCAGAGTCGTTTAATTTGACGTCAGTAAGACGTAAGATACCCTGAATGTCATCACCTAATGTGACGACTTTGAGTTTAGAAATACCAAGTCTATGTATCAGCACAATGGTCTTAGATAATAATTTTTGAAATCTTTCAATGCAAATTTCTGGAGAGTATTCATTATTAACACTCTTAAATACTGCATTGTAATGAATATCTGCAATAGAAAGCACATATCCTTTAGATTTATCTTCAACTCTCAGAGGTTTAAAGTGTGGGTTTGGTAGCATCTGAATTGCTTCAGCCACATATTCATTGAATAGTTCAAAACGACTTTCTTGGCGAGAAATACGATTTCTCTCTAAATTAACTGTCTGTAATTTCTGTCGTTCCTTACGAATTTTTTCATATAATAACTGATCTTCAGATTTTTCATCATTACCAGATTTTTGCTTGCTGCGAAAATAAGCATCTCTGAATCTACCACCAAATGGAGTAGAAGAGGACTTGCGAATTGTATCGCTTGCACATTGTACATGATATTTTTCTTTAATTTCCTGCCAGTCGATATCAACTACACCGTCAAGTTTTGAATCAATATCTGCACAGACAGCCTCATATGTTTCTGGAGTTAATCCGATTTTTGCTAATTCTTGTTCAAAATTAATACTGATAAATCTTCACTCCAATCTATTCTTCATCAGAAGGTACGTTTAATTCCAGATCTTCATCAGTCTTTTCTTTCATCTGAAATTTACCATATTTTCCATCAAAGTCTTTTAATAAATCTTTGAAAGATACATTTCCTTCTTCTGTTTCAATAACTCCTTTTTCGATGTCTACATAACCTGCCGCCTTAACTGTGACAGTAGTAGATTTTTTATAAGATAAAGCTTTAGCCATATTTATTCTCCTTTAAACTAATGTGAATTTTTTTAATTATTTGTGAAATACCTCTACACACTTGATTAAAAATGTGTTATAGTGTAAATAGAGGGAGTTTAAGAATTTTTATGAATAAAAAATTAAATGATTTCGTCTACAATTCCAAGGCGAAGCATTTCATCTGCATCAAGCCATAATTCCTGACGATATACTTTTTCGTACATTTCTTCATCAATATTAGAATGTGAAAGTACATACTGTTTAATTTTCTCTTCGTATTTCTGCGAAAAATTAAATAAATCTCTTACAGCATGAGCTGTTCCGCTAACAGATTCTGATCCACTATGAAGTAAACCTACGCTAAATGGATGACATACGGTTTTTACATTTGGATTATTATGTCCTGCCATAGCAATATGTAGCCCCATACTGGCTGCCATACTCATAATGTGAATCGTAAGTGGAGTTTTAACCTTTTCAATAACATCAACAAGATTAAATCCTCTATATACGTCGCCACCAGGTGAATCAAGAATAATTGTAATAGGTTCTCCAGAACCATCATTATCCATCTCAATAAGTGGGAGAACAGCACTTTCAAGGATGGTATCGCAAATGGCTTCATTTACAATAATTCTGCGCTGCTGTAAATTTACATAATACTGATAATCTACTACATCTGGCAGTCCACCGCCAAATTGTTTTAGTAAATCTTTAATTGGAAGTTCGAATTCTATATTCAACAGTCCTTTCTATAATGAAATTTTCAAACTTGAATTTGCAATAATAACTCGTGTACTTTTGCATTTCTTTTCAAGTTCAGAAGTTAATTTCTCTTTTAATGTTAACTTTGCTTTTTCTGATCCATGATGTAATACAATTCGATTTGTGTTAATAGAAGAGTAGTAATCAAGAAGTTGGCAGAATGGAGCATGTCCACTAAGAGATTTGAGTGAGAAACTTGCACATCTACAAGTATATTGTTTATTATCTATAGAGATAGATTTAACATTTTTGTCTTTAAGTAATGCAGCTAAACTTCCTGGCGTACTGAATCCTACAAATAGAACAGTAGCATTAGGATTTGGAACTGCTTTTTTCAAATGGTGTCTAATTCTACCATTATTACACATTCCAGACGTAGATAATATTACACATGGTTCATTGCTATGTACCAATGCTTTACTGGATTCTGCGTCACGCACAAATATCAAGTTGTCCCAATTTAGGACTTCATCAAACAATTTTAATTCATCGCCAGATAAGATTTTGCGATATTCGTTGAAAATATCAATTCCTAACGGTGTATCAATATATACTTTATAAGGAAAATCATAATCTTTCATGACCTGGTAAATCATTGTTGTAAGAAATTGGAGTCTGTGATTTGCGAAAGTTGGTATAATTACCTGTCCATGCATTTCGCATACCTGTTGTGTAATAATAGAAAATAATTTTTCGATATCATTATTTCTTTCTTTTTGTCCAGTTTTTAAATCAGGACGATCTCCATAAGTTGATTCTCCAATGACTAAATCTGCATGATCAACAGGAGTAAACTTATTGACATAATAATTATGAACTTTAGAATTTCCAATATCACCTGTGAACAGTAATGTCTTTTCAATGTTGTTCTGTTTGAGATACAATAAAATTTGCACACTACCAAGCAAATGTCCGTTTGGAATAAGCATAAATGACAAAGTATCATCAACAACAATCTTTTCCATAACAGGATATTCAGAAACATAATTCATTGTGCGTTCTACATCTTCAATAGTATACAATGGGTCATAATTCTTCCCATGTTGATTGTTAATTAATTCTATATCTCTTTCAATGATATAAGCAGAATCTTCAGCCATTCGATGCATAATTCGATAATTGTCTTGTGCAACAATCATTTTTGCAGAACATCCCTCTTTATATAATCTTGGGCTTAAAAATACGTGATCCGCATGGAGATGGGAAATAAAGATATAATCAATGTCTTTTGGCTTAAATTCTTTGAACCTTCTCTTATTTACAAGAAAGTCATCGTATTTACTATTTGACTGATGTAAGCCAGCATCAATCAAAATGTTGTGAGTATCTGTTTTTACATAAACCATAGAACCAGTAACATCCATGGCAGCAGGTTCATCTACAAATGATACTCTAATATTGTTTTGTTTTTTCTTCATAGAGAACACCTATCTTTCTCTATACTTCTTTAGAGCTTTCATTACGCTTCTTTTCTCACTTGCATAGTAAGTAGGATGTCCAGAATACGTCTGATGAATATCAGATTTGTCCTTGAATCCTTTTGAGCGAAGATAGAAAGCTTCATTTTTGGTTATCTTGATGATACAAGATCCCTCCATTTCTTAAAATATTTCCAGTGATGCTTGACGCTGCACATGGCAGTCGTCGTACATATTTACTGGATTTGGAAAGCTGCCGATCAGACTTGAACTGATAACCTGTCGCTTACAAGGCGACTGCTCTACCAATTGAGCTACGACAGCAGAAAGGAGTAGCGGATGAATTAATATCCACCCACTAGGTGCTAACAATGAAAAAATCTTTGTTGAAAAAAGAACTGACCACCAAACAGCTCTTTGATTGCACAGGTAGGATTTGAACCTACGATCCCCTGAACCCAAATCAGGTGCGATAGCCAAACTACGCCACTGCGCAATGTTGGTAAGGACATTTACGTCCCCACCAATGAAAGATACTATATGAAAAATAAAATGAAACCTAGAAAAATAGCAGAAGGTGGATTTGAACCACCGATCTTCAGGGCATGAACCTGACGAGATAACCAAACTTCTCCATTCTGCGACAGGGATACCTAGACTTGAACTAGGCTCGAGACAGTCAAAGTGTCTTGTGATACCGCTACACCATATCCCTTTGGATGCATTTTTGTATAAAATACAATTCCTATAGCTGGATTCGAACCAGCGACTTTCATCTAATGTTATCCTTGCTGTGATGACCCTCTGCCAACTGAGGTATATAGGAAAACTGACACGACAGGAATCGAACCTGCAACACCAACGTCCGTAGCGTTGTGCTCTGTCCAATTGAGCTACATGTCAATAACGAATATGTATTTGCCTCTCATACATACACACTGGCGAGACAATACATATTTCTAAAAAGCAACAGTGTGTAAGTATTGCTTTTCTAGGGCGAACTGAAGTGATGAACTCCATCAGAATATCAGAAGAGGTATACATTCCAATATCCACTAGCCATCAGGGCATTCGCATATTTGTTAATCTGCGCATCGTATGCGTCTCAGATCTAATCGTCCCTGTTGAGGGAATCGAACCCACTCGTGACCGAAGCCATCTGATTTACAGTCAGATCCGCCTCCTTAGCGGGATAAACAGGGATATAAGCCCGTGAGCTCGAAAGACATCACAGGACAAACTAGCGCTGCGACTCAGACTCGAACTGAGACACCGTATCACTACGGCTACTAGTAGTTTTCAAGACTACTGCCTTACCAAAATTAGGCTTATCGCAGCTGAAACGTGCATGAGAGGCTACGACCCTCTGTTACGTGCATTCCCACGTAAGCCTGATTAGCAATCAGGTGCATTAAACCAGCTCTGCCACATGCACATTCTGTATCTGTATTAATTTCAACAAAACTAACACAAATTTTAGTGAGTGATTCCTCCTCACTTTTGGCATACTTATTCATACAATAAGCGAAATATAACATTTCCAGAATATGCCATACACTTAATTGTGTAATTTTTGTAGACAACTCCATCAAAAAGACACACATTTCTTGTGCGACCAAAACACCTTGGATTAGAGTATCGCAAGTTTCTACACGAGTTCCACCTTGTACTTCGGCATCACTCTTTCAACGATTTGTGTTTTCTTTTATCAGCTAATAGCATAAATCCACCGATCTTAGTCGGATCACTTCATTTCTTGTTGGGCACGCAAGGTGCAATGTTTTATAATATGGTAAATTACCATACACTTTCATCTTCTTCATCATTATCTGAATTCAAAGACTCATATTTTTCTAATAATCTGTCAAGATATTCATCAGCAATTTCTTGCATCTTAGTGAAATAACCAACAACATCCATGATGAATTCTGGTGGGAATCCGTGATCTCTTGTATAGATTGATTTTGATTGCTCAATGTCAATTGTCTTGCCGATTTCCGTAAGAATCAGATGATATAGTGTTCTGCGTTCGATATCCATGAGATCACATAGTTCTCTTATACGTTTTCTGTTTTTAAGATACCAAGTATTCGTTGCTTTCGGCAATTCGATATCACTCATTGGCTGAACAATAATAGAAGAAGTTGCACTCGGTTGAGTCGCCACTACTGTATATGTACCAGTCTTGCGAAGAGACGGTAAAACTTCAGATGTAACCCATTTCTTGAACTTTTTAGCGGATTCCAGTTTACTTCCAAAAATAAGAGAGTAAACGCCAGATTCGTTAACAACCTTCATCGTCTGTGTTCCGCCAAGGGTGCCCTGAATTGGGGCGTCCTTTTTATCTTCGTTATCAACATGGGAAGAAATAGCATTTCGTGCCTTAGAATATCCAAGACATTCTGCAATATCCTTGCCAACAAACCAAGGATCTCCATCAATTGTAAGAGTTCTCACATTACCAAATTCTTCGTTATTGAATGTTGTAATTGCTGTTGTATTCATAATTATTTTCTCCTTTAATATAATGTACAGATGACATTTCGCCACCTGCCAGAATAATAAATGGAGGCTCGGTAATTATCCGAGAAAATATCCATTGGTCGGTGCATACTACTTAATGTATCCATGAGTCACCGACGAATAATTTGCGTATACATTAAAAGGCGTCCAACACATTTGAAATCAGAGTCATATTACTTCTGTAAATTCTATGGTAAATGTCTATACGCAAGCTCCAAACATACGAGCTTTATACCTCTGTGTTTTGCATGGCGTCCCATACTCACCAAAATATCTTCATTAATGCCCTATAGGCGATATTTCTTACGTGTGATAAAATTAGCTTTTTGTTACTTTACCACATATACTTTACGGTACTTTTTGCCGAATCTCTTGACCTGTGAGTGAGAATAGAAGTACATATCGATGTGTTTCCCTTTGACACTTCCGCCTGTATCCTCTGCACGATATACATGTCCATTGATTCTTACCTTAGTACCTAATTTAATTTTTCTCCTATCAACAGAAATGGTTCTGCCTTGTTTTGCTCTGCGACCTGAAGCAGTTCGAGTTCCCCAACCGCCAGAACATGATCGACAACCGCAATATGCAGTAATCTTATATGTTCCCAAACATTTGACTTTTTTATTTTTCGCAAAGACAGCAGTAGAAGTAGTGAATCCTCCAACTGCCAGTAGCATTGCCATAACTAATGTGATAATTGAAATTTTCTTTTTCATGATTTCTCCTTTGGTTGCTTTTCAGTTTCCTCTGGAGGTCTACTATATATTAATAGAACAGTTGCAAGTCTCGGATACCATCTCTGATTTTTTGTTTTTGATGACATAGACCTCGGAACTCACGGTGTGAAATTTCTTTAGCTGCAAGCAGCGTGAGCATTTACACGAAGTGCAAATTGGTATTTTGAGAGTTTATCTGCTCTGATTAATCTTGATTATAAAAGAGAATAAAAGTTATTGTCTCTCCTATACCAGAGAGAACACAAATCCCCAGACACCGCATAAACACTGGGTTTAAACGGTGTTGAAAAATAAAAAGGGGATGATTTTGGACGTTTTTTTACTAAAATATATCATATATGTTTTTTCTGAAAAATAATTCCGTATAAGTTTACGTCATTTATATCCAAACTAACAGCTCCAACATATCCTTTTTTTACCAAATTAATAGATGTGTCAGTAATTTTATAGTAATTCATAAGATACATAGACAAATATTCAAGTATATATTGTTTCGTCTTGATTTTGTCAGCATCGATATATCTTAACAATCTATATGCAGTATTCTGATTTATGTCCATCTGGTTTATTATATTGAATGTTTCTTGTTTTCTGGCATAATATATTTTTAATTTTTGTTCATATGAGCAATAATCATTGTCGATTCGCATAATTCTATTATGTTCTAAATGCAAATTTTCAAGTATATTAGTTATCCTCGCTAATTGACCTTTGGCAACAGCTTCCTTATTATAATTTTTAGGTCTTAAAATTTTTGACAATGGTTTAAAATTAACAGAATATCGTTCAGATGTATGGTTAGAAATTTGTTCTACTATATAATCCATAGTCGTCTCTAAATACCTGTATGTAACATTTTGTTTTTTATCATATCCCTTTAAATCAGATATAGTTCCTAAAAAACGTGCGATTATTTTTTTATTATTTTTCTCATCATACTCTATGTGATTATTTTGGATTTTTTTAATTTCTGCTTTAGAATCAACATCGAATTCTTTTTTTGCCTTATCAATTTCAATACACGACATAACATCTAACTGGCAAATATCGTAATACAGTTTTCTAAATTGCGCATCTGTGTTATATAAATCAAATATGCTACATCCAGTTTGTTTTGTGTAATTGTTTGCCTTGTCCCATAACTGACTATTCAGCTGTTGTGATAAATTAATAATCTCTCCAATCAAGTTATTGCTAGTCCTAATATCTAAGTCTGCTTGATCTTCTGAAGTGTATTTTCGTTGAACTTTTCTTGCATGAACATTTGATGTCGGAACTTTAAATAAAGAATAATTTTTCTTCGCTGCGTTTAGTAAAATCTTGTCATTTGTAATCAACATTTGATCAGAATCAAAATCACAACCACTTAATCGCTCTAAAATGTTATCATTAATTGAATTTAAACAAACAATTTCATCTGTTAGATTAAAATAAGTATCAATTTCACCAACATATGTATTTTTTGCCACAAGAATATTCCCGATTGTTACATGAGGACTTCTACAGCATAATAACTCTTGGTTGTTTAAAAATCTGGTATTATATATTTCTCCTTTATTTAAAGTGGAAACATTGTGATTAAATTTACCAATAGATGATTTTAACATTTCTATAGGATTTCCAAATAATACAGAATAATTACCATGCACAAGTATATGACCTTTTTTTAAATTTTTTCTGTATGAATGCAATAAATCATTTCTAAAATTATTAAATATTTTTGTATATTTAAAATCTTCTGTTATGTTCAACATGGTATATATCATATCATTGACTGAAGAAAATTCATGTACGTTACCATCATTACTTTGACATTTGATATGATATTTCAGTACATCAATATCGGTATTTAACTTATTCATATAATCAAAAGATGGTTGTAAAAATTCCTTTACTTCTGATTTTGATAATTGCAAGGTATTCAACAACTGATAATGAGTTTGTACCATGTCTCCATCAAAGAAATGAGTCTTTTTCTCGTGCTTAACGACTCCAAACATACTTGGAAGATTATTAAGCCATTGCCGTACAGTTCCAAATTTCAAATATTTTATACTATTTGGAGTAGTAATAACTCTGATATCAGAAACATTTTTTGCCAATGTAAGCCCATTTAATTGTCCGATATCAGTGATATTATTGTCTTCAAACCATTTCTGAATGTTTGTATTAAAACAACAGGATTTGAAAAATTTATTTCTTAAAAGCAACATTCCATACTGATCATATTCTCCCATAACAGATTTATCGATCAGACTCTGTCCGTCCCATATCGAATTATGTACTTCAATTTCTTTTTCTTCTGTATGTAACCATCCATCATCGCCAATCGAAGTTTCAATAACAGTATCTTTAAATACACTCTCAAAATCATCAATGATTAAGATAGATTTTGGATCAATGTCAATGGTATCAACAATACTGCTCGTTGGTAATGAAATATATGCTTCAAGAGCAGCTAAGTCAACTTCATCTTTGTGTTTAACTTTTAATCCACACATTTCCCATTTATGCATGTGATCATATAGTTCTTCAACAATAAATAAACATTTACCGACACGGCTGCTACCAGAAGATCGCTTAAATCTTACATAATTTCTATCATTGCATCGAAAGCCATCTTTATATAAAATTTTTCTTAATTCCGCAACGTCTTTAATTGTATGATTCAAACTTTCTTTAATGCAATATTTTATTTGATGAGAAGAGTCAGATTCTCTGCTAATATAAAACATATTAGGTAATTTATCACAACATTGTGTTTCGCCCAGTAATTGATTTGTCTTGACTCCAATAACATCTTCGTGATATTTTTCAGTTTTTTCATCCCATACAAGAGCTGTTGCAATACAATTATGAAATGATAAATCTGAATATTCGTATCCATGTTTAACATATGTATCTGGACTAACACGATTAAATTTCTTTACGCTATATTTAAACGTAACATTGATAACCATATTGCTATATTCTTTATCTTTCCGTTTCCCAACAAAGAATGAAAAATCCTTTTTCCCAATTCCTTTGTTTTTTCCACTTTTCTGTACATATTGTCGAAGCTCAATTAAATCTAAACTAAAATCGTATGTATTTACGTATTTTCTTAAATTTTGTTCTCGTTTTCCATTATTTATGTATGTTAACGAATACCCTGTTCTAGTTACTTCTAAATCATTTTTTACTTGATGATTTGCGATATACAGATCCTTTGCGTCAATGCTTGGAATATTTAAGCAGTTTGTGTTTCCCTTGTAATTCAATCTATATCCTCCTTTGCAAAATCGCATCTTATATATGTTGTTGCATTTAACGAATTAATGAATTGACATATTTGTTTTGACATATATGATTTCAAAGATTCTACACAAGAACAATTTTCTAGTATTTCATATGATTTCTCATAAGAATTTTCCAATAAGACATCATTATAATTTTCTTCCGTATGTTCAATTAAACTTGTAATTAATGGAATATGAATGTCTTTTACGTTATCAATGATGTCAATTGTTCTATATTTTTCTCTTTGCTTTTCATCCAAAGTTAGCCAAATATCCGAATTCACATTCTCCTGATCCAGTCCATTGATACTAACTGTAATTGAAAGATAACCATTCTTTAAATTAAGCACGGGGTTCCATGTACGATTTTTACAAGTTTTTATTTTTGTATATAATAAATGGATGATTTCAATTTCGCTATATCTCTCCAAAAATTTCGTGACCATTTGATTTAAATGATTACATATATCTCGGGTTGTCATTTTGTTTCCTCTTAAAATAAAACCACAAACCACAAACTGACCACATTTAATGGCAGCGTGTACTGATAATTTTCTTGTATCAATTACGCAGCTATAATTATATACATCATACCCAAAAGAAGTTTTTGCGTTGATTGTTTTTAAGTAATTTTGTATCTTGATGTTTTCTTTAAGGTAATTTTCATTTTCTTCAATACGATCAAGAGAATTGATTCTTAAATAATCCGTATATTTTTCATCAATTTTTTTTACATAATTAACCAATTTTGAATCTGGTTTATTGATGCAAATACGATGCCAGTCGTCTTTCATTAAATGATTATCTCTTAGTAAACAACCAAGATCTTCTCTTGATTCAATGTCATTAAACACACATTTCACTTTGAAAGAAGAGGTTGATGGTTTTATAACTTCAGTTTTTTGAAAGAAAAACCTTGCAGACAAATTTCCATATTTCATCGCTGTTGCTTCTAAAATTTGTGCATGGCACTGTGTAATACATGTATAAAAATGATCGATTTTTGAAATTACTTCATCAGTAATACCGTCATCTACATTTTTTAATTTGCCGTTTTTTGTAAAGGTAAAACTGTTAAGTTTCATCTCAAATACTGTCATATCTTCAAATTGCAATGATTCAGATATAACAATTTCTTTTTTTAACTTGCTTACTTGTCGAGTTTCTAACATCGGTGTTAATATGTCATTTCTGGTATCTAAATATTTTTTCAACAGAATTTCATATTCATTAATATATCCTGTGTTTGCCATTCTACTCATCATCCTCGCTTTCTTCAAAAATCATGTCTGTCATCTGTTCCATTTCAGTTCTTGGTTTTCTGAAAGCGTCTTTATGTAAACTTTCTGCCTTGATCTGGCAATAAAGATCTTCCGTAATCATTTCTCTGGTAGCAGCGGCTCTGCACATTCCTACGCCAAACAGTACGGCACTGCCAATTAATATAGTAGATAAAACTATCATTCTACTGCACCTCCACTGTATTTGATTTACCGCTTAGGTAATCGCCTGCACATTCAAGAAGCTTGTAGATAGTATCAGCAGATTCAATATGTATATCAAGATCGCCAGCTGTTTCAAGCTCAACTACCTTAGCCATCAGAGCAGTTCTAAGAGAATATCTCTTTGCCGTGATTTGTAAATCATCTTCAAACTGATGCCAGATTGGGAAATCTCCTGTCTCTTTGGCAATTGAAAGTGTCACTGTAAATGTTTCATCCTCTTTGCCGTTTTCATCATTATGTCGGGCAGTAGCTAAAATTTTATGCTTTCTGTGATTGATCGGAATCTCAATGGTTGTCCCAAGGCTTTTATAACTGCGCTGTGGACGATTCTTTTTCTTCATTGTCTTCTGTTCTGTGTATTTTTCTTTATTAAATTTTCTGGATTTCATTGAAAAGTCTCCTTATTTATGTATTTGTTTAGTTTAATTATTAATTTGTGTTTATTATGTATTTCAGTAATTCATGCTTACTGTTCTGGTATAATATTCTTCTCAATCTTTCGCCAATCGTTGGGAAGAGATACCTTGAAATAAATGCCACGGGCACTCGTGCTTTCTTTGACCATTTTGCATATCAACGTGTGCTTGTGAAACCGCAGCAATTCTTTTACTTGATACCATTTAAAACAATAATCAGTGCCACCTGATCGAATATTGCTTAAAATATCGTTGATGAAAATACGATAATACTGGTCATGCGTTGGCTTATAGACTACAGAATCTGTTGTACTATCTCTTGCTCGAATACCATCATTTCTTTTTAATCTTTTCTTTGAAGAAGGAGTAGTGCGTAGTCTCTGTGCTGCAAGTTTGACTGCGAACTGTTCTTGTGTAATGTTCTCAAATGAGATACGATCAGAAGTAGCCAATAAGTCTTTGAGTTCTGTATTTAATTGTTTTGTCATGAAAATTTGTTAGATCCTTTCGTTATGTATATTATTGTTTAGTTAATTTTTAATTTGTGTTTACTTGATTACTCACAATGCTGCCAACAAAGCGATTAATCAAGGTTTTCTAAATCAGAAGAAGCATTAGTTGCTTTCCCAAATTCTCCGTAAGGTTTTAACTGTAATTTAATTTCTTCGATTTCTTTTTTATAATCGTAATTGGAATCCAAGCGATATTCTTGAGTTCCGTCATATTTATATTTATTTGTAAAAGCAATTCGACTATATACAACTCTATCAGTGCCAGGAAGAGTTTTGAATAATTGCTCATGATAGATAATCCCTGCCTCATCAAGAACCTTAACACATTTTTCAATAGTAGTTCGATGTAATCCAAGTTCCTTTCCGATATCATCATATGTTTTCACATATGTTTCTGGTCTTTTCTTTCTATTTTTTTTCGAATTAAAATCTTCTGAAACTCGCATGATAATATTGTATCTTAGATATGCTAACACGAGTAATACATTCCATATTCTGGTATTATATGGCATTGAATTCGTCTTATGTAATCGGAGCAAGTATAAGAATTCGAAGTTATAAATTATACCGTAATGTTTCTTTTGTAGGAATAAATTTTCTTCAGTGTTTTCATTCGGAACATTATATAATGTAAGCTGCTTGATTGGTGATGCAACTTTTTTAACATAGCCTTTGTCTTCAATTAATTTCATAAATTTTTTAACTTGTTCATTGATGCCTGATGAGTTGTAATTCTGTGAAAAGCTCATTTGGCGCACGAGTAAATTTGTATTATAAAGAATCGGTGGTTTTTCTGGATTCCATTTTAACATCATATTGTTTGCTAACGCCATTTGAAATAATATTCTTTTTTCTCCAAACTCTGGATTGTAGATTAGAAAATGTGGAATAACATGAAAGTTCTGTCGTTTTCCTTCGGGTTTAATTTGTTTCATAAATAATTCTCCTTTGCTATCTTGGTTATTAACTTGTGTGTAGACAAAATCTCAGCATAAGTACAACAGGTGTTGATTTGATAGACACGTCTAAATAGCTAGACAAATAATTTTTAATCGCTCAACCGACAATATTAACTATAAGAGACGTGTTATCTATATAGGACATATTACCTATACAAAACACGGGAATATAAATATTCCCTACCTATTTTTTGTTTCGGTCGCTGACGCTTACTCAACGAAAAAATTTCGTGTTCGCTGACGCTCATCTCATTTCTCTTTTGATCTTTCATCTGTCTTTTCTTTTTATCTGTGTTATCTGTCTTGATAATTGTATTGATCATCTTTTCATTTCTCCTTTCTTTATTTTCATCATGTAGATCATATATGATAATTGTTTTATATTTTCTTCTTGCAATACCTGTAATCTTTTTCTGTTTATCTCATTGTAGTACAACCACATATATGATCTTGAAGATCTTGGATATAATATCTCAGAATTATCTTTCCAATAACTATGAATCTTCATTGCAATTTCTTTTCTGGTATCTGCCAACATATATTCTTTAAAAGAATCTTTGCACAGATTACCATGATTGATTATCTGGAATATCATATCTTGTGTGATACCTGATGGCAAATTGAAAGAGAGTTTTGTCTCTTCATTGCAATTATGTATAAAATCATTTGTATTCTTCACGGTATATATCCTTTCTTCCTTCATTTTCTTTTTAAGCATATTGGTATTTTAACATACTTTTTGCACCTTGTCAACGGGTGCAATGAGGGAAGTTGGTCATATTTTTATCTGGGTAGAATGTAATTTTCTTTATACTGGATTCTGTACATTTAGAAGAGCTTTTCGTGATGAATTTCCATTCTATGGGTAAATTGGTATTGTTGGTAGTGGAAAGGTGTAAAATTGATTTATGATCTCTCAGGTGCATTTTTTCATAGGAAATATACTTGTACTTTTTCACGTACAATATATACTGGTGCAGACAATGATCTTTTCAATGTAAAGTGTGCCCCTATGCGGTATGAGTGTGCGATATAGGTCATGTGTGCAATTACTTAGTGTACATTTTCAATGTTTAGATGAGAAATCGGGTACTAATTTCCATTTTATATGTTTTGGCGATAACTTGTTAGGGTACGATAGTAGAATTAAAATTTGCTCTCTCAGAGTACATTTTTTAATGGTATAATGAAGAGATATTTTTGTCTTGGATCTAAGATGTGTTGTGGCAGATATCTGATTTGGGAATCTGCTGCATGATGGTAGGTGTTGATTATATGTGATTCTCAATGTTTAGAAGAGTATATCCGTCAAATATGGATTTTGTGGTATGTCGTGGAGAGTTGTTAGAGTAGATAGGTAAAATGGATTTATGATCTGTAGAGTGCGATTTTTTATAGGACTGTATGAAAGATAATTTTTTGCATAAAAATAATCCCTGCTTGCAAGGCTGAGTGTCTGATTGATAGATTGCTTGTGTTCACTATCTGTCACAAATCTGGTTGATAGTTCAAGGGATTCCATCTTATAAAATGTTTTGCCTTGCGAGGGATTGTTTTTATTGATACATGGAATACATTGAATGTTCTTGTTCAATGCCATATATATGATTATATCATATAAGATACTTTGTTGCAATAAGAGATTGTTAATTGTAAAAAATATGCCCAGAGAAATTTCCATGAGTATAAATTCTGATAATGCATTTGCCGATACATTATCTAGGGTATCAACTTGAATACCTTAATATCATCTATTTGTGTCTGTTTTGGCGTAGATGCCAAGGGTCGCCTAGCCCTCAATGGCAGTATAACATGATCTTCTGAGAAATGGAATAGGCATGTTATGATTGCAAAGTGTTTACCTGCGGTAGCAATGTCGAGAAGGAACGCTAACGCTTATCCTGTCTCTCCTAAACTGCGCAATAAATTGCTTGTTTGCTTGGGATAAGAGAGAAGAGGTAGTTGTTGTTTTCTTTAATGTCTGTAAGTGGTTTCTTGTAATTTATATATTTTTGTGCATATCTTTGTTGAGAACCTTTTATATAGGGTGTCACCAATTTCGTAGGCAAAATAGTTAAAGGTGTAGTGATTATAAAGATAAAGTGACGATGATTTTGTGCGATTGATTGTAGAGATAAAATCAGTTTTAGACATGATTGATCGAATTTATGCATTTTTCTGGGAGTAATTTTGTGCAAAGGTTGAGAGGTAATTTGTGTAGGGATTTACTGGTATTTGTGAGGGTGCTGATGGTCAAAATCGTGCTTCGAGAAATGTTAAAAATCGTGTTTCGATAAATTGTGTAAAACTGTGTAAAATTTGGTGCGAAAAATATAAGGAATTGCTTAGGCTTTTGATGGTAAAACTTGCATGAAATGGCGCAAAACAAAAACGTGTCGTCGAGAGAATTGGGGAAAATAAAGAGGAAAATGGGGCTGATTTTTTGAAAAAGTGCGATTTTTGAAAGAAGGGGTTCTGAGAGCGTCGAAAAAAGAGTAGTAAAATAAACGATTCGCTCGACGACGCCTCCGAGGACATGTTTTCGATTAGCAGAAAGTGTTTATCTAAGAAAGTGTAGGAAATTGCTTTGGAAAGTGATGATTTTGTGGGCAGGGTCGAAAAATTTTTGTTGACACGGTGATTGAACACGTCTGTCTAAAATGACAGTTATTTCCAATTATGTAAATGTAAACCTACCCCCGCTTTTTGATCTGGTGGTATAAAAATTACATGGTTAAAATTGTAAAAATCTATTTGAAATACTATAATTTTATCAAATAGATTTTGTAAATGATTGTAAATAATTTATAGGCAGATCAGGATCAGGAGTACAGATAATTTCCAACTATTTCCACGTAGTATTCAAAACTACATGATAGTGTATCAGATGCTGTATAATATAATATGGTTTACGACGTGTCGTAGTATTCCAAAATAGGACTACTACTTTGCGACTATTTACACAACAGTTGTTGTTTATCATACACTTGTCTATTATCCAACACTTTTACATAATGTGTTGGATAGTCTATCCACGCCATCAATACAAAATAAAACTTCACGCCACACCACGCCCACAAACCCACCTATAGCTTCACTCTATACCAACCAACCCACCCATAGCTTTTATCTATACCACTTGACAGCACAATAAAACCATGCTACACTACTAAGCAAACAAGCGTTCGATGTTTGGCAGACTTCCAGCACTTGCGATAACTACACAAATTAAAATACAAACTAAACAAATAAATATATAGCAATCATACAAGATCAAGCTATCATACATAAATAAATACATATACAAACATAACATGGTAGTATATCTCATACTACCACGCAAAACTAGATCCAAACTACTATAACTATATAAATACATATAATAGTATAACATATTACTATATATCATGTATAACTATAATACAACATATAGATATACTACATATACACCACACTATACAAGAGTACACCTAAGGCATAGGCAAGTGATATATAATGTGATATATCAGATATACTTATACATTATATTAATAATACTGTTTTATACGTGTTTCTTCTATATAATAGATTCATTCTTTGCATAGTTACATTCTAAAGCATTTAAACGACTGTATAAGGCTTTATGAGTGCATAGGGCGTAAACAGCATTATTGATCTTTGCTGGTATTATCCTTTGGTACAATATTTATTTCTATCTGTCCATCTAAGGCAGATACATAATCTAATAATGTTTGTATGCTAAAATTTGTTTTACCGCTAAACGTACGACTAACATTAGCTTGTTTTATGTTTAATGCTTTCCATATATCTGATTGTGTTTTGTTGTTCTCAATCATGTATATTTTTAATAACTTTATTAAATCGTTTATATTATTAATTTTCATAAAAACTCCTAAATATATCATATTTGTTATTGACATATCATAAAAGATATGGTAATATAATAACTGTGATAAGGATATCACATAAAATATTGTATCAGATTTGATATAAAAAATCAAATTAAAATATCAAAAAAGCTATTGACATAGCATAAAAGATATGATACAATAAAAACAAGTTAAGAGAGAAGCATAAAAAGAGTGGCGATAACAACCGATACTTGAAACACCAGCTTTCAAGCTAATCAATTAACAACAACTTATAAACAGTCTTAAAAAGGAGAGTCAAACAAAAGTAAATCTTAAAAATAAATAAAACGGTTGTACATGATGAAATGTACATAAGGATAATGAAAAAAGGCTTATAAGTGCTGGTAACACCTACAAGCCCATTAAGTATAAAATACTTAGTTCTAGACAATCTAAGTATAACATATCTTAAAAAGTTTTGTCAATTCTGATAAAAAAATTCATTTTTTTGAACGGCAGACAACTAAATAGTTTGTCTTGCATGATGATATATGATAAACCCTAGATAATAGCAAGGTGGTGCTTGCGGGGTTTTGATAAGGCAATAGCCAACGTGGTAAGTAATAGACAAGTGTCAGAGTAGGGAATAAACCGTGACCATAGGGAACACTTGCAAGGAACAACAAACAAAACTTATATATTTGTAATATATAAGGGATAACTTAACATTGAACGGATCTAAACTTAAGGGTATCATTTTTTGATACTCTGTTTTTTTGTAACAAATTGTAGCAACTCTTTTCTTGTCTTAGAGTAGAAAAGGCATGGTTTAAACTTTAAGCAACTTTTTAATGGTTGTTAGTGCTGATTATAGCACAATGGCAAGTATATCAATTAGTAATATATTTGTTTTACAAATGAACGCCAACGGCTTGTACCCTAGTAGTTAGTAATTTGTATACAAATTATATGAACATTGTTCACTGTCTTGCATACCGCTTTAATCGGCATTATAGAACTATTAAATTTTAAAATCTTATCAAGTCTGATAAGTAGAAAGAAGGTATATTATGAATACAAATACAAACGGTTTTACAGCATGGGTTACAAACTTAGGAAAATACAATGAAGGAGAAATCATTGATAAAGCTGTAAATTTTCCACTTATTGATGAAGATGAAATTAAAAACATCTTAAAAGAAATAGGTATTGGTGCAGAGTATGAAGAATATTTTGTTGCTGATTATGATGCAGAGTTTGATACAACGGACTTAGGAGAATACACACCACTTTCAAGACTCCAGGAAATTGGAGAACGGTATTCAGAACTTTCAGATGAAGAAAGAACGGTATTTAATGAAATTAGTTCAGAAACATCAACTTTAGATGAAGCCTTTGACATTGTAGAAGATGGCAATTATATCATTTATTCAGATTGTGACAGCATGAAAGACGTTGCTTATCATTATGTTGATGATACTGGACTACTCGAAAACATTTCAACGAGTGTATCAAATTATTTTGATTATGAAAAATACGGTCGTGAAATGGATATTCGTGGTTGGTATGTTGATTCTAAAGCATTTAACGGCTACATTTCAATTTTAAATTAAGGAGGTATATTATGAACTATTATGATTTAGATGGAATTCAGACAGAAATCAAAAAACAGATCGAAAGAACAAAGTGCTTAATTGAAAAATGGGAGAAAGTTACATATCCAACCAAAAAAGATGGTGCACCATTCAAAAATATGTCAAAGAATTTTGACGGAGCTACATATACGGCAAAAGATAATAGTGCAGAATTATCAATCTGTGGATGGTCTGAGTTCAGCGGTTATGAACACGACTCTATTTTTTGCCACGAAACAAAATACGAGAATAGGCAATATATACCTATTCTTTATGACGTAAATCAGATTAAAGAAAAGATCAATAATAGGATTGACGATTTAAAAGACAATCTTGTTTCATTAGAAAAACAGTTAGAAGTATCTAAAAAAGCATATACAGAATTCCAGGAAGTATATGAAAATATGAGAAATCAGCTAAAAAAATTAAGTGGTTGTGAAAATGAAAAGTATGAAAATACTTTGTTCCATGCAATCTATGGAACTATTGTTAAGCCATATTAGAGAAATAAAAGGAGTGTTTGAACGATGGAACAATATTTATATGCTGATGAATATGATGATAATGAAATTAAAATTCTAACGGTTGGGCAACTGTTAGAATTTTTTAATAAATCGGATGATAAAAAGAACGGTTCAAGTTTAGATGATTATATTAAAGACAATATAAGAATGGATCTTATTGAACCGTTTTGCCCACATAAAGAAGCAGAAACGGTTGTTTGTGATTTACAGCCATTAGCAAAACAGTATATCTTGCAAGAAGCTGAGAAAGTATTCAACGGTATTTCATGGGTAAATACTCAAGAAGAACTTGATAACGTGTATCATGAGAAAGTCAAGAACCTATATGATACAGTTGATTTTTCAGAGTTTGTGGCATATTTATAGATTGAATATCATAGACAAGTCAAAACACGGCTTGTCTATTTTATTGAACCTATAAAGAGAAAGAAAGTCCCGTAAAGGGCAGAAGGAAGGAAGAACAATGGAAAAAGCACAATTACATAAACCAAAACTAACAGATATAGTCATTGCACTTGTAGGAATCGCAATGGCTATTATTACGTTTATCAAGATCCCGCAAGCCTTTATATTAGAAGCGTTCTTATTAATGATTACCGCTGTCTATATGCTTGCGTGTGTTGGATTTTTTGATGATACAGATACAGAATAAGAAAGAAGGTAAATGATTATGAATTTTGAAAAATATAGAGAACTTGACACAATTAAATTGCATGGGATTTCTGCTGACATATTTCAAGAGAATGAACATGGAGAACTTATTGATCCTTTACGTGGAAAGGATGCAGACTGGTTAACGGGAAAATCCACATTAGCAAAAGCGGAAAATTTCAATTTTGAACAATTCGTTCTTAATGAAATCAATCAGCATTTTATTAACAATTTAGAAGCAAAAGATATTTGTATTTGTGGTAGTTGCTTTTCTTTTTGGAAACAAGAAGATGATGATGGTTTAGAAGATGATAATGGAAAATATTTTGTATCCTATGCCGTTAGTATCACAATTAATGGAAAATACATAGATGAAGAAGATTTATACGAACTATTTCCGAATTTTGAATATTAAGAAAGAAGGTAAACACACAATGAGAACAAAACAGAACAAAACAATCAAGATCTTATTAGTCGTAGCATTTATGTTTACGGCTTTTTTAATCTTTGGAAATACTGTACACGCAAAGACAAAAAGAAGCACGTACAGAACGATAAACGGCATTTATAACAGTTACGGCACAATTGATACGGCAGATGGCTATTTCTGGAAAGTACGCAAGGAATCATATGCCTATCCAGAGACTACCGTTGTAACTGTAAAATTCAATACTCACGGCACTAGAAACAAGCTCGATGATTCGATCGTAAAGATCAATGCAAAGAATAAGAACATCCAGCTTGTAAACGATTATATACGCCACGAGTACGACTTAAAAGCCTATAGAGTAAAGTATATCAGCACTGGAAAATTAACCGATAAAATGATCCGTGAACGTGCTGTAAAGCATACGATTTATGTGGAAATTATTAAAAGTGTTTCTGCCGGAGGTAAACATGGAACGTATGGAAAAAACTACTACATTGCGTATAACAAGCGTGTACGCAAGGGAAAACACGTAACAAGTTATTGCATATGGAATCCTTGCAATAGATACTGTGATGATGTAGAAGCGATCGCAGATAATGGAAAAATCAGATAGAAAGAAGGTTAGAACTATGAGAAAAGAAAATACAATGTACACTGGATTTTATGATATTCCTTGTCTTACTGGAAGAAAGAGTTTTTACGGTAAAGCAAAAGAAAGAGTTATCGACAATGGTTACGAGCTTAAATCATATGAAACTATTGTCTGTAAGTTAGTCAACGGAAAACTTATCCGATTGTGGAACGATTACAGCCCAACAACTATGAACCATGTAAACGGCTTCTTAGTGTTCCACGGTATGGAAAAAATCAAGAAAGCTGATTGGATGGCAATGGAAGTTAAGGAAGGAGCGTAAAACTATGACAACGATTACTATATACAGAAACAAAAGGAACAAAAATAAATATATAGAAGTCCATAATGATGGACACTATCATAACTCAGTAAAACAGTTTATGCAATGGAAGAAAGATCACAATGGAAATCAGCTTGCCAAACCGATTAGAAATGAAATGGGTGATCGAGTGTTACATAGATGGAAAAAAGCAAACCTGATGACGTTACTGGAAGATTATGAACTGATTACAGCATAGGAGGATGGAAGATTATGAAAGATGTAACAATGATTATTGAATCAGAAACAGTTGATAAATTTTTTGAAATCTTTTCTGATAGTTGGGATGATACTTTTGCTGGTTGTCTATTAGACAATCATTTTTTTGACATTGGAAAGAACAATTATAAGATAGGTAGGAAAAAGATTAGATCCTACGTTATTATACGTGAAAAATACTTGAACGAATGGAGTAGTTGTTACGAACTGTACATGACAGACAGTGAAAAGAAGTATAGAGAACTGTTGGGTATGTACTATAAGGATCGTGAAGAGTATGAAAAAGAAGAACTAAAAACGGCATAGGAAGAAGGTGGAAATCATGAAAGAAAGAGAATTAAGAACAGCAAAGAAGTTTAACATTTTAGATAAATGTAAATCGTTGGAAAGAGAGCTTCTGCAAATTAATAGAGTTGAAGCGATAGAATTTGATCTTAATGGATTTTACAGTGATATATATCAAGTAATTATCTTAGCAAGATATGATATTCCAATAACTTTAGAAAACTATTTTGAAACACGGAAGGAAGTTGTGAAAAATATCATCAAGGTTGCTGGAAATTATGGATTAACAAGAACAGAAGATCGTATTGAGGACTATGGAACGACATTTTATTTTGTATTTCGTTGTTCTAAAGAATGGAAAAATAAAGAAAACTAAAAGGTAAAGGAAGGTGTATAGAATGGAAATTTTAAAGATGACAAGAACAAACATGGTAGTAATTCAGACAATTGAGAAGGAAGAACGAAATACTTTTGATATTGGAAAAATCAAAGTATCAGCCTTGCCACCGATTGCAAAACGTGATCTTATCGCAGAACTTAAATGCAAGGGCTTCTGCGATGGAATGATTCATACGGCATTACAATGTAGACTGGAAGATCTAAAGGACTATGTGAACGTATGGAAGTATGTGGCGTACATCTTAGCTGTAGAACTGATGGAAAGATTATAGAAGGAAGGTGGAAATTATAATAGTAAGAAATGAATATCCTGACGGTAGAACGGAAATTTTCTGTAACACGCCTGATGAGTATAACGACTTATGCTGTGAGTACGATCTTGAAGATTGCGGTAACAGTGGAAAATATGTTGGATCTAGTTGGTCACACGATGATAAGAACAACGTAGATGTTTATTTTAAATATAAAGAAGAATAGAAAGTAGGTGGAAAGAATGAGTCGCAGAACGACAATGACAGCACTTGTGTGCCACGTAGAACGCAAGTATAACACGTTATACTTTACGGAAAATCCTCCGAACGCTGGAATTAACGATGATTTGTTTGGATACAGATATTTCTTGTTGTATAAGAACACGTTCGGAATTTTTCGGAAATACAGAACGCAAGAAGAAGCAATTAACGGCATGACGGAAATTCTAAAAGAAGATCCGTCAAAATTATTTAGTTACATAGCCAATTAAAGGCTTTTACTACTCATGATGATATGAGTATACACCCTAACGGAAATACTGGACTATTGAAGCTAATAGTTACTTTAAATGAACGGAAAGACTGTACTACTGATTGCTAGTAGTGACGTATTGGAACGGAAAAACTGTGGCGTATGGTAATTTGTGATAGGTTCGATTCCTATCCCGTCACTTTTCACGATGGAAATTATCGTGTATAATAAAGGAAAACTATTAATATTTAAAATCCTGATAGGCAGAAAGAAGGAAATTATGTACGAGTTCAAAGAACTGATCTTGCCTGAACATTTTAGACACGCCTCATACGGTGGATTTTGTGTAAAACCTGGAATGTTTTATGGTGTAGAGAAAGAAACTGGAAAATTAGTTGCCACAACGGGTTGGAACGTAAACGGATTAACAAATATTTATATCCAGCACGAACCAAAGATCCAATGGAACAACGACTTATGGGAAGATCTTTACGATGACCACGGAAAACCTTTAATCACGATTGAAGAGAACGACTTGCAACGGATTAGTGATAAGGTTAAAGATTTTCAGAAAACGGCAATGGATTTTGAAACGTGGGCAGACGAAAACGGATATGATGAAGAATATTGTGAAGATCTTACTAGAGAAGAACTAGATCAGATAGAAGAATCTTATGAATATTATTACTTTATGGAATATCCTGAGTTTGTAATTCAGCTTTTAAAAGAACGTTGGGATTTAGAAAATTATGAAGAATAGGAAGGTGGAAATTATGAAATCATATAAAGAATACGATAGAGAATTTATCGGAGATAGTGACATTGCAGCTTTAATTTTTGTAGGCACAACAAAAGATGGATTGAAGGCAAACATCTTAAATTTTGGCTCTGATGGAAGATATAATGCTTATATTGTGGATGAGAACGCAAAGATCGGAGATCACTATACCTTAGAGATGGAATTTGAAACATCATCAGGATTCAGGGCATGGCTCAAAATCTATGACGATGTAGGATTGATGACAGATTATAAGGCAGACAAAATTAGAGTATATCGTGCTGGAGATTTTGGTTGCATTATTCAGCTTATCGGAAAGAAAGAATAACGGAAAATTTAATACAAGAACAAAGTAATCTAGGAAGATGCAGAAATGTATCTTCCTTTTTTAATGGAAGGAAACGAGGTAAGAGCGAATGAAAGTTAGTAAAGAAGAGTACGAAAGATTAGATTTTGAGGACTTTGTGGAAAAATTAAAACCACAATACAGTACATTATGTAGCCTTGAAGATATGAAAAATGCTTGCGTTGATGCAGTTAACGTGATGGAAGTTAGCCTTGCAATTCATATCCTGGAGCCGATTGAAGAGTACGGTGTATGGTATTACGACTACGATCGAGAAAAGGGTATGCAGTATGTACCGCAGCCATTATCACAAAAAGAGGATCTTGTAAAGGCTGGATACTTAGAATTAGTCGGATAATAAAATGCAGATTTGATGGAAAATTCATCTAAAGTCCGTTTTTTCGGACATTAGAACTTAAAAGAACGAAATTCGTCCTTTAGAGGAAAGATTTTCCCTTAATTGCAAGGGTTTTGTATCGACGAAATTCGTCGGAACAAACGTAGTCCGAAAAAACGGACAACTATAGAAAATAAAAGAAAAGTTTTATCACAGAACAGGAGTGAGAGATTATGAATACAGAAACAAAACAGGAAATTATCGGAATCGTTATGTGTCACGGAGAGAATGATTATGGATACTGGGGAGGATTTTCTCTAACAGAGGAAGAAGAAGAACAGATTTACGAGATCCTGATGCGACATGATACAGAAGGATGCTCTATTAGAGGCACAAGAAATGACATTGCAAACGAGATTAGGGAATAGGAGAGTGATTAGTTATGGAAAATAACGAAGTAAAAAGAATTGCAAACATCTTATTCAATATGTCTTTGGGAATGGACTATGACACGTTCGTAGATGATTGTAAAGAAGATATGAAAATGTTAACTGAAAGCATTGGAAATTTATCTAAGGCAATCGGAAAATTGTCTAAAGCGGATGATTCTCTGTTTTATGTATTGCAGAATATTGCAGATAACAACGCAGATATGGAAAATAGATTGGTCAATGCAGATGGATCTATTAATTAATAGAATGTCAATTTTATTAAAATAATATTGTGTAAAAAGTGTGTAAAATATTATTGACAGTGTGTAGATATTGTGTATAATATAAGTAAGTAAAGGAGACAATACAATGAAGCAGAAAGATTTAATCAAGAAGCTCAAAGCAGGCGGATTTATCTTCGATAGACATGGTAGCAACCATGATATCTACACTAAAGGAGATATATCAGAATCAGTTCCACGGCACAAGGAAGTTGATGAAAGACTTGCTAAAGAGATTCTAAGAAGGAACGGGCTGTTATAATACAGCCTGCCCTTGGAAAATCTTGTTTGCAATCATATATAAGAATAGAGGTGAAAATATGAAAGCAGTATATCCTGTACTATTTACAAAAACCGATGACGGAAAATATTTAATTGAGGCACCAGATTTAAATGTATTAACGGAAGGAAAAGATATGTCGGATGCTATTAAAATGGCACGAGACGCAATGGAATTAACTTGTGTTTCTATGGAAGATAGAGAGGTGGAAATTCCTAAACCAACAAATATTACAGATATCGATATTGCGAAAAGCACATTTTTTGATGAAGGAGAAACTATTATTTCATTGGTTGATATTGATTCAACAGAATATCGAAGAAAAATTGATACAAAATCTGTAAGAAGAAATGTTGCATTACCTAGTTGGTTAAATTATGAAGCAGAACATTCTGGAATTAATGTTTCTAAAGTGTTACAAGATGCACTTATTCAAGTATTGAATGTTACTGATAGACCAAATTATAATAAATAATATATATAAAAACGATTAATTTATTGTCAATAGGCACTTTTAATAGTGCCTATTTTTTAGCAAAGGAGAGTAAAATTATGCCATTGGTTTTATTATTAATAATTATATTTATCGTTCCAGAGGATAGTTTGGAATATATGTTAGGAGCTATCTTAGGTGGTGGCTATGGAATTTTAATGGTTATAGCATTTGTTGCTATTCTGTATGGAATTTATAAGTTCTTTTCCGATCTTTGGAACGGAAGATAGAATGGAAAATATCATTTGATATGGATCATTCTGACACACCAGAAATTGACGAACTAGAATTAGAGTGAATACAAATTAATATAGGTAACTAGGACACTTATGGAAAATTCCAGAGTGTCTTTTTTAATACAAATTTTTACATAAGAAAGGTGGAATTGATTATGAATTTAAACGAAATGGAAATTCCTTGCGATCCAATTTTGGATAAGGCAAAGAGAGATGAACTGGTGCAGAACACAGAACTTTTAAAACAAGTTACGATCAAGCCGATTCCGTGGCTCCCTGGACGAGATTATATCACTACGGAACAGGTAGCACGATTTTTTGATGGAGATGTTGACGAGGTTAAGAGATTGTGTACGAAGTATCGCAAAGAGTTTTTAGACGATGGAATGGAAGTTAAGACGGTGCAGGAGATCATTGATGGTCAGGACGCAGCAACGGAAAAGCAGAAGGGAAGAATCATGGTAACGTATCCGAACGGATTAAATATCTCATTCGGCTATAAAGGTGCTAAGGTGTTTACTCTTAAATGTTTAATCCGACTTTCACTACTGATGGAAACTTCAAGCCTTGCTGAGAACGTAAGACATTATGTTTTTATTAATGACTACATCACGATGGAAGAACGAAGAGAACAAGAACAGGTAGAGGCAGGTGTGCAGCTTGTTGACACAACGGAAATTTTAGGCAGACGAATTGATCTGTATAGAAGTATTGAAGATCCGTTATTCTTAGCAAGAGATGTTGCAGAATGGATTGATTACAGTAAACGTCCTGATGGAAGTTATAGAACGGATAAAATGTTACAGACGATTGATTCAGAAGAAAAATATAAGACCAAAATCTTAACCGCTAATAATGTTAGCGGGTCAAATTTAGGTCAGATTGATTCTACTGGAAAAACCATCAATCCATTTTGGTTTCTCACAGAAGATGGACTTTATGAAGTGTGTATGCAGTCACGTAAACCGATTGCCAAGCAGATGAAGAAGCAGATCAAAGAATACCTTAGAAACATCCGTAAGACAGGCGGTGCAGTTGACTTTGGGAAAGAGTCACAGTTCATTGAACACTACTTCCCGTCATTTTCTGAGGATGTCAAGCTTGCTATGGTAACTGATTTACGAACACAAAACAAAGAACTCAAAGAAGAGAATCAGAAATTGCAGAATGATAATAAGCTATTAGCAGCGGAAATTTTAACGTGGGATGATCGAAACAAGATGAACGCTGGGATTAGGAAGTTGGCTGCGGTTACAGGGACACAATTCTCTGTTATGTGGAACGAGTTGTATAAGAACTTACAGTATAAATATCAGATTGATGTTAAGAAACGTGGAAAGAAACCATTTCTACAGTGGATTCAAGAACATGAATGGGATAAGGTACTGAAAGTCTTTTGTGCAATGTGTGAAGCTAGAAACCTATCTCCAACAGATATGTTCCAACAGACAGCACCAGTGGAAAATTTATATGATAATGAAGATGAGGATGATGAAGTATGGAATTAGAACAGGTTGTTCATTTCTTTGAACAGTTCTGCGGAATATCTTTTGTGTTATATGTGATTGTTTTCCTAGCTTGGTTATCGCTAAGAAAAATTAATCGTGAACATAATAAGGTATATTTAAGCAAATATATAGACGTATTAGAGGAAATATTGGAAGCTATTATGAAGCCTATGAAAGTAATTACGACATTATGGGTTATCGTAGCTTTCGGAATGCTTATTTATCAGCTGATTTAATTCCATATAATAATTTTGGCAAAGAACCGAGTGGAAGGTTCTTTTTATTTTACGGAAATATTTGACGAGAACCGATTTGGCAGGTCGGTTCTTTGTCAAATTTATTATACACAAACTAATGATTCACTAAGCATATAATTGTTAATGGAAAGGGTGTTAATACATAGAGAGCTAATAGGAATAGAATAGGTTTCTATTAGGATTGGCACACTAATAGTTGGAATTAAATGTTGATTTTATTTCTATTGGTTTACGGAATACAGTTATACAAAAATAATGAGTGTAGAGAAAAATAAGACAGTTTAGAAAGGAAGATGAAGAATGAACCTACAGTTAGTAAAAACGGAAAATTTTAATGATATAGCGTGTGATTTTTATAGTGCCGAGGACGATATTTGGATGACAAGAAAGCAGATCGGAGAGGCACTGGAATATGGAGATCCACAGAAAGCAATTGATAATTTGCACAATAGATATAGAGATAGACTGGATAAATATTCAGTTACCCTCAAACTGGGGGCTACTGATAACAAGAAGTATGACACTACACTCTATAATGAACGTGGCGTGATGGAAATTTGTAGATGGAGCAGACAGCCAAAGGCAAACGCCTTCATGGATTGGGTTTGGGACGTGATTTCCTCTTATCGTCATGGAAATTTAAGAACAGGAACTCCCGTAACAACAGTGGAGCAATTTCTTACAGAACAGACAGAACTTATGAGGCAGATGGAAAGAAACAATGAACGCCTATACAATGTTACTATCAAAGGTTTCAATCAGTTGGCAGACATTGTAAAAGAGATGAAAGCCGAACGGAAAGAATTGTATAAGCAGATTGGCAAGTATACGAAAGATATTCCAGTAGTGGATACGGAAAATGCTATTGCAGAATACAAACTTAATGAATGGAAATCCAAGGTGTATTCTATCATTAATGATATTCTAAAAGAATCTGATGAACTAGGAACAACTACTAGAGATATTCTTAAAGAAACATACAGGTATCTTACCAACACATATGGAATTGTGTGGGAACAGGATCGGAAAGAATATAAAGAGAAGTATAATATTAGCGAAAGAGGTAATGTACCAACGATTGATCTTTGCTATGACAAGTACCCTGATCTGCTAGTCAATTCATTGGAAAAACTTCTGCGACAGTTCCGCAAAGAAAATGCACAGCCTGATTGGGAAGAAATGAAAATTAAGATTACTAATTATGCTAATCATATTGGAAATAAATCTAAAGGCGGAACGTCTGTGTATCGGAAAATCTACACTAAGATGACAGAGAATGGAGTTAACTGGGATGGATATGCTCATGGGCTATCTAAATCCCAGCTTATTAAAACAAATGCAACTTTATACAATAGATTTTATGAAGCTGCGGTGGAAATTATTTCAGAAGATTAGAAAGGTGTGGTATAATTATGAAAATATATAACGTGGCAGATTTGCCAGATGAATTTGGATCATGTGTTGAATGTAGGAAATATTCAGATAACGACAAAGGAATGAAGAAGATTATATTTGAATATAAGAATGGAAAATATACTAGCACACAGCCGATTTATTTATGCTCTGAATGTTATGAAAAGTTGTTTCAGGCTATGTGTGAAAACGACATTGATGAATCTATGCTTGCAAACGATACAGAAATGAAACAAATATTCGATCAGAAGGAGTGATAGAAAAATGAATATATTAACATTAAAAGGGAACGGAAAATCTAAATTTCTCAGTGATTTTATTGATAGTTCTCGATCAGAAAAATGTTTTGTAATCATATTTGAAGATGAAAACATTTCTCGCAGTCTGTTTTCAAGATGTGATAATTTTATTTTAGATGATTCGCAGAGCATTAAAGAGGAAATGGAAAAATATTTAGGAATTGTTGAGAATTGGAGTGACAAACTGGAATATTTAATAATATATAGTATAGATAAATCCGAAAAAGATATGATCAATTTGGATGTATATTATTTATTAAATCAGGTTAAAGATCAACCGTTCTTTAAAGAGCTAACTTGCATTGTAGCTTGTAAGGAATAAAGGAATTAAAAAGGAGTGATTAAAATGGAAAAATCTAAAGCATATACATCAGAAAAACCATATATGTGTGTTTACGAAACAAAAGAAGATGGTATTGGCTATGCGACATTTGATAATGAACAGAGTTTATTAGAATTGTTAAATGAGTGCAGAGAAAACGGAGATAAGATTTTAGATGCCTGCAAGGTTGAGGATCGTTATGAATTCAAAGATGGAAAATTTGAGTCTAAATATCAAAGAATGTATGGATATACAATTATCAAAGCGCTTAAAGATAAGAATAAGGAATTAGGTAATAAACTAAGAAAAGTAATTGATGAAAGGATCGCCATAGAAGAAAAACTAGCAGATACAAACATGCCGTATCAAAAATATATGTATTTATTGCGTGATAAAGAGGATATTGAAAAAACAGAAGCAAAGTTAAGTCAAAGGAAACAAATCGTAAGAGATATGTTAGATGTCTGCTATGAAGCGGTATGGGAATGTGACGATCGTATAGATAAAATGAAACTTTGATAGAAAGGAAACGGAAATAAATGGAAGAAAATATCAAAAAAGAAGGAGATTATGAAATCTCAGAAAATGCACTTGGAACATCATATAAACACCCATCATTTGGCATGTTGTCATTTAGGCGTACTCATGGTGGACACAGTAATTTGTTTGGTAGTAGTATCCAACATAATGATACCATCCACATGGTATTAAGATAAGGAAAAGTTACTAGAGGATTAAATGAAGACTGGTATGTTGGTGGACATGAAATTATTGAAGTTGCAATGTCTCAGTCTCAATTTGCAGAAGTTATTACCTCAATGAATGTAGATGCTGGTGTACCTTGTACTATTAAATATATACAAGGCAAAGGACACATTGATGAAGCGGATTTTATTAATAAAAGACAGCAGATTACTAATGAATTTAAAGAGTCTATGAACGAGCGTATGAGCGATGCAAAAGAATTTTATGATGAAGTCAAGGAGCTTTTTACTACGAAGAAATCTATTGGAAAAGGTGATCGAGAAATGATTCTAAGAAGACTTGCCAACGTGACTCAAGGTATGGAATCTAGTTCAAAATTTATCTTTGATCAATTCCAAAATCAGATAGACAAAACAATTACAGAAGCTAAAGGAGAAATCGAGGCTTTTGCACAGAATAAAATTAATGCAATAGCTCAACAGGCTCTTGTAGAACAGAAAGAAGATATTTTAAAATTAGAGAATCCTGTTGATGTAAATCATATGGAACTTGATGAAGAATAAAACGAAAATTTGATAGGCGGTGGTACGAATGGTGGGTTTAAGAGATGGAATTATAGGGAGGTGCTAAATGAGAAAACCAATAACAAAATGTCCGCACTGCGGAAGTGATCGTGGAATGGCTGTTAGGTTTAAAGCTAATGGAACCGATATATATAGTTTTGATGGACATTTGCAAGATGAAGAAATTATTGAATACTGTACATATAATAAATGTATGACATGCTGTGACTGTGGTAAACGTATAATGAGTTATGATGAATTTATGACACATTATGCAATTGATGAATTAACAGGTAAGCATTTAAAACAGTGAAAGGAGAATTTTATCTCCATATATAGAGGGGAGTGATGCCATGAGTAACACAGGATGGATCAAACTCCATCGGAAAATTACAGATCATTGGCTATGGGAAGACAAACCATTTGCCAGAGGACAAGCAATGATTGACTTACTTATTCTCGCAGGTTATAATAATCAACCTAAGTATGTTGATGGAAACTTAGAAATAGTCGAGCGAGGATCGATGGTTACTTCGATCAGAAGATTGTGTGATCGATGGGGGTGGAGTAATTCAAAGGTTATCAAATTTTTAAAGACACTGGAAAACGACAGTATCATACATGTAAAAAGCGACACTAAAAAGACGGTCATAACCATAGTAAATTACAGTGTTTATCAAGGTTTTGTAGACGAACAAGCTACACAGAAACGACACCAAAACGACGCAGAAGCGACACATAAAAAGAAAGTAAAGAATAATAATAAATATAATAATAATAATATAAAGCGATTCACACCGCCTGATTGCGAGCAAGTCTCCAGATATTGTCAACAAAGAAACAATGGGATTGATCCAGAAGAGTTTGTGGATTATTACACAGCCAAAGACTGGATGATGGGCAATAGCAAAATGCAAGACTGGAAGGCAGCAGTACGAAACTGGGAACGGAATCAGGCTAAGAAGAACGCTAAACAAAAGCCAAAGGTAACGAACATTGCACACTTGGAATGTGATCGTGATTATGATTTTGGTGCGTTGGAAAGACAGTTGTTTGAGAAGCAGATGACAGGATAAGTTTGACGAAAGGATGGAAAAATGTCAGAAAATATTTATATTCACTACGGCAGTGATAAGTTTGAGAAAGAGTTGTTTATGCCAATTGTGAACAGAAACATGATTAACAAACCATTTGGCGGTTTATGGGCATCGGATATAAAGGCGGATCAGCCGTGGGAGAAATGGTGTATTGATAATGATTTTAGAATTGATAAACTGGACAAAACTTTAAATTTACATTGGATGATTCGGCAAATATTGTTGAATGGACAGAGAAAGCCGATTTAAAGCAGGTTCCAACTCAAGATCTATCGGGATATCTCCCAAAATATTTATTTGATACAATGGGCGTTGTGCCAGATTTTGAGAAGATGGTCGAAGGTGGAGTTGATGCAATTAAGCTTAATTTATCAAAAGGTGATTACGAGTTATATTATGAGCTTTACGGTTGGGATTGTGATAGTATTCTGATCATGAATCCTGATATTATTAGACCATTGTAGAAATTGAATAACAGAATGAGATTGAGAAGCTTATGGGCTTCTTTTTGTTTTGCCTAAATTTAGAGAATAGGAGTGAGAATTATGGAATTAATCGAAGTAGAAATTAGACCAGAAGTACGTGAACAGTGCAATAATTAGAGAGGAGATTGGAACAATGAAATTATACGGAACAGTGAATACAGAGGTTGATGTGAGTAAATATAATATATTAATAGCTGCGGCTCAAATACTATACGATGGACATCTATATGATAGTTGGGGAATTCATACAGAGTTATTGGAGTCAGATCATAGAGAAAATAACACTGGTAAAAGAGGATTATTTAAGGTTGAAGATATATCATATCATGGTTCCCCAGTATGGAAATATACATTGATTACTGACGATGAAAATGCAATAAATGATTTTCTGCTGGCACAGGAAATAGAAAAAGTAATTAAGAGAGTGTAAGAATAACTAAGAGAGGTGAGATTATTATGGCAGCAACACAATTTGAAGTTATTGAAACAGTAAACAATAATAACGCAGAAGAATCTGAAACAAAGATTAAAAGACGTAAGGATGGAAGTCCTAAATGGACTCGATCTAACAAACAGAAAGGCGTATCATCTTTAGTGTATCCGATCAAGGACAGAAAACAATTTGCAGCCTTTAATGCATATTTTAGAGACCAGATTGATAAATCGTACACAGAGTACAAACGATATGTAGCTGCCAGAAACAATCTTTTGGTTACAGTTGGAAACAATACAGCATATCGTATCTCTGATATCGTCAGACTCAAATGGGGCGATTTATTAGACGATAAGACTCGTAAGCAGGAAAAGAAAACAAAGAAATTCAGAACTGTATACTTTAACGATTTGGTAACTGAAGCAGTGGATATTTTCTTTGAAGCTGTTGCAGGAACTAAATATGATGTCAAGATTGATGGCGAAGTGCCAATGGATGATTATGTTTTTGGAACATGTAAGTCTGGATCAGGACACATGACTGAAGCAAATGCTTTGGATTTTGTTAAAAAAGGTGCTAAAGCAGTTGGAATTGAGGACAATATTGGTACGCATACATTACGAAAGAACTTTGTGTATTGGACACTTGTCGATCATAAAGATGATCAGAACGTATTGTATACACTTATGAGATTATTGAATCATAGTAGCCCTGCAATGACATTTCTGTATGCAACAATCACAGAGGAAGAAACTCATGTATTGTTTGATGATATTGCGCAGACATACAAGGAAATTATCAGTGGGGCTTTTAACGGATTGAAGGAAAATGTTGTTAATGTGAGTTATGATAGAGTTATGGAGATTATCAAGTTTGCTTATAAGACTGGCAAAGATGATGCAGATCAAGATGATAGAGTACATGAAGATAATATGCAGGCATTAGAAGAGTTATTGGAAGGAGTAATTGTATGATATTTGTAACAGGAGATACACATGGGGATTGGATGACTCGATTAAACAGTCGTTCTTTCCCAGAGGGAGTTGAGTTAACCAAAGATGATTATGTGATTATCTGCGGAGATTTTGGACTGTGGCATGACACAAAAGAAGAACGATATAATCTGGAATGGTTAGATAACAAGCCATTTACTACATTGTTTGTATGTGGGAATCATGAAAATTACGACCGCTTATATCAATATCCTGTAGAGAAATGGTGTGGCGGAAAGATTCACAAGATCAAAGACTCTGTATTTCATCTTATGCGTGGACAGGTGTTTGAAATTCAAGGAAAGAAATTCTTTACATTTGGCGGTGCCAGTTCCCATGATGTGCAAGATGGAATTTTAGAGCCAGACGATCCAAGAATTAATGAATGGTACAGAGATTATGACAAAATGTTTAGGATTAATCATGTGAGCTGGTGGAAAGAAGAATTGCCATCTGATAAAGAGATGGCAGAAGGTGTGATGAATTTAGAGAAAAATGACTTCCAAGTAGATTACGTTATTACACATAGTCCATACACATCTGTTTTAAGACAAATGGATCAAGGATCAGGAGTGTACAAATCTGACAAGTTAACGGATTATTTACAGCAAATAAAAGACAAAGTGATTTATCAAAAATGGTTCTTTGGGCATATGCATGTGAACCAGAACTTTCCAGAAGATAATGCGATTGCAATTTACGAACAAATTATTAGGATTTTATAGGAGAATTTTGTATGAAGATAAATACGATTAGACAAAATAAGGAAGAAAAGAAAGCAAACCAGAATCTTATGTGGATTTCAGCAGAGATTCCACCATTAAAACCAGATAATGCATCACGTTACATGAGGTATAAAACATATCCTGTTATTGTGGATTACAAATATAATGATGGATGTGTGGACGAAGTGCTTGATTTTTGTGACTATGATTTTGAAGAAAAGAAATGGAAACTGGATAAGCCTCATAAAGTTAGACAGTATTTCCCCCTTCCAAGTAAGCACAAAGTAAAGTGTTCGAACAAAAAGAGAACATCTGTTCGAAAAATATCTTGATTTTGTTCTATGGTAGCATTATAATAAGAAATGTAGAGATTCTTTGTTCACAACAAAAATTAACTTTCTTTCTTGCACCTATTGACAGGGTGCAAAAAGTATGGTATATTTAATTCATGAAAACAAAAAATGCAACTGGGGAAAGTTGAGGGACGTAAAAATGAACGGATATACTAACAAAGAAAGAAAAGGAAACGATAACAGAAAAAGAAAAGAATATGTATATGGCAAATATCAAAATCCTCAAGTTTGGGGAATATATTTTGCAGATTTGCCGAAAATTGAAGGTAGTCATATCTTGCATGGGAAAAGACCAGTCATCGTATATTCTAATAATATTTGTAATAATACGAGCACAGAGATTAACGTGTATCCAATTACAAAAAAATTAAGGAACTGGATACCGACACATGTAACCATTTATCCAAATACCAGTAATGGATTAAAAATGGTATCACAGGTGTATTTAGAGCAAGGAAGAACAATTCCAAAGAATAATCTTTTAGAGTATTGGGGAAGAATATCTGATCTATCTTTAATGTTAAAAATAGGACATGGCATTTTAATACAAAACGGCATGTTATCGTACATGAATGCAATGGCATCCTAGAAATGGAGAATATTATGAATAATAAAGAATTGATACAAAATTATATAGATTCTCACGTATCAGAATCACGTCGCCCAACATGGAATTGGTTATTAGATTCTGATATTGCGGACGACAATGAATCTGGGTTAACGTATGCACCAGGTACAATCCAAGAGGCTATATTATCAGATACTAGAGGTAAAAAAACCAAAAGTATGAATTCTATTAAAAAAAGATATGACCAGCTCGTTAAACTGTATACTTATGCATATGAACAAAATTATATTAAATATAATCCATTTGTTAATGATAAATTTATAAACTTGCAATTAGCAGTTGATATATATTTCTCAAATAGAGTTAATGTTAATTATGTTACACCAGATAAAATAAATGCGTTTATTTCGAATCTTATGTCGTGCAATGCATCAGCCGATACCAAATTGAATACTAGATTTCACATTGTGAGTTTATATAATGGGATAAATGGAAAGGAGTTAAGAAATCTAAAATTCTCAGATATTAATCAAAATGATTTAACAATTTTTGGGAAACCAGTCTCCAAAGATTTTATCGAGACATTGAATGAATATAAATTGAAAATGGGAGATACGAATATATATGATGATTTTGTATTAATACCACGAAAAAAATGTAATAATATAGAAGAATATCAAGCAGAGCAAAAGAGGATCTATAATAATGTGCAGTCTCAATTAGAATTAACTGGTAACACTTTATCTTATGAGAAATTGACAACCATTGATGTTATTAATTCTGGTTTTATACAATATTTAAAATCTAAAATGGATATCAAGGCAATTGCAGATTTATATTATATTAAATCAAAAGAAGGAATCGCACGATCTATAATCGCACGTCAATTTAGTGATATTGCAATTGATTTTTATTATAATTATTATATATCATATAGAATAAAAAAGAAACAATTTAGTGATCGTCAAACGGTAATCGGTAAAACTATTGGTTATTTATATAAAGATGAGGACTATAAGAATTATCGTGTACATCAAATCATGACGGAGTGAAGGAAGGTATATGTATGGACAATCAAATATTAGAAATGTTAGCAGCAAATCAATCAAATCAAATGCATATTGATGTACTTGATTTACACTCATCAGAAATGTCATCGTGGTTTCTGAGTGAATATAAGATTCGAGCAGATGATAGAAAGATGAAGATCTATGGCAAAGATAAAGATCTTTCATATCATTGGATCGAATTTATTCAAGATGAGAATTTGTTCTCTCATATTAGGCAGGACGACATATTTGACATAATCAAATGCCTGCAATTTACATACAAAGAGAGATACAATGTTGGAATAAAAATACAGACAATAAAAAAGAAAGCAGAAGTCTTTGGTAAAACTTCTACTTTCACACAAACTAAAAATTTCAACTAAACAAATCATAGATAACAAAAAAGGATTTTTTGAATCTACCGTGTTGGCAGCACGATAGAAAATCGAATTTGATATTTAGAATTGTTTAATAGATAAGGATATTATTATCCTTAAAATCATTATAACAATTCTAAACATGTTCGTCAACATGAAAATTTTTCCAAAAAACTACAATTAAATACAGGAGTGATGTATGAAATACATAATTACGAATGGAGAGTTCTATGTGAAAAGAGATCATGCAAGAAATAAATACGTTCGTGATAATCGTAAGTCTGAAGCTACTCAATTTACCTCTAAGCAAGCAAAGCACATTTTAGGTTTGAAGCATAAATATACGTGGATGAAAGACGGATTTTATGCCAGAGAAATTGAGCTAGGTAAAATTGGCAAACCCATGGAATCTAGTGAAATAATGCGTAAGGGTAATGGAAATTGCTTTATGGATTGGGAATGTGATAATACATTGATCGACAATATAGAGACTGAGGAAAGAGCCATAGTAGGGCTTTTAGCATATGACTCAGATCAATTAGGAGAAAAGAAGTTTGAATTAGAGCAGGCGTTATCATATGCCGACTCTGCCAGAAGCGATATTCTTCATGCGATTGAGTTTAAAAAGATTGATGCTGCGAAACGTGCTGTGATTGTTGGGTATCTTAAAACCTTACAAGAATTGCATAGAAAGATCAAGAATTGTATTCGATACATAGAAGTGATGCAAAATTGCATGGATAATCAGAAAGACATATGTACTTTGAAGAAAGAATTAAAAGATGCAGAGCATAAACCATATGTCGGTAGAACAAAGTATTATGAGCTAATTCAAAATATAATCGGGTAGAGTTTCTTCCTTATTATATATGATGACTCGCACAGGCATTTGTGCAAAATTAAAATATAAAATTATAACTTAGGAGGTATTTAATGTCAGAAGAAAAGAATATGGTAAATGAAGGATTAAACACATTGGTGTTTAATAATGATGAATTTGGGAATATCAGAACGGTAATCTTAAACAATAACCCGTGGTTCGTAGGGAAAGATGTAGCTGAGTGTCTTGGTTATACAAATTCGAAGAAAGCAATTCGAGATCATGTTGACGATGAAGATAAAATTATTGGGGAACGAAACGTTACCCCATCTATAACAGACAAATTAGGGCGAGTTCAATACCCAGTGTTTATTAATGAGTCAGGACTTTATGCATTAATCTTTGGAAGTAAGCTTGATAAGGCAAAAGAATTCAAGCATTGGGTAACATCAGAAGTTCTTCCGCAGATTCGTAAGACGGGCGGATATATTCCAATTGAAAAAGATGATGATGATTTAACTATCATGGCGAAAGCATTGAATATTATGCAAAACACTTTGGAGCAAAAGGATGAACTATTAGCCCAGAAAGAAGAAGTTATCAGTAAACAGAAGCCACTTGTTGATTTTGCCAATACGGTCAGTGCCACACCAACAATGGTTGATATGAAAACAATGGCAAAGCTTCTTGAGAAAGAAAATCAAGATATTCATATGGGCAGAAACAAATTATTTGCGTGGTTAAGAAAAGAAGGGTATCTCATGTCAGATAATACCCCATATGAAAGATATGTTAAGCAGGGCATTTTCAAATTAACAGAAGGTGAAGTTGAAACTAAGAATGGAAACAAGTTGATCACCAAAACATATGTGACTGGCAAAGGGCAATTATACTTGGCAAAGAAATTAGCACAATACTTTGCCTCACAGAGTGCATCAGCTTAGAGAGGAGACAAAGAATGGATGAAAATAAAACGGGCGTTTGGATACGGACTAAAAATGGACAAGAACTTAAATATAATTCACGTATGATGAAATTATTTGATGTAGGAGATATTGTCGAAGTAGATAATGATGATGTATATGCAAAATTTAAAATTGAGATTGTTGAATTAAAAAATGCTTCACGAATTGTTGCTACTTACACAATAAAACCTCAAGGTAAGATTATTAGAACAACACATCCTTGGCGATATGTTGCACTTCATGATGCTGAATCAATCGAAATGGATGTGTACATCAATGATAAGATATTGGTTATTGTTCCACCATGGTATAAAAAAGAACAGTATAGAAATCAGTGCATACGATCAACAGAAGCGAGCATTACTATAACAAGAAAGGAATCAGTAAGAACAATGAATGAGGATCTTGAGATTCATACAGGTACGATTTTAGCTGACGAAATAAAAATTGGAACATTAGCCCCACCACCACTTTCAGAAAGAAGAGTGTCTGTTCTGCCACACTATCAGCAAAAACCAATTACCGCAACGTCAGAAGCAGAAAAGAATTGGTGGAAAGAATGTTGTGGAGGATCCGAAACTGAACGTGGATTACGAGCAGACGCACCAACACTTGATGATTGGAATGGTGAAATGAGTGCAACTTTAACATTTGCGTCAGAAAAATTGGATGAAATCATGAGTGAACTTACAGGAAACGAAGAGGAGAAAGATATGAATATAAAAAATCTAAAAGAAATGATTAAGAGACCGATTTATGTTGATAAAGAAATTACAGTAAAAGAACCAATGTTAGACAATAACGGTAAACAGATTGAAAAAGATGGCGAACCAGTGTTTAAAGTAAAACATTATCATGGAATGGTTAAAATCTTATGGACTTCTGGAGCGGAAACTGTTGCGTATGTAGAAGGAAATGATGTGTATGACAGAGAAAATGGCTTCAAAACCTGTGTATTAAAATACCTTTGCGGCAACGCAGGGGCTTATGATGCAGTTGATTTCTGGACAAACAAATATGTGAAATATCCAAGCAGCTGTATTGAAGTGACAGAAAACTTATGTAAATTGGAAAAGATTCTGGAGAAAGATAAGTATAGAAAAGATGATCAGAAAGGTTTACCTCATGCGAAGTTCTTAAGAAGAATAGGTTTGCTTTCAGGTGGTTCTGTTGCTGGTAAACTGATTTACAAAAACTGTGATATGAAGTATGTTAATGAATTCAAAAAACTTGCCAAGAAATATTTTCCAGAACTTCAGGGTAAAGAAATTTATGTGAATGGTAACAAGAACGATGAAATTTTTGTAGCAATTAAATAATACATAAAAAGGAGATAAAGTATGTGTACACCAATGAATGAAAGCTGGAGTAACTTTTTAAGCAAATTGTCAGAGCGTTTAAATAAAATGCTCGACTATGTAGAGAAAAACAATTCTACATTGTATGAAACCGATATTGATAAGGATGAACTTTGGGAAGTATATCTGAGTAGTTTCCCTGAAGGAACTAACAAAATGTATCGCAAGCGAAGAGAATATGACTGTGGTCATTGTCGAAACTTTATTAAAACAATCGGTGGAGCTGTGACAATTGTTGACGGTAAGATTCATACGATCTGGGAGATCGACACTGATGATGTCGTATTTCAGCCAGTAGTTGATGCTTTACGAACATATGTAGAATCAAAGCCAATCAAAGATATTTGGAGACATTTTACAAATACAGTTGGAGTAAAAAGTACAAATGAGTATACAGAAGATAAGCAGATTATCAAATGGACTCATATGTATACACCGATTCCAGAGAGATTACTAGAAAGAAAATCCGATATTCCTACAGCAAAAGCAAAAGTTAGAGATCGAAAGAGCGTGTTCAAAAGATCGCTTGATGAAATCACAGAAGAAGCTGTTGATACGGTATTAGAACTGATCGCTTCAAATACTCTTTATAGAGGACAGGAATGGGAAAGAATCTTAAAGGACTTTAGAAAATATCAGCGAGAATACAATAGTTTATCCGATGAAGAGAAAGATACATACACATGGGCAAAAGCCATGACGATCGGAGATGTAATTGGTCGTATTAGAAACCATAGTATTGGTACATTGCTTGTAAATATCAGTGAGGATATGGACTTAGATAATGCGGTTAAGGCTTATGAAAATGTTGTAGCTCCTGCGAATTACAAACGACCAAAGGCAATTTTTACAAAGAAAATGCTTGAGGATGCAAAGAAAACTGTGACTGATTTAGGATATATGGATTCATTACAGCGTAGATTTGCGAAACTTGATGATATTACAGTCAACAATATCCTGTTTTGTAATCGTGATGCAGCACCACGTATTCAGGGCGGTTTAGATATTTTCGATGAGATGAGTAAGGAAGTTGCTGTAAATCCTAAGAAGTTCTCTAAAGTCGAAGAAATCAGTGCAGAGAAATTCGTATCAGATGTACTTCCAACGGCAAAAGAATTAGAAGTTCTGTTTGAAAATCGTCACAAGAAGAATATGGTTTCACTGATCGCACCTGTAAATAAAGATGCTAAGAACATGATGAAGTGGAGTAATCCTTTCAGCTGGGCATATTCAGGAAATATGACAGACAGTGAAATGAAAGAAAGAGTTAAGAACGCAGGTGGTGCAGTTGATGGAGTTTTAAGATTCTCAATTCAGTGGAATGCAAATACAGATTGGAATCAGGATGATTTTGATGCACATTGCAGAACTCCACGTCATCATATCTATTATGCTTCAATGCATGATTATGCAACTGGTGGAAGCCTTGATGTTGATGTAACTCATCCACATAGAGGAGAGCCTGCCGTAGAAAATATTACATGGGCAGATAAATCCAAAATGGTTGACGGAGAATATGAATTTTTCGTAAGAAATTTTGCTCATAGAAATGGAGTTTCTGGATTTACAGCAGAGATTGAATTTGATGGACAGATTTATGAATTTGAATATGATAAGCCTTTACGTCAGAACGAAGATGTTCCAGTGGCTACAGTTACATTAAAAGATGGAGTATTCACAATCAAAGAGAAACTTCCATCAACAACATCTTCAAGAGAAATCTGGGGAATCAATACAAATCAGTTTGTGCCAGTAACAGTAATGTGTTATTCACCTAACTATTGGGACGAGCAGACAGGTATTGGACATAAACATTATCTGTTTATGTTAAACGGATGTGTAAATGAAGATACTCCAAATGGATTCTTCAATGAGTTTTTGAAGCAGGAATTAGTACAGCACAAGAGAGTATTCGAGGCTTTAGGAAACAAAATGCATGTCGCAGATGATCCAAACCAGTTATCAGGAATTGGCTTCAGCTCTACAAAGCGAGATGATGTGATTGTTAAAGTCAAGGGTGCAACAGAAAGAGTTCTTAAAATTAAATTTTAACATAAAAAGGAGATTAAATTATGACAACAGAAAAGTTATTCGAAATGGCAACAAGAAGCAAATTGAGATTCCCATCAACAAAGGGAGAATTATCCGTAGAAGATTTATGGGATTTATCTGATAAAGATTTAGACGTGGTTTATAAAAATCTGAAAGATCAGGAAGTTAAATCTTCAGAAGAAAGTCTGTTGGATGATGCAAATGTTGATCCAAAATTAACGGCTGCGATTGGTATTGTGAAGTATATCTTTACAACAAAACGTAATGAGAGACTTGCTGAAAAGGAACGTATTAATAAGAAACTGACACAGAGAAAATATATTGATGCTCTTTCCAAGAAACAGGATGAGGCTATTGAGAAGATGTCAGAAGCAGAATTACGTGCAATGATTGATTCGTTAGAAGATTAAGATAATACACCTTCCCGTCAAATTTGACGGGTGGGTGCTTAAAGAAAGGAGACTGGAATGATTTATAAATTAGAATTAGGCGACTGGTCGGAAGATGGGCATAAAATATCAGAAAGTTTTTTATTTGATTGTAACTATGATATTCATAAAATTCGACAAGCGTATAAAGACAGTTGTAAAAAGCTAGGAGTAGCTTTTAATTACAATGAAGATTATACGGGTCTAGGTCTTGGTTATAGAAGTGAGAGACTGATTTGGACAGAGTATCAAGAATCAGAAATGAGCGAAACAGCATTTGAAATTTTAAATAATTCTGGGTGTTTTAAAGAGGTTGATTTCTATAAAGAAGATGGCGTGTATTATATTGAAGAAAGGAAAGATTGTGCAAAACTTATTATGAATTTTATCGCACTGTCTATGCCTGAAGATTTTCGATATAAGCTTGTCCAAGAGCCAAAAGTTGAATCGATTAATAGTTGGAATGATGAACTGAGACAGCACTTTGGGTATGGATTATTTGATTAATAAAACAGTAATTTAAAGGAAGGAAAATATGGAAGTTACAGCAAAATGGACAGGTTGCGATTTTGCACATTGCGTTGGGGAATGGAAGCTTTATGTTGATGGCAAGGATGTTACAGATAAGATTCCAGAAGACTTACGCACAGAATCTATGAATACGTATAAGAGATATGAACGATGGTATTTTAAGGGTTGGGACGTAGAATGGGAATCATATTATGACGGACTAAAGCAAGATGAATGGATTGAGTCTAATAAATATTGGTTAGATGAAATCACAACAGATATTGAAATTCAACGTCAAATTTTCAAAGCAATTAATGAACAAGATTTTCGCCCTAACTCATGTGGTGGGTGTATTTAGTAACTAGGTTATAACACGAAGGTGCTATGATAAATAAATTTTAAACAAAGGAGATATTTATGATTAACATGAATGGACTAACAGACAAGCAAGTATCGGATAATCGACGAATGCATGGTTCGAACAAGTTACCAGAACCACCAATGAAAACTTGGGTGGATTTCGCAATAGATGCATTGAAAGATCCGACTTTAATGATTTTAATTGTAATTGCTGTATTACAGCTAGTACTTGCCGTAGCAGGAGTAATGAGTTTTTCGGAACCAATTGCAGTTTTAGTTGTACTTGCTCTCGCAACAACATTATCTGTCAAGACAGGGCTTGATTCTCAGAAATCAAAGGCTGATTTAAAAGTAGAAACATCAACGAGATATTGTGAAGTTATTAGAAATGGCAAGATTCAGACAATTAATACGGATGATATTGTAGTAGATGATATTGTTCTGGTTGGTACTGGACAACAAATTTTTGCAGACGGATATATTATTGATGGCAAGATTACAGTTAACAATTCGGCAATCAATGGGGAAACAAAAGAAATCGAGAAAACTCCGATCGAGAATTTTAATTTTCATGCACGAGTAGATTCATCTACAGACGCATATGTGAATCAGAATTCATTATTCGCAGGCACACAGGTTATGTCTGGCGAAGGTAAGATGATTGTAACGCAGGTTGGTATCAATACAGTTAATGGAGATACACTTGTAAAGAGTCAGACATTAGAAGCTCCAGAAACAGCATTAGATATTGCGTTAGGAAACCTTGCAGCGTTCATCACAAAATGGGGATCTCTAGCAGCTACACTTACATTTATTGTCCTAGTTGCAACAGGCATTGCAAGTCTTGGTTTTGATAAATATTTTGATGGTGGAGTACTAGAAATTCTTAAGAAGTTTGCTCAGAATTTATCTGTAGCAGTATCAATTGTGGTCGCTGCGGTTCCCGAAGGATTACCACTGATTATCGAATTAGTTACTAAACAGAATGTGAGTACAATGAAGAAGTTTAATATTCTTGCTAAGAATCCAAATAAGATTCCAGAACTTGCTTATGTAGATTTAATTTGTACAGATAAGACAGGAACACTTACAACAGGTGTAATGACACCAGATAGAATCATTGATGGCGCAGGCAACGATATTACAAAGAATTGTAGTACATTTGAACCTTTAGTGAATAACATTTGCTTAAACAACAGTGCAGTATTTGATGATCATGGCAATATCACAGGCGGCAACTCTATTGACAGAGCAACCTTAAGTTTAATTCCTTATGATAGATATTATACGGTGTCTGGAATTGACGGGCTTGGGCAGAAGAATAAACAGGTTTTTAGTAGCTCTAATAAGTATTCTGCTTATGAATGCAAGAAAGGTCTTACATATTATAAGGGAGCACCTGAAAAATTAATTGCAAATTGCAAATATTATTACGATGGCAACGAAGTCAAAGAAATGACTAAAGAAGTCGTAAACAACATAAATAAGGCAATCAGTAATATGACTTCTCAGGCAATGCGTTGTATCGCACTAACAGAAAATATTGGATCTATCACAGAAAATCAGCTACCAGACAATATGACTCTTATCGGGGTTATTGGTGTGGTTGATCCAGTAAGACAGGAAGTTCCAAACGCTGTAAAAATTGCACATAAGGCAGGCATTCAGATTATTGAAATTACAGGAGATTGCATTGAAACGGCCAAAGCTGTAGCAATCAAGAGTGGTATCTACGAAGAAAATGGTAAAGATATTGCTCTGACGGACAGTGAATTTGTTAACTTAAGTGACGAAAAGGTAAAAGAAATTCTTCCAAACCTACGTGTCATTGCGAGATGTTCACCACAGACAAAACTGAGATTAGTGACTCTAGCACAGGAAGTTGGACGATCTGTAGCAATGACAGGTGACGGAGTAAATGACTCCGCTGCATTAAAGAAATCAGATGTTGGTTTTGGTATGCAGAGTGGTAGCGATGTAGCGAAAGAAGCTTCAGATATTATTTTAACTGATGATAACTTTGCTTCAATCGTTAAAGGTGTAGAGCTTGGACGCACATTTATGCATAATATCATGATGTTCTTAGAATTTCAGCTACCAATTAATATTGCATTGTTGATTCTAAGTACAATTTATCCGTTAGTAGCAACAGGAGCATTCTTAGCATCTGTACAGATTTTGATTATCAATATTATCATGGATTCGCTTAACTCTTTATCATTTGGTGGAGAGCCACCGAAAGAGGAGTATATGTCTGAACGACCTATTGTTAAAGGATCTGGATTATTTATTCGTGGAGCAAAACAGAGAATTGCGATTACTACAATAGGATTTATCGCACTATATGGTGTTTTGATCTTATCACCAATTTCAAAAATATTTGGAACAGATGAGCTAGGAATGACAGCGAGATTTGCATTGCTATGTTTTATGGCAGTATTTAATGGATTCAATATCAGAACAGATTCGTTCAACTTATTTAAAGGCATTGGTAAAAATAAGTTATTCATTGAAATTGCAGTAGGAATTTTCGCATTCACAGTATTGTTGTGTAATGTAGCAAGTTCATTAGTAAATACAGTAGCATTAGATGTAACACATTGGTTTACAATTATCATTTTAGCGTTGATGATCGTACCTATTGATTTTTTACGCAAAGTGATTGTAAATAAACAGAAATAAAGGAGATATATGTATGGGATTATTTGACAAATTATTTGGGAAACAGCACAATTCACAGACTTCCGCACCAGTGGCAAGCACGACAATGGACAATAGAGGAGCTTCGGCTCCCCAGAGTCCTGCCAACTCAGCGGTAATCGATATGTCTAAATCAGCACAGAGTTTAAATAAAGTTCTGATTGATATGTCGAAAGACCGAAAAGTGAATATGAATGATCATATTGCAAGAGTTGCTTTAGCAATGGACTACTCAGGAAGTATGAGCAATTTATTTAGCAATGGTTCTGTTCAGGATGTAGTAACAAGATTACTTCCAATTGCATTAAAGTTTGATGATAATGGAGAGCTAGAATCATGGCTATTTTCAAATGGCTTTGACAGACTGGATGCAGTTACAATCAACAATTACAAGAATTATGTAAGAAAAGAAATGATGGGATCTCACATGAATATGGGTGGTACGAATTATGCACCAGTTCTTACAGACATGGTTCATTACTACAAAGATGTGGAGCCAAGTGATATTCCTGCATTTATTATTTTTATTACAGATGGAGAGAACTGGGATACAAGCGAAACAGATGATATCGTAAGAGAATTATCTGAATATAACATTTTCGTGCAGTTTATTGGTATCGGTGATGAGGACTTCAATTATCTGAAGAAACTTGACGATCTTAAGGGGCGTACACATGACAATACAGGGTTCACAGCAGTAAAAGACATGAATCGTATGTCTGGTGAGGAGTTATATACAGAAATTTTAAGACAGTACATTGATTGGTTAAATAACAAATAAGAAAGTAGAGGTATAACAATATGGCAGTAATTAATATGAGTAAAAATCAGAAAATTGACATGGTAAAAGAAGATGGGTCAGCAATGAAGAAAATTTTTCTTGGTATTAACTGGGATATGAACAGATATTCTGGCGAAGCACCAAATGATTGTGACCTTGCAGGATTCGTAACAGATGATAACCGACAGGTGAGATATCCACAGGATGTTGTCAATTGGTTAACTTACTCACCTCAGACATATAATTGGGTTGAATATTCAGGAGACAACAGAGATGGGAATGATTCTCAGGGTATGAACTATAGAGGTAAACATTATGATGAATATTTCATTGTAGATGCAACAAAGTTCCCTTCAGACAGATCTGAATTTATTCTTGGAGTAGGAATTTACAGAGCTATTCAGAGACTTCAGAACTTTGGTATGGTCGAAAATGCATCTGTTATGGTTTGCGATTACGATGATGAAAATAGCGATCAGTATGTATATGATCTTACAGAAAATAAGAACTTTGAAACACTCAATGCAGTTGAAATCGGTAGATTATATAAAAGTGGGGATGGCTTCAGATGGCAGGCACTTGGATCAGGATATGTTGGTGGTATTCCAGAACTATATAAAAATTTTGGGCTGTCAATCAATGAAGATTTTGATCGTAAAGGTGATCCAGAAAAAGGAGAAATTATTCAGTATTAGAAAGGGATTATTATGGTAGTAATTTTTATTTGTATAATCGCAGCAGTGGTCGCATATTTAGCATTTACTAAAAATGGTCAGCAGATTAAAAATAGAGCATCTGGAACAGTTGCAGAGAAAATCAAAGACGATGCAATGACCCCAGAGGGAGCAAAGGCAAGATATAATACTGCAATTAGAGATAAACAGGAATTTTATCAGAAGGTTACTGGTACTTATACTCTTGTAGCTGGCAAATTAAAAGCAATGGAGGAAGATCTTCAGAAGACTAAGAAAGATATCTTAAGAGTACAGACTTCCATTAATCAGTGTCTTGATAATAATGATGATAAAAGAGCAATGTATTATGCCCAGAAATTAGTTACACTACAGAATCAGCAGACGGTATATGAAAGTAAATTGCCAGAATTACAGGCTAAGAAAGATGAACAAGAAGAACTGAAAAATCGAGCTTACGATGAATTGCTTAAATTAAAAGGCGAGAAAGACACGGTAATTCTTCAGATGGAAGCCGATCAGCAGATTTCAGAGTTACAGAAAAGCTTAGACAAATTTAATAACTCCAATGCTGCTCAGGAAGGATTGGAAGAAGTTCGAGAGGGAGCTAGAAGACTTAATGAGCAGGCAAAAGGAGCATCTGTAGCATATGAATCTAGTGCAGAAACATTAGATTATCGTATGGAGCAGGATGAACGACAGCAGGAAGCTCAGGCTATCTTAGATCAGATGAAAAACGCTCGTAAATAGCGGATAAACTCATCTACAAAAATTAATTTCACAAACATAAAACTGGCATTTTATGGCACTATAAACCACAATATATAGTGTTTACTCAATTATCAAGCCACTATATATAGTTGTATAAAGTGCCAGTTATGGAAACATAGCTCAGTTGGTAGAGCAGGCAATACATAACATTCTTTTTCTACCTCCGTATAAGTATTTTTATATTATTTACATTTTAATTTTTCATCACATATAAATTGCCGACACAGGTTCGATCCCTGTTGTTTCCACTAAAAAAGACCTCAACCTAAATGGTCAAAGTCTTTTTGATTAATCGTTTGGTATGACCTCGATAACATCTTCAACTTTGCAATCAAGATATAAGCAAATTTTGTCAATGTTTTCGAGACTGATATATTGGTGCTTTGCCATCTTAGCAATAGTACCAGGACTCATATGCAATGCGGTTCGCAAATCAGATTTTGTCATACTCTTTTTCGCTAAAGTAACGAAAAGCGGTTTATAACTTATCATATGATATACCTCCACATCTATATTGTAGCATATTACATACTAGATGTAAAATAAAATATTCAAGAAGTTGAAGATTTTGTATTGACACTATCTGCAAGAAATGGTATATTATATTCAACAAATGAAAGATAAACTTTAAGAAAACGAAGTAAAGGAGTGAGAAAATGTCAAATAAAATTTACAGATATTATCAACCAAACGATAAAGATACGAAAGACAATCATTCAGATTGCGTGATCAGAGCATTAACGAAAGTTCTTGACAAAGAATGGTTAACGACATTTGATGAGTTGTTATCATATGCAAGGGATATGCAGTGTATGCCGTCAGAGCGAAAATGTTACGAAGAATATTTATTCGATAACGGATTTGCTTATCAGGGCATAAGCAACAGAAAAGGGTCTAAACGACCAACGGTTGAAAGCTTTGCAAAAGATCATAAGCAAGGCAATTACTTGGTAAATGTTGCGAATCATGTAGTTGCAATTTCAGACGGTTGTTATTACGACACATGGGATTCTGGAGATTGCTGCTTGTATGGATATTACTATAAAGAAGAAGGAGAAAAATAAATGAGAAAGAAAATTTTGGCAACGGTTTTAGGAGTAACGATTTGCTTAGGATCAATGACAGGATGCGCAGGATTCAAAAGAGAAATCGTTGATATGAAAAGCGATTGGAATGGCGGTATGAATAGAGTCATTACAGTATACACGGCAGACGGTAAGAAGATTGCTGAATATAAAGGAAAAATTGATATTGATACAAATGATGGTGGATATGTCAAGTTTGACTACAAAGGTAAGAGATATATTTATTATAACTGTTTTGTAGAGAGTATCGCAGATATTGATTAGAGAGGAGAGAAACAAATGAATTTAGAAGAAACTATCAAATGCGCAAATGATATGACAACAAAGAAATACACAGAAGCCATGTTGTGTCATGCGAATCCAGACGATGAAGAACTTGATGGATTGATTGACTGTGCCTTAAATCATGAGCAACTTGCGAAGTGGCTGGGAGAATTGAAAGAGTTAAAAGAATATAAAGAAAAGTATAGATGGCATGACTTAAGAAAGAATCCTGATGATCTGCCAGAAGATATTAAGTACGTTTGGGTTTTTATAAAAGGTGAATGCACTCATAGGTCATGGCACGATTCTCATGGATGGAGAAGGCGTAACAGTAACATTTTATACTATAACGACGAAAGTGTTTTGGCGTGGAGAGAGATTGAAGAGTTTAAAAGTGAGGGGAAATAAATGAGTACAACAAAAACAATTGATATTTCAGTGCTGCCAGAGGCAGAACAGGATCTAATAAAAGCATTATTTGATAAATGTTGTGAAAGAGCGAAACCAAAAGAAAAAACTAATTCAGGGTCTAAAGTTTGGAAACCAAAATACGGTGAAAGATATCATTACATTGATGGTAGCGGATCTATTTATAGTGCAATATGGTTTAATAGCATTGTCGATAACGGTAGATGGGTATTAGGCAACGTATTTAAAACACAAGAAGAAGCAGTATTTGCAAGAAAGAAAAGAAAAGTAGAAGTTGAACTTGAGCGGTATGCGAAGGAACACAACGGCACAGAATTTGCCAATCGTTGTTATTGTATTCGATGTGAAGAAGACGGAAAAAGACTTCTTTGCGATACATGGGCTACAACAAAAATATATGGTACAGTTATGTTTACATCAAAAGATGTTTTAGTTGATGCAATTGAAGCAATCGGAAGAGACAGAATCATTAAATACATCTTTGGAGCATAAAGTGAGGTGAAAGAAAATGGGTACAGCAAAGACAATTGATATTTCAAAATTATCTGAAGCACAGCAGAATTTATTTAAATCATTATTTGAGCAGTTCTGCGAGAGATCAGAACAGAAAGAAGAAACAAATCCATGTGGGTTAAAGAACGGAGATGAGTATTATTACATCACTAATGATGGACAGATCGGTATTGCAAAATGGCAAGGTAGAGCATCAGATTTGAGAAGATTAGCTTTAGGTAATGTATTTAAGACTGAAAAGGATACAGAGTTTGCTATTGAAAAGCAGAAGGTTAGGGTTGAATTGCAAATATATGCTGATGAACATAATGATCCTGATCAAGAAGAATGGGATGGAGCGAATTTTCATTATTATATTGGATATGATGTGACTGAGGATGATTTGGCAAAAATCCCTGCCGTACAACTTAGACGCCTAAATGAGGTATATTTTTCTTCTAAAGAAATCGCTGAGGATGCCGCCAACAAGGTTGGAGCAAAACGCATCATAAAATATCTATTTGATGTTGATTGTGAGGTGGATGAATAGTATGAAAGTTTTATATAAAGGTAAGCCATACAAAGTGTATGGGGTATGCTCAGATAGATATACGAAAGGTTACAAATTCGAACATTATGCAGATTTTTTAATTTATAGAAAAAATTGTTGGCGATGGGTCTCATCCGATTATTGTACACCATACAAAAAGAAACATAAGAAGCCCAGTAAAAAAGAGGATTAAAAACATGAATTACAATCTAACATTTCCTGTCGTAGTTCTGAAAGATGAAAATGACTCAGTTCCATATATGGCATATATCCCATATTTTGATGTAATGACGCAGGGATATGATGAAGAAGAATTGCAGATGATGATCAAAGATTTGTTGAATCTCTGCTTAGAAGATAAGGAATCTTACACAATTCCTGCATGGGCATATAGTTATTTCAATGAAGACGATGTTAAAGAACGAGGCAGAAAATATTTTAAAGAACTTGATGACGGAGACGATACATATTTTCAGAAGAATTTTTACACAGTATGGTGGTTCGATTTTAGGAGATAGTAGTAGAAAAGGAGAAAGATAAAATGGACGTTTTGTTTTACATAATTTGGGTATTGGCGTTTATGGTAATCGTAGCAATTGGCGTTGGAGTACCATATATGACATATTACAACTACAAAAGAATCAAGGCAATGGACAAGAAACTTACAGGTATGTGCACAGGTCTTGGAATTATGTTAAGACCAGAAGAAGGTGATAATGAATGAAAGATATGAGAAATAATCCAATTGAAAATGGAAACCTGTGTTTTAGATCAAGAATAGTAAATGGAGAAACATTGATGGGATATGCATTAGTTATCTCAAACAAGTTGTTTTGGAAAGACGGATGGAATAACTATATTTCTAGTCACGACAAACTTAATTCTAAGCAATTAATTGTAATCGAACACTTAAATGATGACGAAAAGAAAATGAGAAAAGAGTGGTTAGAGTTTATGGCAACAACAAAATCAAAAAAGGTTAAAGACGAAGATAGAGAAATTGTAAAAGAATTACTGACTAGAATGTGTAATCTGAGTTTTATGTAAAGTGAGGTGATTAACATGGGAGCTAATATTAAGTTTGCCATTGGCTATGCGATTGGGTTTTGTATCGTTGGAGTGATTGTATTCCTGAGATACGAAAGAAAGATGGATCGGATGAGGCAGGAAAATGTAAATCTGATCTTAGATAAGATGTCGTTCATGTCAGATACTAACGACAAAGAAAATGGTACATATAATAAGGAAGAAACTCGTTCAGATGTTAAGGATGCAGTGAAGTATGCAATGAAGAAAAGTCATCCAGACAATGGTGGTAGTGCGGATGATTTTAGAAAATTTAGAGAGCTTTATGAAGAAATGGAAGGTAAGTAAATGCTAAAGGTCGGAGATAGAGTTTATATTTATAGAATGAAGCCAGCGGCTAAAGGAGGTTTGGTTAGAAATAACGACAAAGGTACAATTACTCGCATCGGAACAGATGAGATTGGTCGTAGATATGGGTATAGATATATGACCGTTAAATTTGACAAACCAGTAAACATCTCTAATCGTGATATTTACTCTTTAGAATTTTTTGAAAACAAGGATGATCGTAAGATAGGTAGAATACGAGATCTTGGATTCTTACTATATGGTAGAAAATGTGAGGAATAAGACTCATGAGTAAACAAGAATCATTGAAGTTTTTGCAAGGTTTGATTGACGAAGTAGAAAATTGGACAAAAGAAGATATTGAACGAGCGCAGAAGTTGATGGAGAAAATAGATAAAGAAGAGCCAAAAGAAGTTGAAAATAGTGATGGGTATTGGGAATTTATAATGCCAGATGGTAAGGTAGTGAAGTAGATATGGCTAAGAAACAAAATAAAAATTTTAAAATACTTGGTGTGTTTTGGGAATATATAAAATATTCTGCTCAAATAATATTGAGTACGCCAAAAGTGAGGCTTACTATAGCACTCACTAAAATCTATGTTATATTGTCGGATTTATGTTATTTGGGGTTTGACAACTATAAAAATAACATAGGTACAAAACTAGATTGCTGGATCAGATGCTTATGAATTGGTTTGACAACTATAAAAAATAAAGGAAAATTATGAAAACAAGACAAGAACGTAAACAGGAAATAAAACGATTCTTTGATCAGTTGAGCCCAGACGAATTGGACAGGCTATTAGAAAGAAATGGAATTAATGACAAAGAGTCTGATGAGGCTCTTGCATATAGAATTATTAAAGAAGAAATTGAGAAAGGAGAGATAACATGAACCACTTTTTATATATTGAATCACGAGAAGAAGAGGATTCATCGCTTGACTCTAAGCGTGTTTTATTGAATGAAGAAAACTACAAACATATTATTGCATCATTAGATCATTATCCACCGACAGCACAAGAAGTTAAGAAAGCAATTTGTATTTTGGTAGGAAGATTGATTTACAGAAGTGTTTGGAATATGGAAACTGATATTGATAGTTTGAATATGAGTTATTCTCCGCCAAAAGAAATGACGATTGAAGAAATTGAAAAGGAACTTGGTTATAAAGTTAAGCTTGTAAAGGAGGAAAAAGAATAAAAACTAAGAAGGGCTATGAAAACAACAGTATTGAAAACTGTCTAAATCATTATAAATCAGCACAACAATTATTTATGGAACTGTATAATACAGGGGATCTTTACTTGATAGGCGGAGCCCTAAGAGAATTTTTAGAAACAGGCAACATTAAAGATGCAAAAGATATTGACGTTGTGATTGATACAAAAGAAACAGATAAGTTTGATGCAGTTTGTAAAAAATATCATGCCAGAAAGAACTTTTTTGATGGATATAAAATTACCTACCATGACATTGTTGTTGATGTATGGAGAATAGAGCAAACATGGGCATATAGAGAGAATATCATTAACTGTTCTGAAGAAGATTATCTAAAGAATTTACCTTTTACTGTATTTTTCAACTTAGATTCTTTAGTGTACGACATAAAAAGAAACGTATGGTATGATGAGCTTTATATAAAGGCAAAGGAAAGCAATACATTAGATATTGTATTAGAAGAAAATCCACATATTGATCTAAATATTTTGAGGGGAATGATTTTTCAAAACAGATATCATATGAAATATTCTATTCGTCTTAAAGAGTTGATCTTGGATCACTATAAGAAAGAGAGAGAATATGAAAAGATACTGCATGACATTCAATTTAAACGATATAAGAAAGAAATTTTGTCTTTGAATGATATTAAAAATCAATTGGATTATATCTTTTCAAAAAGATAGATTAGTAGATGTTTGTATGTAAACAGAGAAATGAGAAGGAGGACTAAAGAATGAAATGTTTTTATCATGTGGATCAAGACGGAATCGTGTCTGGATTCTACGTCAGAAAAGCTTGCGAACAGCGAGGCTTGGCATTTGAACCAGAGGACTTTCGAAAAATTAATTACGGTATGAAATTCCCGTTTCATGACATTGAGCAGGATGAATTTGTGTTTATTGTAGACTACAGTATTGAGCCAGAAGAGATGTGGCAGTTGCTCAGTATTACAAAGAATGTATTTTGGATCGACCATCATCAGTCTACGATTGAAGCATATAAAGATTTCAAGTGTGATGTAAAAGGAATCAGAATTACTGGAGCGGGTATTTCAGGAGCGAATTTGACATGGTTATATTTTAAATATATGTGTGATGAAAATTGGGAGCAAATTGAGAGGACGGATGAGAAAAATGTAAAAAGATTACTCAATATATATAAATATAAAGCAGATTATCCAAAACTGGCAGAATATACAGCCATGTGGGATACATTTTATTTTGGTGAAACGTCAAAACAATTCGTAAAAGCATTTCACTATGCATTTGAATCGTATGATTTTGATGCGTTAAGTCCATTGCTAAACACGTTAAATAAAGATCAAGGAATTTATGAAGCAGCAAAAATTATTGGTGATATGATAGCAGATGGCTTATCAATTATTGAGTATTTAGCAGCAAATGCAGAACAATCTCTTAGAGCATATGGTTTTGAAACCATATTTGAGGGACATAAAGTCTATGCAATCAACAGAGCGTTAATCAATTCTGATTTCTTCGAATCTATTGATGCTTCTAAATACGATATGTTTATCGGTTTTTCATTCAATGGAAGTATGTGGGAATATCAGCTACGATCCGCAGAACAAGATAAAGTAAATGTGTATGAGCTTGCTGTGAAATATGGTGGTGGCGGTCATCCAAATGCAGCTGGGTTCAGATGTGATAAATATGTATTAGGAGTGTGATGTATGTCAAGGAAAAATACAAGAGAAATTGAACTTGCTTTTAGTAAAAACAGAGATCCAGATTGGGAAGCCGATGTGGAAATTTATAGAAGAAGAAAGTTCGAAGTAGTGCGTGGTATTTGTCTGGGAGATGAGTTTGCTGAAATTGAGTCTTTAGAATACAAAAATTGTGACGAGTTAGATGAAATGTATTATCGTTTTGATTATAATTTAAAAATACTTATGCAGTCTTATTTGTATGAATATACAGATTATGTGCCAATCGAAACAATGCATATTACATCTCCTGCAATATTGTGTTGTGATGAAATTGTATTAAAAAACGGTGAGAAAATTTCTATTGATAACATATGTATTGATAAATCAAATGGCAATGAAGTTTATAAATTATATTCTAATAGTACATATACAGATGATGTATATTATGAATCTACTAAAGCATTAGTTTATGAATTGGCTAGTAAAGATGTTTGCAAGGCTATACATATAATGAAAGATATGATGGACAAAGCGTATATAAAAGCAAGAAATGAACGAAGCATACATCCTTTTATTAGCCACTTGTTTAACGACCCTCCAACTCCATGTATTAAAAATAAATATTCTATACATGATTTAGTAATGGGTACATTAAAATGCAGTGGTGATATTTATAAAGAAATAAACAAAGAAGTCCCAAATGCTATAGATATGATTGTGCCTCATCCTGGAAGACATGCAGAGTATTATTTTGGGTTAGATTATACAGATGAAGTAGAGCAATTTATTAAAGAACAGGAGGCTAAGAAATGTGAAGAAACTAAATGATGAACAGCGAAAGCTGATTGAAGATAATTATTCTTTGATTTGGCATTTGCATGAGAAGTATTTTACAAAATTTAAAGATTTTGATACATATATGGATCTTGGTCGTATGGCAATTTGCAAAGCAGCATTAAAATGGGATGAGTCTAAAGGTAATTTTGGGACGTATTTTAGATGGGTATTACAGTCAGAAATTAATAAATATTATATAAAATGGCATAGCCCAACAGAGAAAATGAACAGAAATGCGGAATCATTGGATGCACCTGTTGACGAAAGAGTTGACGCAGAAGAATTAACAATTGGTAGTTTGCTTGTGAGTAACGATGACATAGAGAGTCAAGCACTAACAACAGTATATTATCAAGGAGAATTTAACAAATTATCAGACAAGCAGAAGAAAATTATATATATGTTACTTGATGATATTGAGCATAAATACATAGCCAAAGAATTTGGAAAGAGTATTCAATGGGTAAGTTGGCAACTTGGTAATATTAAAAAAATAATGCATAGGGCAAAGGCGGTGAGATCATGACAATTGAAGAAGTGAAAGATTACATAAACTCGTCTACAGAGTATGATTTTTTGCGAGATTATCCTCATAAAATCGCTTTTCTCACACTAGGTGGAAGTTATGCTTACGGAACAAATACAGAGGATTCTGACATTGATTTACGTGGTGTTTTCCTTAGTGATAAAAGAGAGATTTTGTTGAATAATAATCCAAATAATCTTGAAAAGACAGACGATCATAAAGATGTTGATACTGTGTTACATTCGCATATTAAGATGATCAATATGCTTGCAAAGGGTAATCCTACGTTTTTAGAGCTGTTATATTTTGCACCAGACCGCTATTTATATATATCTGATATTGGTATGGAACTGATCAAAAATAGAGATATGTTTTTATCTAAGAGAGTTTATCATGCATATAAAGGATATATATGTGATTGCCTGACTCGAACGAGTTTTAAGTATTATAAAAATAAAGATTCAGAGAAAGAAAAGCAAAAGGCGGAACGATACGCTAATAAATCAATGATGCACGCAGTTCGATTATTGTTACAGGGTATTGAATTATTACATAACGGAACAATGTTTGGATCTATGGATGACATAGGAAAAGATCTTGTAAAGATCAAAGAAGGGTACAATAGTACGCATAAAACATATAGATTTGGCAAACACAATGAGCATACAGAATATTTCCCAAATCAGTCATACGATGTTTTTATTGAAGGATTACTTTATCAATTTGATTATGATTATATGAATACTGATTTGCCAGACGAACCAGACTGGGATCGTATCAATAACTTCTTGATGACAACAAATGAACGAATTGTGAGAGGAATGGTGTAAAAATGTATGTAAAGATTGGAGACGAAATTGCTTTTCATCCTGGCGAATGCTTAGAAGAATTTCTTGAATCTTGCAGGATGACTCCTTATCAGCTTGCGAGTAAAATTGGCATGGATGTTGATTATGTTCAAGGGTTGATTGACGGATCACAAAGTGTTACAAAAGAATTTGCGAAAACAATGGCAGACCATTATGGGTTTGCTGATGATGGGCAGTTCTGGTTAAATTTGCAAGAAACATTTGATAAGAAAGTAGGTGATAGGGATGTTTAAATTAATAAAACGCCCACGTTCTGATAACGATAAATATACTAAATATGATGTTGTGCTTGATAAAGAATATACTGTAGAAGAATTTATTGATGCGATTGCAGATGGAAGAAATGGAACGCATGGTCAAATTACAATAAAAAATGATAAAGAAGCCATTGAATCACTTGTCTATAATATCGAGAGTATTGATTATAGACATTGTGTACTTCAAAATGCTGAAGAAAAAATTAAACAAGTATGGGCAAATGGTGGCTGGTTAAAAATCAATTATACTATTTTACTTGAAAATAAAAAGGAAACACAAAAAGGTGCGCTCAGATTTATTGTTAAGAAACCAGATGGAGAAGAATCAGTGGTTGTTATTTTTAGGAACAAGTCAGATGGCACATATTCATTTGTTAATTTGACCAAAGAGCATATTTGTTCATGTAAATTTAAAACAATCGATGAAGCCATTCAGGATATGAATGACCGACTAAAGAAAGGATTGATTGAGTCCTATGTTATGAAAGGAGAAAGAAAATAATGGATGTACATATTGGAGATTTTTGGCAGAGTAAATGTAATCCAAAAGTAATTCAACATGTAGTTAATTTTTCATTTAGAATGGGTGGATTTCCAAGTAGTAAAGATATGCTACTGATCTGTGAAGAATTTCATTATACAACGATAGGTGAGCATCCTGCCTCTGTCGAAGAAGATTCCAGATTCTTCTCACATATTACAGTGGATAATTTTAAAAAGATGAATCAATGTATTCTAAGTGCTGAGAGGATTATGAAAGATACTCAGGCATTTAAAACAGATAAAGATATTTTGGATTATTTAACAAAGAAAGTGGAGGAGAAATTAAATGCAAAATAATGTATTTCAGATTTATCTTGCAGGCGGTATGCAGGATTTATCATTTGAAGAGCAGAATACTTGGAGAGAAAGAATTTGCAATCAAATTATTGCTATGCGTAGAATACTTAATGTTAATATGAAAGAAGTCAACATTATTAACCCCGTTGATTATTATAATTTTCAAACAGAGTTACATGATACAGAAAAAGAAGTAATGAGATTTGATACAAATTTTGTTAGAAATAGTGATCTTGTTGTGGTAAATGCGAATGATCCGAAGAGCATTGGTACATCTATGGAGATTGCAATTGCATATGAACGTCATATTCCTGTACTGATTTTGAATACAGAAAAGAAAAGATTGCATGCTTGGTGGGTGCAAATGTCTGACAAGATATTTGACGATGAGAAAAAATTATGTACATATATATATGACTTTTATCTCAGGATGAATCATAGTAGTATTCGAGCATGGGTGTAAATGCAATGATATGAAATAGGAATTTGATGTTAAAATAACCACAATATATAGTATGCCTACAAATATTATATACTATATATTGTGATAGAAAAGGAGTTGAAACACTATTACAGCAGAAAAACAAGGCAAGTTTATTATTTTCCATCTGGATGATGGTAAAACTTGCAAATATGATTTATCAAATGGTGATTGCTATGGCAAAAGTGGTAAGAAAGTGAAAGCTTTAAATAATATTCTGTCTGGACATTCAGCTGATGAATTGGATAAATTGTTTGTATCAAATCCACATTATGCAGAGTTTCTAAAATATGTAAACTGGCGAAGAAATTGTGAAATGGGAAGAACTACATGGGGCTTCATTGATTATAATTTAGGAACTTTGTTTGAATATGCAAGTAAGTATTCTATGTGCGAGCAGTTCTTTGCTATAGGGTTTACACACAAACAAGTCACAGAAGATTTTAAATATTCAATTAATGAAGTACCAAAATGGTTGAGAAATTATTGTCTTGGTGTGAAGAATAGACGATTGTTAAGTAATGATTTTGTTGATTTTTATAAGATGTATCCAGATTATGTACAAACGATTTTACAGACAGAATATATGACATTAACTAAAGAATATTTAATAAATTTCTTTGAGGATAATCATAGATATCGTTTTACGAAAATTTTGGAGGCTTTAAATCAGGATTATGGCTATAATCTTGCAGATGTGTTTGTTTATATAGATAGAATAATTACATTTGAAGCTGCTACCAATAGTATAAATTGGTTACTCGGAGAATTGCGTGATTATGCCCGTATGATGGACGCAATCAGTCATAAATTTGATAGATATCCAAGACATTTCAAAACAACAATGGATATTGTCACAAGAAATTACAAAAGATTACAAAAAGAATTTTCGGAAGAAGTCTTTAAGAAACGTATTACTAAAGAATATGAATTTACATATAAAGGATTGAGATTCTTTTACCCAGACTCTACTCAAGACATTAAAGACGAAGCGGTGCAGCAAAATAATTGTGTGGCAAGTTACATAGATCAAGTCATTGATGGCGAATGTCACATTATGTTCTTGAGAAGAATAAAAGAGCCAGACAAATCGTTAGTGACGATTGAAATACAAAATGGACGAATCGTACAAGCACTGCAAAGATTCAATGACCCTCTAACTGCCGATCAACAAGAAGCGGTCGATGCATGGAATGAACATTTTAGCAAGAAAGGTAAGGTGGCAGCATGATTAATATTAATGAATTAACTACAGATTATAAGATTAAATTAAAGAAGCCAATGGGATGTTTCGATAATCTTGGCGAGGTATGTGAAATCGTTAAGATTGATACAGATGAAAATGTTATCAATTTTAGATTTGGTGCGAATGGAATGCATCTTGGTGTGATGTCTGGAGATGAATTAGAAAAATACTTTGATGTTATTGAACCTGCTGTTGTGCCAGATGATTATGATTGGCATCCATATGGGTTTATTGACGGACACCAGGTTGAATATCTGGCGCTTAAGAATGGTAGTATTTTGATGGAGACTGCATACAATGGAGATGATGGAACAATTTCCGTGGAGTATTGTCATCCTGAAAATCCTTATCGGCAAATTAAAAATGGGCAAAGAGGTAAGTTTTATGAAGATGATTTAAAGGTTGCTTTTTTCAAATTACAGAAATCATATTATGGTCAATTATATGAAGATATACAAGAAGAAGTCGAATTAGATTTTATGAAAAATAAATATAAATTGGTAGCAGTTGAAGTCAATGAACGGTAAGATGCAATGATAGATAATGTAAAACTAACAATCCGAATATTTTCAATTGCAGTGTGCGTATTGTTGTATGTAGTTATCTGGGTTTAGTTCATAATGACTGGTTGTGATGATTCATCCTATTGGGATTGGACTAAATATTATAGGACATTTTTCTTATGGATTATGTTACATGTAGTATGCTTAATTGGAGTAATTTTGTGGGCATGGTGTTAGAAAGAGATGATAAAGATGTGCGATTTTAAGGTTGGAGATAAGGTGTATTTTGCTTTGTACGATGAACCATATACTGTTAAGTCTGGAATTATTACGGAGATTAAATGTCTTGGCGATCTAACATATATAATGATACAAGACAGTATAACACATGGTTCATATTTAATGCTTTTAGAAGAAATATATCGCACTGAATCAGAAATAAAAGCGGTTCTAAAACGAGAGTTTTATGGCAAGGTAAATGAGGTTAAAAAAGACATTCATACCTTAGAAGATTTGCTGAAATTTATGTATGACAATGATCTCACAAATTGGTCATCACCACATATAAATGGTTGGCAGACAGATTGGGTAAGTCGTGTTGCAGTACGAGAACTGGCAAAAGAAATTTGCGGTATTGAGTTAGGAGAGTAATGTAGATGGAGAAGAAACTTTTGTGCGCATATTGTCGAAAGCTAGTTGATTATGAACTTGAAACAAGGTTTACAATTGTTCCAATGATAGGTGAAAGAATTTCGTTTGCAGAGACATATGGTATTTGTAAGATTTGTGGAAGGGAAATTTTTATTCCAGAGGTACATGATCATAACATGGAAGCTATGGACAGAGTATATCGGATTACAAAAGAGCGAAAGGGGAATTTAGCAATGAATCAAACCTATCAAAATTGTGGTATGTACTGCAAGGCACAGAATTATGATACTAATAAGTGGATTACTGGGACATACATCGGTAAAGGATGGTTATTATTCCCAAGATGTGAACCAGCAGACCATAGTGGTATGTATGGGTGTCAAGTAAAAGAAGATACCATTTGTCAATCAACTGGCAGAGAAAATGAATTCGAATATGATGTTGTACAATTGGTTGATGATGACGAAGACGTATATTTGATTATTTATAATGATGAAGATTTGGCGTGGCAGATGTTATCTGTTTATGGTTCTGATATGATTGATTTAGGAGAAATTAAACCAGATCAATATGTGAAACTTGGCAATATCAAAGAAGATGATTATTGGAGAAAGGAATGGGAAAGACAGAGTGAAAAAAGAAAATAATAAAGTATTTACATACGGGCAGTTAGAAGAATTAAGAAATAGTTTAGCACTTTCAATAGGCGAGGTTGAATCATCAAATAAGCAAGATCATATACTTCGAAAATATTATAATATATGTAGTTTACTTGATACGTTTCAACTGACGAAACCGCTAGTTGATGAACTAAAACGTCATCCGATTGCAGCGAGATATTTTGTTTTGTCGTTATGGAACGAATTGGTGGATTCGTGTCTTAATGCGTGCGATACATTGACTGTGAATGATATAGAGAATCGAGATTCCGAAAAGCTACTATCTACTAAAACCAATGCGGCACAGTACATCCATGTATTAAATGATATGATTTCCATAAATGATTATACAACAATTCAAGATGAGGCGTTGCAGTTTGCAATTGATACAATTAAGGAGAAATATAATGGAGAAAGAAAAGAAAAGTAAATTACATACGCCAAAAGAAATTTTAAATGCACTGCATGTGATTCAGGATACGTGCGAATACCATCTTGATGGAACAGACGAAGATTGTAAAGCCTGTCCTTTATGCACGATGATGGGTGAAGCCCCGACTTGTACACCTAGAGACCTTGACCCTTGTAATTGGGAAATTGATGATGATCCAGATACTATATGGCGAGCATTCAAGAAGTAGGAGGTGATATTGTGAGCGAGAAAAATTATAAAGAATATACACCTGATGAGATATATGATGCTTTAAGCGTAGTTCAAAATATCTGTAAGGCAAACAGAGTTCATGATATGGGAAGTAGAAGTGTCGATTATGAGAATTGCTTAAATTGTGATTTTTATAATGTAGTTAGAGGTTGCAGGGTAAGAGTTTCATTACCGAAATATTGGAAGCTAAATGCTCCACCCAGAGAATGGGAACCATTTGTTCATGATTAACACATAAACACAAGTAAATAAAGGAGAAAATGTCGTTGAAATTAAATGACGAACAGAGAAACTTGGTAGAACAAAATCATAATTTGATTTACTCTGCTATGCGTAAATTTGGTGTACGCAGACAAGATTTTGATGACTATTATGGATTCGCTGCCATTGGGTTGTGTAAGGCAGCAATTGATTATGATGAATCCAAAGCTAAATCATTCTCTACATATGCATATAAATGTATGCAAAAAGAAATTATAGCATATACTCGATGGAGATTTGCAGATAAAAGAGATGAACGACTTACCTTATCGTACAATCAGTTAATGAATGATTTAGATGAAGACGAAAAAGAATATTCTTTTTTGTTAGCTGATAAAAAAAATAATGAAAAAAAATTAATTTTCTTTTTGTGTTTTGATGAGCAAATGCGAATACTAAATAATAAGGACAGGTTAATTATTAATTTAAAGGCAAAAGGGTATACGAACGAAGAAATAGGAAATACCCTTGGTGTTACATATCAAGCAATTCAATATCAATTGAAAAAAATTAAAAATAAATTAATCCCATCCTTATAATTTCAAAAAAGCTTTTTGCTTTTATTATTTTTTTTGACGCATTTGTTATAAATGTGCTAGAACGATTATAACAATATAAGACGATCATATAAAATTATTTTTTGTTCCTGTTAGCTTTGGCAGAGTTAACAGTGGATATAAATTGATGACTTATTTACAAACTAAAAACTAACTAAACAAATTTAATAACAGAAAGAGGTAAATTCATTTGGCAGAAAACACAAAATCTAAAAGACTTTTCAACTTACCAGAAACTAAAGGTACATTCCAGTTAGAAGGACTGATTACTGATTGTGCGAAAGACGACTTTTATAAGGAAGGTAAAACCAAAAAAGGTAAAGATAAACGAACATTATCTTTCGGAGTTAAAGTAGAACCTGACGTAAAAGTTGGATGTAAAATTCAGGCATTTGAGAAACCTACAGTATGTTTTATCAAACGAGAGAAAGATGGTACATACAAAACTAAAAAAATTCCTTGGGCGGATCGTTTTAAATCAGCTGAAGAATTAGGACTTGGCGAAGGTTGGGAAATTATTGGTTCAAGAGCAGGTCTTGAGAAAGAGACTAATGGCAAAGGACAGGTCGTTAACAAAAAACTGGTATTAGATCCATTTGATTTAACAAAATATGCTTCAGAACACATGGCAGATAATCAGAGTGTATTCATCAAAGGTGATATTGAATATGGAAGTTTTGCTGGGGAAGACGGAACTAAACGCCAGTGGTCAAGAATGTCACCAACACAGATTAGTCTTACAAGTAAAGAAATTGATCTTGATGATGAAGAACGTAAAGTAAGATCTGATTTCAAGCAGACAATGGTATTCACAAATATTGAACAGGAAAAAGAAAATGATGTACCAACAGGACGTTTTATCGTTTATGGAAAGATTATTGGTTATTCATCTGTTGATGATGCTGAATTCTATATGACAAATAAGAAATTAGCAAAAACTTTCGACAAGAAGGTTAAACCATATTCGTCTATTGAAGTTTGGGGACATATTAAAACAGAGATCCAGACAGAAGAAGTCGAAGTAGAAGATGATGGATGGGGAGAGGCAGATCCTACAAAGAGAGTTGTAAATTCTGCAAGAAAAGAACTTATTATCACTGGTGCAAGCAAAGATAGTATTGATTCAGAAACATATACCAGAGAAGCAATTGATGCAGCGATTGAAGCTATTAAAAAGGCAGAAGCAGCGAGAAGTGACTTTGGTGAGTCTGATGATAAACAGACAAGTAGTTCTTCTACAGATGATGAATGGGGATCTGGTTTTGATGATTCTTCAGATGATACTGAAGGCGATGTTTGGTAATAACAATTCTAAAGTATTTCACAAATAAATAACAAAAATAATATATACATAAAGGAGTTTTACATTTGGCAAAAGCAAGAAAAGCAGCAAAAACACAGAGTAAGTTGATGACTATTATTTATGGAGAATCTTTCACTGGTAAGAGTACACTGGCAATGCAATTAGCATATTTTAAACGACCAGATGGAAAGCCTTTCAGAATCTTATATTTAGATTCTGAATCAGGAAGTATTGATGATTATTTACCAGAATTAGAGGCAAATGGTGTAAATCTTGAAAATATTTATATTGTATACACTCAGAGTTTAGGAGAAGTTAGATATTATATTGATACGGTTAAAACAAATAGTGACTTCTATGAGCTTAACGAAAAAGGAGAAGAAACTGACGATGTAGTTTTAGATGCAGATGGTCTTCCATTTAGAGCTGACGCAATTGTTGTAGATGGATCAACAATCTTAAATCTGACTACAAAACAGGGATTGATTGAGTTCTCTAAAAAAAGAAACCGTGTAAAAGCGGATGCTGCAAATATGACAGGTGAAGCTAGACTTGTCAAAATTGAAGGATCAGGTATGGAACTAAAAGATTACCAGACTGTAAACTTTAAAGGTCAGGATTTAATTCTTGATTTATTAGCTTCTGGGGTACATTGTGTTGTAACAGCAAGAGAAAAAGATGAGACCGAATCTAAGATGATTGATGGTAAGAGAGAAACTGTTACTACAGGTCGCAAGATTATTGATGGGTTCAAGGGTATGGATTACAATGCAAAAACAGTAATTCGTACATTCGTTGATGATGAAACTGACATGGTTTGTGCACAGATTGTGAAAGATAGAACACACACATATAAAAAGAATGAAATTGTTGAAGATCCACAGATGTTAGCATGGCAGAAAGTTATTGACAATTCTGTTGGAAACAAAGAGTTTACACTTGGTAATGCTCTTACAAAAGCAGTAGATGTTGAACAGAAAATCTATAAGAGAGAAATTCTTGGAGAAGCAGGTAAGCCAGTTTCCGAAGAGGAAGCAGAAAAAGAAGAATCTGGTGTGTCATCCAGTGAATCATCTAGTAAAAAAGATTCTGTTCAGGATGTAAAAAAACGAATTTCTGACAGAATCAAAAAATTAGCTCCTCCAAAACGACAGGAAATGAAAGATAAGCTCGCCAAAGAAGGATTACCTACCGCCTTTAGTCGTCTTAATGATCTTGCTCAGCTAAAGAAGATTGAAGAAATCTTAGTGAAAAAAATCAAAGAAGATCAGGAAGGATAAGGTGAAATTACAAAAGGGTTTATGTGGTAGCCATTTTGGCTACCTAATCCTTTGATATTGGACGAGGAGTAACTGTAGCATGGCAGATGTTTTAACAGTAAAATGCGCTTATTGTAAAGAAGTAATTGAACTTGATTTAGATAAAGTGCAAGAGATTGTTAAATATGACAATAGTTATTATCACAAAGAATGTTTCCGCAAAATGTGTGAAGCAAAATTATTATCCAAAAATACTAAACATGACAAATGGTTATCTGCATTGTCTAAGATTGATGAATATAATCAGAAAGCACGAGTGTTACTTGAACCAAGATTGTTAGAAGACAAAGTATATCGGTTTATTCTTGATAATTATAACTACATTGGTTCTGTACCAGCATATGTTTTTACAAAATTGAAAAGTATTTATAAAGGTACATATCGTGGTCTGGCGAAACCAATTCCACCAAGTGATCTTTTAGATATGTGGAAGCGTCAAATGAAATATCTTAAGAAAAATCGAACATTTTTGATACAAAAAGGAACGATGGATGAAGATAATCCAACGCACCAGGTTAATTATGATTTGGCAGTTTTAGTAGGAAAGTATGATAGTTATTTACGATGGAAAGAGAAACAGAAATTAAATGAAGTAGACAAAAAGAATAATGAAAAATTTGCAAAATCTTTTGTTGAAACAAATAATATCACAACTCAGAAAACTGTAGTAACAGCCACACAAGACGATAACATGGACGACATTTTAAGTGATATTTTTGGTGAGGGACTTGATTGACAGAAGAAGCAGTAGAACGTAAAAGTGTAACTAACATTCAGAGTGAAATGATGTTTATCGGTGCTTTGTATAAACAGCCAGATTTATATGTTTCTTATGGTGGATATATGAGAAGTCAGTATGATTTCAGCGATGAGGCATGTAAATTCTTCTATGATATGTTTGAGATTATGTATAAAACATTTACTCAGACGATTGAGGAGGATAAGGTAAATATGTTCATGAGTCAATCAGATGAAAGACTTAGGACATACAAAAGATACAAAGGGTGGAAGACGATTTCATCATGGATGCAGGTTGCAGATTGTGATGATTTTAAAAAATATTATAATCTCGTTAAGAAATATTCTCTTGTAAGAGAGTATGACAGAAATGGATATCCTGTTCAACGAATTTTAAACCATAGGTTATTTGAAAAATGGGAAGCAAAAGATATTTATAGAGTGATTCGATCTCAGGCAGACAAAATTAACACTGTTATTAGCGCAGGCGAAGATTCTGTCTTATTGAATAGTGGTGTTGAATCACAGGTTGAATCATTTTTATCAAAACCAGATTTAGGGATTCCTTTACCTTGGGCGATTCTCAATAAGATGTTCAGAGGATGTCGCCTTGGAAAGGTAATTTTTAATGGATTCTTAAGCAATGAAGGAAAATCAAGAAATATGATGTTGTTGATTGCATATATAGTATTGGCAATGGACGAGAAATTTTTATTACTCAGTAATGAGATGGATGAAGACGATTTGCGAAATTGCTTAGTCGTTACAGTAATCAACAACAAATGCTTCAAAGAGCTTCATGGGATTGATATTGAAAAGCCAGAAGAAGAAATAGTTCTTGGTATTTACAGAGATAACAATGGCAATGTGGTTGAAAGAAAAACAAATGAAAATGGAGACTTTATTGAAACAGAAGAGGAATACAAACATAGAGTGGCTACTACATCAGATGAGTTTCAAAAAGTTATGCAAGTTGCAAAATGGGTTGATCAGAAACGTCAAGGGAAATTATATTTCAAAGATGTTGGCTCTGATTACTCAGACTCAGCATTAGAGTTTGAATTTAGAAAACATCGTATGTTATATGACGTGAAATATTGTGGTTATGACACGTTAAAAGGTTATCGTATTGATGATTGGCAAACGGTGAAACAGACAGCCACAAAAATTAAAGAGCTTATGAAAGAAATTCATATGTTTTGTTTCTCTGTATTCCAGTTAACTGATGATACGGTGTATACAGATATATTCCAGCTAAGTAGTAATAATATTGCCAATGCAAAACAGATTAAGCACGTTGCTGACATCTTAATGCTTGGTAAAAGATTACATCCTGACGAATATTACAAATATCAGTATATATCAATTAGTGATTGGGGAGAGCCACAGGCGCACGATCTAAAAAAGGACAAGACATATTTCTGTATTAAGGTTGATAAAAACCGAGGCGGTAACAAGAATGTTATTCCAATTTTTGAAATCAACTTGGATTTAAATACTTGGGATGAAATAGGATATGTCATAAAACGAGAGAAAAACGGAGCGTAGGTTATGGATGTAGCACAGCTAAAAGAATATATATACGACAATAATTATGTAGAAAATATTCTGAAAGATATAGGCTGTCATCATATTAAATATCATTCGTCTGGATATTGGAGCTGTGCAAATAAAGATGGGGATAATGAATCCGCAGTTATTACATATAACAACGAAAACCTAAATTGCACAAATTATACAAGAAAAATGACAGCAAAAGAAAGACAGACAGATTTAATTGACTTGGTATGTTTTACAAAAAGTCTGTCTTTCCCAGACGGTTTAAAATATCTAGCCAATTTGATCGGCATAGATTATTATCATGATTTTAATGAGCAACTGCCAGAAAGTTTGCAGATCACTCAATTGATTCATGATATGAAAGAAAATATAGAAACCGAAGAAGATAAACCAGTCAAACCAATTTCAAAACGAATTCTTTCTTATTATATGGACTATGTTAATGATCTGTTTTATGAAGATCATATTACTTATTTAACACAGAAAGAATTTAATATTGGCTATGACGAAGATACAAACAGAATTACAATACCTATTTTTTCTGAAATTGGCGATTTGGTAGGTGTTAAAGGACGATTGTTCAAGAAAGAGTTAGATAAACATGATTTGAAATATTTATATATTGAACCATGCGCTAGACAAAGAATCTTATACGGATTGAATAAAACTCTACCTTATATAGAAAGGGTTGGAAGAGTATATGTTGCAGAAGCAGAAAAAGCTGTCATGCAGCTATGGTCATATGGATATCAAAATGTTGTGGCAACTGGCGGCAAGCAAGTTTCAAGACAGCAAATTGATATGTTAACAAGACTCGGAGTTGAAGTAGTATTTATTTTTGACAAAGATGTTGAGTTAGAAGAGATTCAAAAGCTTGGCGATCGTTTTATTGATGGAGTTCCGATTTCATATATTATGGATAATTCAAAAGAAGGAATCCTTGATGAAAAAGAATCACCTACTGATGATCCTAAAAAATGGGAACTATTGTTAAATAACTATTTGTATACACTTAAATAAGAACAGGCAGGTTATACATATAAAATACAAATTATATGAAGGTGGCACAAATGATACCTCTAATGTTGTGCCAGAAATTTTAAGAAATAGAGGGATTGATGATTATGAAACGTATTTGAACCTCGATGATAGCGTAATTCAAGATTATGCTGATTTAGAGGGTATCAAAAATGCAGTAAATACAACGATTTTTGCACTTGAAAATGGACATAAAATCGGTATTTTAATTGACGAGGACGTAGACGGATTTTGCTCAGCTTCAATGGCATACATGTACTTAAATCGTATTAATAATGAACTTTATGACAGCAAGAGTAACATTTGTTACTTATTGCATAAAAAAGCAAAAGCTCACGGATTAAGTGAAGATATTACTATACCTGAAGACGTAAAACTTTTAATAATCCCAGATGCAGGCACCAACGATGTAACACAGTGTGCAGAACTTACAAATCGTGGCGTACAGATTGTAATTCTTGATCACCATGAAAAAGAAGAATCTGAAATTAAAATGCCAGAGGAAGTTGTAATTGTAAATAACCAGTGCAGTCCACGCTATAAGAACAAAGACTTATGTGGGGCAGGCGTTGTTTATAGATTTTTGCAAGCAATGGATGACGAATTATGGATCAATTATGCTGATGATTATTTAGATTTATGTGCATTAGCGAATATCGGTGATGTCATGGATATGAGATCATTTGAGACACGTCGATTAGTGGATAAAGGGATTCAGAATATTCAGAATAAATGCTTTAAAGCACTAATTCAGGCACAAGATTATTCAATGCATAGTATTGTAAATATTCATAACATTCAGTGGTATATCGTTCCAATTATCAATGGTATGGTGCGATTTGGTTCTTTGAAAGATAAAGAATTGGTTTTTAGAGCATTTATCGAAGACTATGAGGTATTTGATTATAAGAAAAGAGCAACAAAGAACAATCCTGCGGAAGTAATTAAAGAGAACATTTACGATCGTGCTGCTCGATTATGCAAAAATGCCAAAGGTAAACAGGATCGTCAAAAGAAAAAGATGGTTCCAATCATTATGAAAGAGGCTGAAAAAGATAAAGATAGCAAGATTACTATTCTTGATGTTACAGAAACATTAGATAGCAGTTTGACAGGATTGGTTGCTATTAAGATTGCTGAAGATATGAACAGACCATGTTTGTTATTACGAAAACATATTAATCCAGAAACAGGATTAGTAGAAATGAGTGGTAGCGCAAGGAATGTAGATCATAGCCCGATTGATAGTTTGAAAGATGTGATATCCGAAACAAATTCATTTTTATGGGCAAAAGGTCACGCCAATGCATTTGGATGTTCGACAGATAATATCTCTGGAGCAATCACAGAATTAAACGACAAGCTGAAAGATATTAAATATGATGCAACTTATAGAGTTGATTTCATTGTAGATGCTTGCAGATTAGATTTTGAACTACTACAGGAAATGTCTAAATTGGATGATATTCGTGGGCAGGGCATTGATGATCCGATGATTGCTGTCGAGAATATAACATTAAATAAGGAAGAAATTAATGTTGTTGGTAAGAAAATGGATACAATGCAATTCAAGATTAATGATATTCCATGCGTGATGTTTAGATGCGATGAACAAAATAAGATTTATGATTGGATTATGAACGATTTTTCTGACGAAGGCACAGTTACATTTGAATTAGTAGGAACTGCACAGACTAATATCTTTAACGGAATTAGACAATATCAAATTGCGGTTGATGATATTAATGTTCTGAGCATCACAACAGATGAAGAATTAGACGAAGATATTTGGGATTGAGGTGAAAGTTAGTGAGCAGTTCATTACATACACATTCGCATTATTCATTGTTAGATGGATATGCATTACCTGAAGAAAACTTACAAAGAGCAGAAGAGATAGGACTAAAAGCCCTGGCTATCACAGAACATGGCAATGAGTATAGTTGGTGCTATTATGATAAGCTTCATGAGAAATATCCAAGTGTTAAATTGATTTTTGGAGTTGAATTTTATGAATGCTTTGATATGACAGAACAGAATAAGGATAGCAAATATTTCCATTTAATTGCATTGGCAAAGAATGAGAATGGTAGAAAAGCAATTAATCAATTGGTAACTGATTCAAATTTTCATGGATTTTACTACAAACCACGAATTGATCTGAACGCATTGAAACCATATGCTAAGGATTTGATTGTAAGTAGTGCTTGTTTAGCATCTAAACTTGCCAGAGAGCCAGATTACCAGAAATGTGTTGAATATGTTCGTGAATACAAAGAGATTTTTCCACATTTTTATTTAGAAATGCAGTCACATTCACATCAGGATCAAATGGTATATAATCAGAAAATCTTACAGCTTTCAGTAGACACTAATACACCATACATTATCACAACTGATAGTCACGCTGCTAGAAAAGAAGATTTATATTATCAGAACTGGCATGTAAAACTTGCTCACGATACTGAAACCGCAGCAGAAATTTACGAAGGATGTTATTTGCAATCTGATGATGAAATTCATGCAATTATGGATAGTCAAATTGGAGAAGACGCAGTAACTAAAGGACTTGAAGAAACTGATAGGATTGCAGATTTAATTGATGAAATCCACATGCCATTTCAGGCACCTCAGTTACCATCTTTTCCATTACCAGAAGGGTTTGAAGATAATTATTCTTATTTAAAGTATCTGATTGATACAGGGTGGGTAAAACGAGGATTCGATAAATTACCAGAAGAAGAACAGAAACTCAGAAAAGAAAGAATTGATTATGAATTAGATATTATTCATTCAATGGGATTCGATGGGTATTTCTTAATTGTATGGGATTTTATCAATTTTGCAAGAGAAAATGGTATTCCAATTGGTGCTGGTCGAGGTAGTTGTGCAGGTAGTTTAGTGTGTTACACGATTACAATTACAGACTTAGATCCTATCAAATATGGACTAATTTTTGAAAGATTTTTGAATCCAGAGCGAATTTCAATGCCAGATACAGATACAGATGTTGGTACACGAGATGAGATTATCCAATATTTGATCGATAAGTATGGCGACAACAGAGTATGCCAGATTATCAATTTCAGTTTTATTACTCCAATTGTAGCGATTAAAGATGTTGGTAAGGTCTTAGGGTTCAATTATCACGAGATGGACAAATTAAGTAAAAAATTCGTATATGACACAATTGAAGAATCTTTGTGGAATAACAGAGATTTAGCAGAGAACCCAAGATATGAAGAACTTTTTGATGTTGCATCACATCTTGCAGGCAGAGTAAAAACAGTATCTTCTCATGCAGGTGGTGTAGGAATTGTAGATACAGATATTAGCGATTATATGGCAATGAAGCTTGGAACTGACGGAGAGCACGTTATTCAAGTAGATAAACGTATCGTTGAAGAAATTGGAATTATTAAATTTGATATTCTGGGTGTTGCCACATTAAACACTGTAAAAGAAGCTGAAATTGACGCAGGGTTAACTGAGTTTGATGTAAATATTAACAATCCAAAGTTTGAAATGGATAAAGGATCATATGAATTATTGCGTAGTGCAATGACGAATGGTGTTTTCCAAGTTGAAAGTGCTGGCATGAAGGATTTGTTGGTTAGGTTACAGGTATCAAACATGGAAGAGTTGGCAGCTGTATTAGCACTGTATAGACCAGATGCAATGGATGTCTTAGAAGAATTTATTGAGTACAAACATCACCCAGAGAAAATTACATATATCCATCCAGATATGGAGCCAATCTTAAAGGAAACGTATGGATGTATGATTTATCAGGAGCAATTACTTGATATTGTTCGTAAATTTGGTGGTCGAAGTTATGGAGGAGCCGACTTATTCCGTAAAGCGATTGGTAAAAAGAATATTGAACTTGTGAAGTCTGAATCTAAAAAACTTTATTACGAGATTATTGAGAATGGATACCCCGAAGAAATTGCAAAACAGATTAGCGAGACGTTATCTCAAAAAGGGGGATACTTATTCAATAAAAGTCATGCGTACTCATACGCTGTATTATGCTTACAAACAGCGTTTTTAAAGAAACATTATGCGTTGTGTTTTTTTAAGGCATTATTGAATCGCAATAAAGATAAGGCAGGAATGGTAAATAAATATATTCTTGATGCCAAGGCGTTTAAGATTCAAGTGTTACCACCAAACTTAAATAAATCAATGATGAATTTCAGTATTGACGATGTGTATATATTGTTTGGATTATCGGCTATCAGTGGTATTGGAGAAAAAATTGCAAAGGTAATTCTTGAAGACCGTGATAAAAATGGTAAATTCATAGGATTTGAAAACTTTTGCGAACGTATTAATCCAAGTAAATCACAGGTTATTCAGTTGATCAAAGCAGGTGCAATTCCAACAAAGAATAAACGTAAAACTTTAATTCAGTATTTGAAATCTATGTATCAGCCAACAACATTCAAGCCAGTTGCAAAAGCACCGAGTTACAAACAATTACTTATTAAATGGGATATTGACGCTGAAGATTACCGTATAGGTGAGAAGAAATATGATTACGACAAAGATGCAATATTGAAAGCTTATAACGATAAAAAGTATGAATTGTACAAAGATAAGGAAAAAGAACGATTTCAGAAATTCATCGCACAGAATCAAAAATATCTTGAGAATGAAGATTTTTGGGAATTTGAAGCATTGCAAATCTTTATCAACGATAACCCATTTGATCAGGCATACAAGTATATGTCAAAACAATTTCAAGATGTTGAAAATGGAGATGATTGCACTGTGGTTGCAGTGATCGCTAAAGTTGATAAAAAGAAAGACAAAAATAAAAAGACATTTGCGTATGTGAATTTATATTCTAGTTTTGGATTGACTGAGGCAATCGTCTGGCATTCGCAATTAAAAGAATATGAAGATATGATTGCCAAAGGAAATCAGATTGCGATGTTATGCAGAAAAGATTCAGACGAGAAGGTTATCGCAAAGAAAATTAAACCATATAAACAATGGCTAGAAGATATTAAGAAAGTGAAGGGGGTTGTCGCCTAAAGTGGTGGATAGTACAAAAGAATATGAGTTTGAGATTGTCCCATTATATCAGATTTATTATAATGAAGAATCTTTATTTGGGATTTACACATTCTGTACAGCAGAAGATTTACCAGAATGTAAACCATATAATAATAATGATTTTGATGACTTATCCGATAAAAAAATGAACAAATGTGGCAAATTGGTTGGTAATATGCAGGAGTTGTATTTAGGAACGAAATATAAGGTTAAAGCCAATATGACATATTCTAAGAAATACAATGAATATCAATATAAACCACTTTCTATAGTTGCTGAAGTTCCTAAAACTTTTGAAGCACAAAAGGTATTTTTAAAAACACAGACGAACGCAGCGATCGCAGATCAGTTAATTGCGAAATATCCTAATGTTGTTGAAGATGTAATGAATGGTCAGTTAGAGATGATTGACCATTCAGAAATCAAAGGACTAGGAGATAAAACTTGGAAGAAACTTAGAGATAAAATTATTAAAAATTATGTGATTTCTGATATTGTTGTAATGTTACAACCATATGGAGTTACATTACCAACGATTGAAAGATTGTTGAAATCTGAACCTAATCCAAGTGTTTTAAAAAAACAGATTGAACAAAATCCATATATACTCACTAGAGTAAAGGGCATGGGGTTTAAACGAGTTGATGATATTGCGCTCAAATTAAAACCAGAATTGCGATGCTCAAATCAACGGTTAAATGCATTTATTTCTTACGACTTGCATCAAGTTGGTGATAATGATGGACATACATATGTATATATCAAAAATTTAAGAAGCGATATTAGTAATGCAGCGTCTGAATGCCTACCTATATTTGACGAATGGCTTGATGAAGAATCAGATAAAAAAATACCAAATTATTTATATACATCTGGAGATAAAATTGGTCTGAAATCGTATTATACAATTGAAATGGATATTTACGAACTGATTAAAGATATGGAGAAATATTCATTTGGGAATATAACAGATTACAAACCAATAACAGGTAGTGAGATTAGTCAGACGATTTCTGAAGTTGAAGATGAAGAAGGGTTTATGTTTTCAGAAGAGCAAATTACAGGAGTTAACAAAGCATTAAATTGCCAAGTTGTGTTTATTTCTGGAGAAGCTGGAACTGGTAAAACAACAATTCTGAAACCAATTATTAAATGCTACCAAAAAAGAAATAATAGCATTGTTGCGTGTGCTTTATCTGCAAAAGCAGCCCAAAGAATTAAAGAAGCAACAGGCTTAGACTCACGGACTATTCATAGGTTACTTGTAGCAGAAGGTATTGATAGTTTTTGTTATAACCAAGATAACCCATTACCTGCTGATGTAGTAATTATGGACGAAAGTAGCATGACAAATGCGAGTCTTTTCTATAATTTTTTATTAGCAATTCGACCAGGAACACGATTAATTTTTTGTGGTGACTATATGCAGTTGCCACCAATTGGATTTGGTAATATTTTCTCGGATCTGTTAAAAAAGAAAGGTTTAAATAGTGTGCAACTTACCAAACCGATGAGACAAGCAGAAAAATCTGGTATTTTAACGGATGCAAGAAAGATTCGCAGAGGGATTAATCCATTGGATAGCCCACAATTAAAAATTGTTCATGGTGAACTAAATGATATGTTTTATTTGTTCAGGAAGAATAGAGAGTCATTGTTTAATATGGCAGTAAAGCAGTATATCAAATCTGTTAAAGAGGAAGGGATTGACAATGTTGTGATTATTTCTCCACGAAGAAGTAATTGTACGAACAGTACAGATGAATTGAACAAAGCAGTACAGAAAGAATTATTTGCTAGTAGTAATAAACCATTTGTTGAATTCAAAGATCATAAATACTATTTAGGAGATAAGGTATTACAGACCTCAAATGATTACGAGCGAGATGTGTTCAATGGCGATATTGGATATATTACAGAAATTGATAAAGAAAAAGAAATATGTTTGGTATCTATGAATGCAAATATTGAAGAAAAGATGATTGAATATTCTTTTGCTCAGTTAGGACAACTTCAATTGGCATATGCATTAACAACGCATAAGCTTCAAGGATCGGCTGCTCAAACTGTAATTGGCATTATTGACAACACACATTACAAATTGCTTGATAACTGTATGCTATATACAATGTTAACACGAGCTAAGAAAAGATTTGCGCTCCTTGCAGAGCCAGAAGCGTTTAAGAGATGTATCGTGACAAATCATAATAAGAGGCGCACCTGGTTAAGCTTAAAAAATTAACTTTATTCTTTGCACCTATTGACAGGGTGCAAGAAGTATGGTAAAATACCAATATGTTAAGGAAAGGAGATGCAAAAATGAGAAAAAGATTTTTAATGAAAGTTGTTTCATTTAGCTTCTTAGCAATGTGTTCGGGCTTTATGACTCACACAGTTAAAGCAGAGGAGCGACCCTCGGTAGAGACTTCAACCTTATCAACAGAGACAACTGTTGCAGAAAATAAGCAAGGCAATGTGATTTCAAACAATCCAATCAGTCAAAGCGTTGAATTAAAAGACGTTCATGAGCATTATCAGAAATGTAAGCAAGCTGATGAGGAGAAAGCAAGGCAGATTCGATTAGAAAAACTTCGAAAGAAACGATTGCGAATTAAACGACAACGGTTGAAGCGAAAGCAAGAACTTGAAAAGAGTTCACTTGGAACATTTTTGATCACGGCATATTGTCCATGTTATGAATGTTCTGAAGGATATGGATCTAAGATTGCTTGGAGTCATGCAGGGCATAGATTTGCTCGACCGTATCATACGATTGCGGTTGATAAAAACATTATCCCTTATGGAACAAGAGTTAAGATTGAGGGATACGGTGATACAATCTTTGTGGCAGAAGATTGTGGAGGCAAAGTAAAAGGAATGCATGTAGACGTGTTCAAATCAACACATTCCGAAACAATAAATGTGCAACAGCACAGAAAAATATATGTAGTAAAGTAATTGGCAGTTACTAAAAGACATAGAAACACAAATTAAAATAATTAACTAAACAATATAAACAAGAAAAGGAAAATCCAAAAATTATGAAAACTGAATATGTGAAAGAAATGAATGTCTTGATCGACAGAATCAATGATGCTTCATATGCGTACTACGCAGAGGATAATCCGATCATTTCAGATAAAGAATTTGACGATTTATGCGCTGCTTTAGAACGACTTGAGAGAGATTCTGGCGTTGTTTTGAATAATTCGCCCATCCACCACGTTCAAGGATTTATAATTGATTCTCTGGCTAAAGTAAAGCATACACGTCCAATGTTATCAGCTCAGAAGACGAAGGATGTCAATGAGGTCAAAAAATTTCTTGCGGATAAAATTGGTGTTTTATCGTGGAAAGAAGATGGTCTCAGTATTGTTCTCAGATACGAAAATGGACGCTTAAAACAAGCAATTACAAGGGGAAATGGCGAAATCGGTGAGGATGTCACTCACACGATGAAAATGGTACGAAATGTTCCACAGTCAATCCCTGAAAAGCGTTATCTTGAAATTCGTGGTGAAGCAGTTATTGGATATGATGATTTTGCTAAGATTAATGAAAAATTACATGGCAAATACAAAAATGCAAGAAATTTAGCAGCAGGTACTGTTAGACAGTTAGACTCTAATGTGGCAAAAGACAGGAAGTTGGCTTACAAAGTATTTGAATTAGTCAAACTTGGAGACACACCTGAATCAGAAATGCCAAGCATTGCAGATAGCTTTAAATATCTTGCAGAACAAGGGTTTGATGTAGTAGAGCATCAGGTCGTTAACCGAGATAATGTTGAAGAGTATATGGCAACATTTCAGCCAGAAGAATACAAATATCCTGTTGATGGTTTAATTATTTCTTACAACGATTATCAATATGGTAAATCGTTAGGAATGACGGGGCATCATCCATTATCGTTGATCGCCTACAAATATAAAGATGACCTCTACGAAACAACAATCAGAGATATTGAATGGAATACATCTCGTACAGGGTTGATTAATCCAGTTGCAGTATTCGATCCAGTTGATCTTGATGGCGCAGAAACCACAAGAGCTACATTACATAATGTAAGTTACATTGAAGGGTTGGAACTTGGTGCAGGTGATACGATTCAGGTTTATCGTAGTAATATGGTGATTCCAAAAGTACACGATAATCTGACAAGAAGCAATACATTCAAGATTCCAGATACTTGTCCAACCTGCGGTGGCGAAGCAAAAATCATCAATGAAAATGGTAGCAAAGTTTTAAAATGCATGAATCCTGACTGCAAAGCGAAATTGTTAAGCAAGTTTGTGAACTTTGTTTCCAGAGATGCTATGAATATTCAAGGTTTATCTGAGGCAACACTGAAAAGATTTATTGATCTTGGATGGCTGAAAGATTATACAGATATTTATAATTTAGCAGAGCATAAATCTGAAATGAAGAACCTTGATGGATTTGGTGCAAAAAGTGTTTCTTCCTTATTAAATAGTATTGAGGAAAGTCGCAGATGTAAACTGGTTAATTTTGTAACAGCACTTGGCATTGAGCTTGTCGGGAAGTCAACGGCAAAAGATATTTGCAAGCTTATTGATAAGATTTCTCTATCGAACAATGAAAATTCATACGATGTATTTATTAAAAGAATCAAACAGAGAAAATATTTTGGACATATTGATGGTATTGGTATCAATACTTCATTGTCAATGGATGATTATTTCAAAGAAAACCTTGAAATGGTCGAGAAACTAGCCGAAGAACTTGAATTTGAGATGCCAGAAAGCAAGAAAGAATTTGCTGTTGATCTTACAGGAATGACTTTTGTTGTGACTGGTAAAGTAAACAAGTTTGCCAATCGTAATGCGATCAAGGATGAAATTGAGTCCAGAGGTGGCAAGGTTGCAGGGTCTGTATCAAAGAATACTAATTATCTTGTGAACAATGATGTGAATTCTACAAGCAGTAAGAATAAAAAGGCACAACAGTTAGGCATTCCGATCATTGATGAAGATAGATTGATTGAGCTTCTGAATGGTGATATGAATGAATAAATTAACTATTTACGAATGTTTTGTTAGACTTGGAATCCCAGAAAGCAAAATCGAAAGGTTTGTTGTAAAAGACAATTATGTAGAATATCGCATCTGGGAACCGTGTTCAATCAGCTATAACGGAGAAACATACAAATACGGTAGACGTTGTAAAGTAAAATATCTCACTACACCAGATGAGTTAGATTTAGTTTTTGACGAAAGATACTTCATTAAAGATCAAGATGCAGAGTTTTGGACAGAAGATTATGAATTTTACAAACAACAGACAGGTGTAGAACATTCAGAAATTGATTGGTCAAAACAAAAAGAGATTAAACACCCTAAGATTTAAAAGGAGAAAATTGAATATATGAAATTAAACATTAAAAAACGAATGGCGGTTATTGCTGCAATTGGATGTCTCGGTATTGGTGGTATCGTGACAGGATGCACCGAAGCCGATAAGGTATCAACTAATGTATCCAAAGAAGCAGACAATTTTAATGTCTTAAGACGATTTGCTGTAATTAATACACGAACAGATAAAGTTGAGTTTGAAATTGTCGGGGCATTTTCTTTAGAAGATGAAGGCAGTAAGAAAGTAAAACTTATTGTCGAAACAGCAGATGGCTCATATAAGAAACATATTGTCCACATGAACCGAGATAGTATGTATGTAATCGAAGATTTAGGTGGGGCTAAAGTTAACAAATATAAATATGAAGTTAACTATATTCCAGAATCAATTGTTCCATTTAAAGTTACAGAGAGCAAGTAAAGGAGAAATAAGATGATTGTTACAGGAATGAATCACTTTCAGAGTGTATGTAAACGAAAATTAGTTGATTGGTAGAACAAACATTGCGAAGAAAATCATTTGGCAATGAAAATTGATCTTAGTAATGTATTTATCGTATGGAGTTGTAAGACTTTGCAGAACTACAAATGTTTAGCATCTACGACAGTAAGCGGTGATGGTATCTACGCAGAGTATACATACAATGGCGATAAGCAGGAATTATATGAAGATGTGTATAAGAAACTAACAAATACATGTCACACAGAAGAGTAAAGGAGAATTTATTATGGATTTTGGAACAGCAATTGATGCAATGAAAGATGAAAGAAAAGTAGCAAGAAAAGGTTGGAATGGGAAAGGTATGTTTTTATATTATGTTCCAGCAGGAGCTTATGCGCCATGCACAGATATTGCTAAAAGCATTGTAAATGAAGACGGATTAGTCGAATATGGAGCATATATTGCAATGAAAACAGCACAGGGGAATGTAGTTCCTTGGCTCGCAAGTCAGACAGATATGTTGGCTGAAGACTGGATGATCGTAGAATAGATAAAATTAATCTTTGATGAAAGGAATAACAGATGAAGAAATTATTAACTTCACTATTTGTTGAAGACAAATATCATGCAGGAACAATCTTAGGAACAATCTTAGGATTAATGGTCGTAATTGCTGTCAACTTTGCAATTGTAAATCTGTTTATTTGGTTGTTACATTTTGTTGCGGTAAATCCGCTAATTGTTCCAACGAAAACAAAATGGATTATCGCACTAATTCTTACAATTTTAGAAAACATCTTTAACAGGTAGGTGATTAAATGGCTTTAATTGGAGCGATTCTAGGAGATATTTGCGGTTCTCAATATGAGTTCCGCAGACCTCACGATTTAGATTGGAAGAACTGTGAATTGTTTACAGATAAATGTAAATTTACAGATGATACAGTTCTCAGTATTGCAACAGGAATGTGGCTGTTGGATGATGACGATGAACACAAACATATCAAAGAGCCTTGGGAGTTCTACTTAGAATATGGCAAGAAATATCCTGGTACGGGATATGGCGCAATGTTCGAAGACTGGTTACACGATGATGGTAGTCGTGTTAATGAAAGCTTTGGTAATGGATGTGCCATGAGAATTTCGCCAATTACGATGTATTTTAATGGTTTTGCTAATCGTCCAGACGTATTGAGTTATTACATAGATTTAGCACAATGGACATGTGAGAAAACGCATCGCCACTCAGAATCTTACAAAGGTGCATCGATTGTAACAGGCTGTTCTTTTATGGCGCTATGGGGTAAATCAAAAGAAGAAATTTATCAATATGCATTAAAAAGTTATCCATCCAGTCAATATACATATGGTGTTGATCGACCACTCGATGATTATAGAAAGAATTATGTTTGGTCTGCGACAGTTCAAGATAGTGTTCCTGTGGCAATCAGATGTTTCTTAGAGAGCGAAGATTATGAATCATTCTTAAGAAATGTATTGTCTTTGCCATGTGACACAGATACGATTGCTGCTATTGGCGGTGGTATCGCAGAAGATTTCTATAAGAAAACACTTGATAATTCGAATGAGCTTTTAGAAAGATATTTGCCAAAAGAATTATTAGATGATGTTAGCAAAATTTACAATGAAATGCCATAAGGTAGGTGATTGAATATCATAAAGAAAATCTTAAAATTTTTCTTGGCGATGATCGTACTGACCATTATCTGGTTTCTTGCAACATTCATATCTGTTGGTGTATTTGCATTTGCGTTTTGGATAATAACAAATATTGTAATACCAATTGGAGTAGTAGTAATTGTAACAATTGTATTAATGGCGATCGCCTTCTATGTGGTGACATCGTTCATGGATTGATAGATTAAAAGGAGAATATATTATGAGAATTAAAAAATTATTAATCGCTGGAGCATTAATGTTAACAGCAGTAGGATGCGTTTCAGCATATACTATTTATGCAGATACACTAAATAATAACACTGATAAACAGGTTTCTGCAACAACAGAAGGTAAGTCAACTACAGAAACTACAAAGAACACAACAGAGCAGAAAAATAATAAGAAAAATGCCGTCAAAGAAGATTCTAAAGATACAACAAATGATGTATCGGCAACAACAGAAGAAGAAAAAAATACTGAAAATTCTACCGCAGACGATACAGACGATGCAGATTATACAGAACCAGAATACCCAGATGACGCAGATGAAACCTGTGATCATGTGTGGGCAGAAAAAACAATTGCATATGATGAAGAGAATGGATATCATTGGACAACTTATTGCGAAAAATGTGGAACTGTTAAAACAGAGCCAGCCACAGAAGAGGATTATGAAAGACTCGACCCTGCAACAAAAGTAAAAGAAGAAGATATTGAATATGTAGATGATGATTCTGCTGAGGTCGTAGAGGAATCGTCAGAAACAGCAACTGAAAACTAAAATATAGCCTAAGGAGAAAATGAGTATATGACAAAATTAGATCAGTTAAATTTATTAAAGGATAGAAAAGCCGTCTTAATCGCTAGAGGCAAAGATAACGGCAAAATCGTAACAAAAATCAATAGAAGAATCAAGAAATTAGAAAAGGACTTATAGAGATGGTAGGAGATAAAAGTAATGTTTTAATCGCTCTGGTTGGACGATCTGGAGCAGGCAAAAGTGTCTCAGCGAAGTATCTGGAAGACATTTACGGTCTGAAATATCTACGATCATATACTACTAGAGAGAAGAGAGCAGATAAGCTTGATGATCATACATATGTAAATCTAGCCCAGTATTCAAGAATTACAGGCAAGGTTGCAGAGAATCATTACACTGGCAATTGGTACTGTGCTACAGAAAGTCAGTGTGATGATGCAGACGTATATGTAGTTGATGTTCCAGGATTAAAACAGTTAAAAGAAAATTATCATAAGAAACATATCTTGGCATTATGTATTGATACACCAAGTTCTACACGTATTCAGAGAATGAAAGATCGTGGAGATACAAGTGATGCAATTGATGAAAGAATGAAAAAAGACGAATCTGCTTTTGAAGAAGCTTATGATTTATGCGATGCCGTTATTAATAATGAAGGAAGTTTGTCTATGACTTGTCTGAATATTATGGCTGAGCTAGAAAGATTTAAAAGACAGATTAGAGACACGGAAGGAGCGACAACAAAGGAAGTTGATCAGAACGATTAATCAGCTTAGAAATTTAGTTTCTAAACTACATATAGAAAAAGAGGTACTTGTTAAGGATGTAGAAACAGGCAAGACAATGATAATTGAAAGCGTATCAACCGAAAAGATTGATGGTGATGGTAACGATGCACGATATACGTTGAACTGCAAGAAAGCAGGAGACGGGTGCGTTACATATAGATGATGATATTATTACATAATTTATTGGAGGTCTTTTATTGAAAGTAATTAAAAGAGATTGTACTGTTGTAGATTTCGACAAGACCAAAATTTACACAGCGATTATGAAAGCCATGAAAAATGGATCTGGGTTAATTAAGGAAGATATTGCAAAACAAATCGCAAGAGAAATCGAAAATGATTGCAGTAAATTACCAGAAGAAATTGACATTTCTGCAATTGAAGCAATGGTATTTAAGAAACTTGTTGAGAAAGGGCAGGAATTAACTGCTAAAGCTTATGAAGGTTATCGCAGTGTTCGTGAGTTCCAGAGAGAGAATTATGACTCTATTGACAGCGAAGTTCTTGGGCTTATTGAGGATGCCAACGAAGAAATTAAAGATGAAAATGCAAATAAAAACTCTGTATTAAATCCAACAAAAAGAGATTATATTGCTGGTATTGTTAGCGAGGATGCGACAGAACGCTATTTACTTCCACCAGAAATTGTACAGGCACATAAGGAAGGCATTATTCATTTTCATGACAGAGATTATTTTTTACAGAAAATGCATAATTGTGGGTTATTAAATATTGAAGATATGCTTCAGAATGGAACTGTAATTAGCGAAGTTTTAATCGAAAAACCGCACTCATTTTCAACTGCTTGCAATATTACGACTCAAGGCATTGCACAAGTAGCTAGTTCTCAGTATGGCGGACAGAGTATTTCTTTGGCACATTTAGCACCATTTGTGGATGTGAGTAGAAAGAAAATTAGATCTGAAGTTGAATTAGAATGGGCGCATGTTGATATTCCATACAAAGAGCAACATATTGAAAAAATTGTAGCCAATAGATTATATGAAGAAGTCAAAAAAGGCATACAAATCATACAGTATCAGCTGATCACGCTTATGACGACTAACGGACAATCCCCATTTATTTCCATTTTTATGTATCTGAATGAAGCTAAAACACCGCAAGAGAAAAAAGATTTGGCTTTATTGATTGAAGAGATGATTAGACAAAGAGATGAAGGAGTGAAAAATGAAGATGGTGTATTTGTTGCACCAGCATTTCCAAAATTAATTTATGTCCTGGAAGATGATAATTGTGACGAATCTACAGAATATTGGTATCTGACAAAATTAGCAGCAAAATGTTCTGCGAAAAGATTGGTTCCAGATTACATCTCTGAAAAGGTTATGAAAGAGTTAAAAGGCGACGTCTATACTTGCATGGGGTGCAGGTCGTTCTTAACACCCGATCGTTTTACAGACAAAGGGATTGGCAATATTGCACACGCAAAAAATTATGACCCAAAGCAGCATAAATATTATGGTAGATTTAACCAAGGAGTCGTTACATTATCTCTTCCAGATATCGCATTGTCTTCTAAAAAGAATATGGATGAATTTTGGGCATTATTTGATGAACGAACAGAATTATGTCATAAAGCACTCAAAGAAAGACATAAACGTCTTCTTGGAACAAAGTCGGATGTCGCACCTGTTCTTTGGCAATATGGGGCGTATAGTAGATTAAAAAAACATGAGGTAATTGATCCGTTATTATTTGATGGATACTCAACTATTTCATTAGGATATGCAGGATTATATGAATGTGTCAAATATATGACTGGGCATTCTCATTCAGATGGTGGAATTGGTGAAAAATTTGGATTAGAAATCATGAAGCGAATGAATGATAAATGTGAGAAGTGGAAGAATGAAGAAAATATTGATTACAGTATTTATGGTACACCTTTAGAGTCTACAACGTATAAGTTTGCTAAATGTTTAAAGAAACGATTCGGTAATGATGTGTTTGAAAAAATTGACGGCAAGGACAGAAATTACATTACAAACAGCTATCATATTCCTGTATTTGAAGAAATTGACGCCTTTGACAAACTTCGTATTGAAGCAAAATTCCAAAAACTTAGTCCAGGAGGAGCAATAAGTTATATTGAAACTCCTAATATGGAACATAATGTGAGTGCTTTATTGGAAGTAATTAAATATATGTACGATCATATTATGTATGCAGAAATCAATACAAAGAGCTGTTATTGTGAAAAATGTGGATACTCTGGCGATATTCCATTAGTTGACGAAGATGGTATTTTGAAATGGAGATGTCCTCAGTGTGGTAATGAAGATGGCTCTACTATGGATATTGCATTCAGATGCTGTGGTTACATTGGAACTTCTAAGAATGGAGGCAATCAGGGAAGATATGGGGATATCCATGATCGAGTTTACCACTTAGATGATAAGGAGCTGAATAGATGAGATACGCTTCAATAAGAAAAATGGACATTAGCAACGGAGAAGGGCTTGGCGTAGCCCTCTTCGTTCAAGGATGCCACTTCCATTGTAAGAATTGTTTTAATAAAGAAACGTGGGATTTTAATGGCGGCAATAAATTAACTTTTAAAGAAATTGAGGAACTATTGCATCAGTTATCAAAGCCCCAATATACAAGGTTAAGTATTCTTGGCGGTGAGCCTTTAGCAAAAGAAAATAGAGATGGTGTTTCTGCAATATGCAAATTTGTCAAAGAGTTTATGCCAGACAAAAAAATCTGGTTATATACAGGGAATAAAGCAGAAGATATTGGTTTGGACTTAGCTGAATATTCTCGCAGAAGTAGAACAAACCATCTTATGTACGATTGCAGACTTGAGATTCTTCCTTACATAGATGTCCTCGTAGACGGACAGTATGTAGACGAATTGAAAGACATGTCTTATCCGTGGGCAGGATCAACAAATCAGAAAGTGGTTGATGTACAAAAATCATTAGAAAGAAATGTGGTGGTCTTATGGAAAAGCACTTCGGATAATCTGTCCATGACAGAAGAACATGATGAAAATGAGTGAAATAAAACACTTTTGTCAAAATTATTAAAATAAACATAAGAAAATCGTTGAAATATAAGTGATTTTTCACATTAAATATAGCAATAAAATTCCACTTTTATCCCATCATAGAAAGGAGTGTACTAATTATGCCAAAATCAAAAGATTGTCCACAGGATACGGACTTTCTACAATATGTTCCTACGAAATTTCAACAGAATCACCAGACAATGTTGAAGAAAAGAAATCGTAGGAAGAAATACCAACAAAGGTTGACGAGATTTAAGAATGTTGGTGGGTATCCTGAACCTGTGCAATACGTGGACAAGTATTGTTGTGGATTTTATGAAATACCACGCAAGAAACCTTATTATAAAAGGTTATATATCAGCTCTTGGAATGATTATAGATTTCATAAGAAGCTGTCTAACAAGAAAGTTCGCAGAGCATTGGATGTACCAAACAGAGGTGGTTATAAGAAAGTACACGATCTATGGTGGGAGACGTTTTAGAAAGGAGAAGGTATGACAAAAGAAACATTAGATGATATAAGAGAAGTTATTGGTACACTAAGCGTTTGCATGAGCTATAAAAGCATTAATAACATAACATCAATTCCAACTTATGATTTATTACATCAAGTTAATATTTTAAAAAAAATTGTGCAGGAAAATATCAATCATGTAGTTGATGGTAGCCGATGTGTAGTTGTAGAAGAGGCAAATTCTGAAAAGTTCAAAAATTGTGTAGACAATTATCTAAACGATGGTTACGAAATTTCAGCATCTTCATGCAATAGTAGAACTTGGAAACCAATTCTTGTAAAAGAAGATAAAGAACAGGAGAGTAAGTAGATATGAGCAATATTCCATTAGTGTGTGACCATTGCGGTAAGGTGTTTTTCGATTATCACGGTAGCAATTGGTGTGACTGTGGAGCTAAATGGTGTAGTGAAACCTGTGCAGAATTAGATGGATATGAGAAAGAAAATTTTGGATCTAGCTGTAATTTTTGTCGAGGAGAAGATTTTGAAGATTACGAATTGCTTAACTTTGTAATTTCAGCGCTTGGCGTCAACAGAGAAGATCTTGTCGCTTTTTACAAAGAGTCTAGGGATCAACTTAAAAAGGGAAATCTTTGCAAATTTAACGGACGTATTAATTTTAGTTCTTATACTCAAACAGTGGACACGGTTATTGCTGGTGTCACATTAGGACATATGCCAAAGATAGGAGTCATTAATGAATAACAGAGATTTACCAAAGAAAGATGAAATCTACAAACACTTTAAAGGACATTTCTATAAAGTGATTGACCTTGCGACTCATACAGAAACAAATGAGAAACTGGTAATTTATCAGGCAATGTATGGAGATTTTAACATTTATGCCAGACCAGTAGAAATGTTTCTGAGTGAAGTTGATCACGAGAAATACCCTGATGTAGAACAGAAATACAGATTTAAGAGAGTAGGTGACAAGCCATGCAGAATCATTAGACCAGACGATATGGTAGTTGACACCGAAGAACTTGGCATTCTAACATGCCATTATAAATAATAATGTAACATTTCTAGTTACATTTCTGATGACTATTCGAGGAGAAATATCTATAGATTAGACATGTCTTATTTCTTCCATATGATGACTTTAAAATTTTGTTTTTATTTTCTGTCATTTAAACCTTATATTTACAAGGCAGCGCACTGCGTTTTACCTAGGATTACTTAATAAAACCTTTCTTATGTATTTGTTTTGTATTGTTTTACCTACAAAAATTGAAACGTAGATAAAAACAAAACTTTCAATCCGCTGAATGTAAGTAGTAAGTTTGCAATATGCGGATTACCTATTCGAGTAGATACATATAAAACATGTAGTTTTGGATGTAAATATTGTTTTTCTAATTATAGGAAGATAATGGAATTTGATAAAAATTTACAAATTGGTAATGTTAAATCCGTTGAGCGTCGATTAGATAAAATTTTCGTTCATAATAAAGTGGATAAAACAAATTTTTTAGATTTTTTAATATCTCAACGATATGATTGGCATTGTGGTGGTATGAGCGATCAATTCCAGCCAGCAGAAGAGAAATTTCATATTACAAAACAGTTGATTGATATTACTAAACCATACAATATTCATATTTTATTTAGTACAAAATCTTCAACACTGTATGGTTGTGAAGTTGAGTCAGATTTACATACCTTCCAAATGTCTGTAACAAATGTAACTAACGACAAATCAATAGAGCCAAATGTTCCAGATATCTTAGAAAGATATAAATTATATCGAAATTTAAAAGACAATGGATTTAAAGTTGGCATTAGAATCCAACCATTCATTCCAGGAATTTCATCTACAGATATTATTGATATGTTTCATGACGCAGATCATTTTACTATCGAAGGTTTAAAAATTGTTCCACAAAATAAGGAACATAAAGAATACCTATTAAAACTTACTGGATTGGATAAGTCTAATTTTACGCAAATGGGATTGTTAAATTTAAAACCAAACATTCGATTAAACTTATATCAGCCATTGATTGAAAAATTGCAACATTATCATATCTCATATAGTATTGCAGATAATGATTTGCATTATTTGGGAACCTCAAAATGTTGTTGCGGAGATACATTAACAAACAAAACAACTGATTTCAATAATACTGCAATGATATATAAATATGGTATTGATTATACGAAAGAAAATATTAATTCAGAACTTATTAAATCTAATGTTTGTGACTGTAAGTGCTGTCAATTGTTTACGTCAAATAGGCAAGAAGGATGTAAAACAGTACAAGAATTTTATGATAAAAGATTTGATAGAAAGTCAAGTCCATTTAGCCCCAAATTTTTATACAAAGAAGTATGAAATCTGATGGGCAATGGGTGGACAGAGCCAGTAATTGAATGGATTTTGAGTGGAATTAGAAAGGACATAAATGATAATAAATAGAGTTTGGTCAATGCCAAATAAACACACATTTCTGATTAAACCAATTAAAGAATTGGTTGATAAATATATACATGGATATAGTATAGATCCGTTTGCTAATGAATGTAAAATTGCAAATGTTACGAATGATATTGATAATTCATACGACACGTCTTTTCACATGGATGCGATTGATTTCCTCAAAATATTTGCTGATGAATCAGTAGATACAGTATTGTATGATCCTCCATATAGTCCAAGACAGGTAAGTGAAAGTTATAAAAAATTAGGAATGTCTGTAAATATGAAAACAACTCAAGCTTCTTATTGGGCAAAACAAAAGGCAGAAATTAGTAGAATTGTAACACCAAATGGAATTGTTATTAGCTGCGGCTGGAATAGTGGTGGTATTGGTAAGAAATATGGATTTGAAATTCAAGAAATTTTACTTGTTCCGCATGGTGGAGCACATAATGACACAATAGTTGTAGTCGAGAAGAAAATCTAATCTAAAGATATTTGCGAGGAGAAATATGAGCGAAAAGAATAGATATTTAGACAATTTATATTCACAGTGTCAAAGTTGTGCTAATAGGTATACTTCTTTTGAGTGTGCTTTATGCGAAGACTTTGACATGTACAAAGAGGAATATAAAGAAGACAAAGAAGTAAAAGAACCAAATACAATTACGATCATTAAATATGACGACTGGCAATCTATTGAAGTCAATGGGACTAAAATAGAAAACCATAAATTAGATGTTGATGATTTTACAGATGTTTTAAAGAAATTAGGGTTCAAAGTCAACGTAGTATGGGAGGATTCAGATGTTTAAAATACAAGAAATTGGCAGGTCTCCAACACCTAAGAAACCAATCACTGTATATGCAGTTCGTGAAGACAAAGATAGTGACAGTTATTGTGATTTTGAGACAGTTGAATTCCTCATATACAAAGACGATAACTGGGTTTGGGTAAATGGTTTGTATTATGAACCATATGGATTAAATTGATCGTGTGAAATATAAAAGGAGAGTTAATTGTTCCAGAAATTAAAAGAGAAAATTAGAAAATGGTTGCTAGAAATCCTACAACCAGATATTGATGCCTTAAAAAATGAAATTGATGAAAGCAATACTACGTTAAAAATTGCCCAAAGTAATTGCGATGAGGCAGCTCGTCAGTGTCAGATTTCAACAAAGCAGAATGAAGAAATGAAGAAGATGTACAACGAAATTACTGACGTAGCAGTTGACGTTGGGTTTCATGATTCAGAGCGTTCGTGGGCAGTCGTATGTATTGCTGGGAGACCTGAATATGTAAAATTTATTCCTTTAAGCGGTGCAGATGCTAGAACTGTTATGAATTTTTTAAGACAATTTCAGTATTCACGGACCATTGTTGATAGTCCTCTAAGATTCAAAGATGTGCTTCAGAGATATTTTATATAAGAGGAGATTGCAAACTATGATAACAAATAAACCAACAACACTGATTATTAAAGAAAGAGGAGAAGGTAAAACCACACAGTTACTCTACACAAGTGCTACAACACAGTATCCGATTATTGTACAGAATCATTCACAGGTTAAATTCCTACTAGACAAAGCTAAAGACCTTAATCTGATTATTCCAGTGCCTATGACTGTAGAAGAAGTTAAGAATGGTCGTAGTCATGGAATGAATTATGATCGTGTACTTGTCGATGAAGGGTATGATTTAATTGGCGAAGCCCTTGATGCTTATATGGGAACGCATGTAGTAGCAGTTACTTTGACTGATAGAGTAAAAGAATTTGCAGACAAGAAAGTGGTGAGATTGTGATGGAAGAACCAAATTATATAACAGTTGGACAGCTTAAAAAAGAGTTAGAAAAATATTCAGATGATACGCCAGTATTGTTCGGCTGTTATGGAGAAGATGAGTTTGCTGAAACGATTGAAAGCGACACTATCACAATCGATTATGGAACAGGTTATCGCAATTGTGAGATTGTGAGAATTTGCTAAGGAGGATTTATGGCAGATAAAAATTTAACAGCTAAAGATATGAGTATGGTTTTTGAAGAAACATGTTTAACTGTAAAAGATGTAAAAAAATTATTAGAAAAACTTCCAGACGATATGATTGTTGTGAATGATGAATCAAATTATTACAGACCAATTGGAGATATCAGCATTGAAACAATTGATTATTGCACCGAAGACGGAAAGATCGTCTCAGGAAAAGTAGTTGGAATCTACTAATTACATAAAAGAAATATTTAATTTGCGAAAGGAGTGGTAAACGTATGTTCACGAACGATAAACCTTTCATGGTATCGGGAAGTCTAAAAGATACATTTAACGGGACGTTGGAAAAGACATTGAGATTCATTGTTGATATTTATGGAGAAACAGCAGATGAATTACGTGGAATTAAAGAAGTAGACGGAAAGTTATACTTTGGATGGATACCGACAAAAAACAGAGATGATGATGCTTTAGATGAAGAATATATGAAACAGTGGGATATTGTATTGTCTGGAGATATTATGAAACCATCTTTCAATATGTTGATAGAGATTATCATTAATTGGTTGAATAGTGACAACGCAGTATACGAGTATGATAGATTATATTATGAAGAAGATGATCTTGATTACGCTGAAGAGTTGATCAAGGGATGGACGATTTCTTCTATTACATATGATGACAATTGCCCAAGTTTTAGCGTATTTTCTGTTACACCACGATGGGGAGAGATTGGTAAATGATTGAAATTTTAGAAAGAGGAACACGAAAACAATGCACTTGTGAAAATTGTGGTGCAGAGTTGAGTTATGAGAAAAATGATATTAAAGATAAGCCAAAGCGAACGATTGATTTCAGAACTCTCAAACCAGTATACCCACCAAACTATATAATCTGTCCACAGTGCAAACATCCAGTAGAAGTTGAGGTAGATGAAAATGATTAAAATTTTAAAAGATGGCACTAAACGAAAAGTTAAATGCAATGGATGTGGCGCTGTGTTGAGATTTGATGAATCAGATATTAAATCTGAACTTGTCGGATACAGCTATTGTAGTGGGTATGTGGAATTCATTCACTGTCCGCAGTGTGGTCATAAAATTATATTGTAAAGTCAAACATCAGAAAGGTGGTGAAAGCAGTGCATCCTAACCGATTTTTTGATGAATGTGCTATCAGAACAGGAATTGATACAGTTGAAATTCTTGATGAAGAATTACGATCTAAGCTACGTGATACACACCCAAAGATTCTTATGAGTATACAAAGAAATACAGAGAATTTGTAAAGGAGAGAAAACTTGACATTAGATAAAGAAGATATTTATGACATTGCCAAGGCAGTCGTAAAAGTAATTAAAGATAAAGGCATGATGAAGAATAAGTCCAATAATCACGCCCCAGAAAAAGTAGTGCTTCAGACATTAAATGCAGGAGATGTTTTTAAGGCAGCAGGGTATGAATGGATTGTGTTAAATCAGTTTAAGGTATTCAAAACTTGTTTTTGCATTATGAAAGATTTTTTGGCTGATACAAAGCCATTCGACACAGATTGTAACAGATGGGAACCTAGTCGTCTTCGTCATGATTTAAAATATATCGAATGTGAAATTGAAGATAATTGTCATCATGATGTGTTGCAGTATATGGAACGTGATTTAATGGCACTTGATGGAACAATGGCGAATGAAATAAGTATTGATAAAGTTTCTTTACTAACTTTAGACGAATATAGGCTATACAGGGAGTATTTAGAGTACCCAACAAAATTTCCAGGTCATATTGAATGGGTATTATTAACTGCCGTATCAGAAGAAAATCGTTCAGCTATTTGTGCTGTTGATACATGTGGAGTTGTCAAACAATGTTATTGTGCGGAGTCTTTTAACATTCGTCCAGTATGTACATTTAGATCAGATGTACTAGTAGAGAGAGTGCACTCATGAATGCAAATGATAAGTTAAAGAAATGGATCAATCATAATTATTTGACAAAAGGAGATAGAAGAATGATCACAGATAAAACAAAATGGAATGATGTTGATTATTATGAAGAAAATTTTGAAGACATTATGTTTGATAAATTATCCTCCCACAAACCCCTCACTAATGGTGACCTTGCGAAGTTAGTAAATACTGGGAAATTAATTGTAGATCAGGAAACTGTCTGTTCTTATGATGTTTATTCAAAAATCAGAACGATTGTGTGCCTAAGATATAAGTATTATGCAATCGAATATTGGGACTATAACGACAGAAGTAATTGGTATTATAAGCAACCGTATGAAGTTAAAGAACATACGATTCCAGTTACTGAATGGGTTCCAGTAAAACAGGATTCATAAAATAAATGTTTTGTGTACAAAAAAAATACCACCTCAATTAAGAAGTGGTATCTCGTATACAAAATTACACCGTTTTCAAACTAAGTTGATTTATGTGCAAATTTATTATAGCACAGAAAGGAGGAATATGGAAGAGATTATTAAATCGGAATACGAAGATGTTTACAGAGTTACAGATGGTGTAACTCTTCATGTGAAGAAATATGGGAAAGTGCGAGATGAAGAGACTGGTAGATATCGATGCGTTAAATTGGAAGATTTAGAAAAGCTTAAAAGTTATATTAAAGGCAAGAATTATCGGAACTGCCGTTTAAAAAGCGCAAGTGAAGACGTGTATATTGATAATGGTTTTTGGTCTGGTGATTATACATTAGTCCCAAAAGGATCTGTATTTGATAATTATTTTATCGTTAAACCAGTTAGCCCAAATCTTTATCGATATGAAATCAAAGCTACAGGGAATTCATTTAGTGGAAATGTTATTCAAATAAATAAAATGGTCAAAGATATTATGGAAGTAGTGAATCACGAAGTGTATGAAGATATTTTTACACAGTTAAATAAAATTGGAGTGTGTAATGTGGAGGGTGCTAATGAAGAGAACAGAAGTGAAAGAAGTTGAAGAATATTATTGTGACTTCTGCGGCTGCGAATGTACCGATGAACATTATGATGTTGCCTTGCCATTCGTAGAAACAAATGGGTATTTTAGTAGATTCTGCTCTAATAAACCAAATTCTATAGAAATCAAACAGTTATGTTTGTGTGGTGCATGTACTAAAAGAAATGCTCAGGTCAATACGTTCCTTTCAAATGCAGGTCATAACAAAGTTAGTATGAAGCAAACCGTAGACAAGCCATATGAAGGATCATACATTAGTAGGATTGGAGCATTAAGGTATCAAACAATTTGTTTTAGCGAACATCACAAAATGACACTTGAATACAAGAAATAAAATTTGACTTTGAAATAAAGAAAGGAGTATAAACATGTCCAAACATCAGAGAAGAAAGCTAACAATATATTATCAGGTAGGTGAGAAGAGATTAAAACAATCATTTCGAACAGTACAGGAGTTATTAGATTTAGATACCGACTCTCATAAACATAATAATTCTATGGCACCAACCAATGACACAAAGATTACCTGTGTGGCTTGGAAGGGGTGTGCATTATTTGATGAGACGTATAGTTTGGGCGAAGTAAAAAGACTCCTGAAAGGCTTTGATTTAACTAAAGCGAAACATAAACCTCGCAAACCAACTCACAAATATATCAGAAAGGGTATTTATTCTATTGATGAAGTTAGGGATAAAGTGGAAAATGTTATGTTTGCGAGCCAAAACAATAAAGTAAAAGTTAAATTCGATGGCGATTTGATTAAAGGCAATAGCCAGAGATATCAGACATTCTTCACTAAAGGCTGCAAATGTGTTAAGTGCGGAATCGAAGGTAAATATTTTGCTAAAGAAAAAGGCTTGAAAGACAAGAGCTATCACTTGAATTTATATGCAGTCGATGATGATGGTGATGAAATTTTAATAACAAAAGATCATATTATACCACGATCTAAAGGTGGTATTGATGATATTAGCAACTATCAACCAATGTGCGAAATTTGCAATAAGGCAAAAGGAAACACGATCGAAGATTAAATTTTAAAGGAAAGGAAAAATTAGAAAAGTTCCTATAGGATAAAGTGCGCACTACTTACTAAGGTAAGAAGGAACTTGACAAAAGAAAGAGCATTAGCACATATTGAAGAAATTGCATGGATTAAGCCAATCGAGGGCGCAGATAAAATTGAATTGATTGGAGTTCTTGGTTGGGTGCTGATTGCCCAAATTGGGGAATTTAAAGTAGGAGATAAAGCGGTATTTATTGAAATTGACAGTAAATGCCCAGAAGATGATGAGAGATTTGCTTTCTTGGAAACAAAGCATTACAAGATTAAAACGATGAAACTAAGCAAATTTAAATGCTTCAGTCAGGGATTGGCGATGCCAATTGCATTATTCCCAGAACTATCCGATAAACAAATCGGTGATGACGTCACAAAAGAATTGAGAATTACATATGCTTCTAAAAAGGTTGCAAAAAGAAAAGCTAATAAAGTAGATACAAATGCTAAATATCAGTCTATGGTAGCCAGACATAAAAAAGTTTTCTCAAAACCAATTATTAGAAAAATGATGAGATATAGCATCGGTAGAAAAATTTTATTCATGATTTTCGGTAAAAAACGAGACAATCCTAAAGATTTTCCATCATGGATTGTAAAAACCGATGAAGATAGAATTGAAAATTGCCCACTATGGCTTGAATCAACAAATGAATGGATTCAAACAGAAAAGATTGACGGAACGTCATGTACATATGCTGTTGATCGTAAAAAAGGCAAGAACAAATTTGACTTTATTGTATGCAGTAGAAATGTTAGACAAGCTGACAGAGATCAGAAATGTCACCATGATTCTAATATTTACTGGGAACTTGCCGATAAATATAATATTGAAAAAGTTTTAACTGATTATGCCATTGCAAATAAATATGATCGTGTTGTTTTACAGGGCGAAGGTACAGGTAATGTACAAGGAAATCCTTACAAATTTAAAGAGAATCGTTTATTCGTATTCAATTTGGTAGTTGAAGGAATTCGTAAAGGTACACAGGAAATGGCAAAATTCTGTGATGATAATAACTTAGAACATGTGCCAATTATCAATGAACACTACAAAACGCCAGATACAATGGAAGAGATTAAGCTTCAGGCTGACGGATTCAGTATTATCAATCCAAAAGTTAAAAGAGAAGGATTTGTATACAGAGATATGTCAGGACAGCAGAGTTTTAAAAATGTCAGCAGAGAGTATCTTCTAAAACACCAAGATCAGGAAGAATAAAGGAGAATTATGAGCGCAAGAAAACCAAGACTTACATTATTGTGTGGCTTATCAGCATCTGGTAAGTCACAATATATAAACACTGTTTTACAAGACAGTGGCAATGAAGTTATCACCATATCAACAGATGCCATTAGAGCAAACATTTGCGGAAGTGTGGAAGATCAGTCCAAAAATAAAGAAGTATTTCAGACATTTCATAGCCTGATTGTCAAGTATCTTAAAAATGGTATTGACGTTGTAGCTGAAGCAACGAATATTACTATGAAATCCAGAAGAGCCATTCTCAATATTATCAAAGGAATTGATTGCGAGAAAGTTTGCGTGGTTATCGTAAAGCCGATTGACGAATGTAAAAGAGATAACATTGGAAGAGAACATCCAGTACCAGATTATGTAATTGAGAAGCAGGCAAGAAAATTCCAGATTCCATTCCTTGAAGAAGGATGGGATAAGATTGAATTTGTTGATCATATTCATAATAAAGACAAGTATAACTATAGACTTGAAACTACATGGGTTCCAGAAATATATAATGATTTCGACCAGAAGAATCCGTATCATATGGAATCTCTTGGCAAACATATGGCAGATGCCTATGATTTTTCAAAAAAGATTCATAACGATTATTCAGTGTTAGTGGCTACTAAATATCACGATATGGGTAAATTATACACTCAGACATTCGATGAGAATGGTGTGGCACACTATTACGGACATGAAAATATTGGTGCATATATGATGTTAGTTTATGAGGTTGCAAATCAGCATTCTTTATTTGTGAATCATAATATAGGAGACATTGCTTTCTATATAAATTACCACATGTTACCGTTCCAGTGGAAGCCAATCTCCGAATGTGACAATAAATGGATCAAAATCATGGGACATAAAAAATGTGAGAATTTATGGTCTCTGCATATTGCTGATTTAGTTGCTTCAAAGAGAGAAAAAGGTTTATCTGAAGCGTTAAGAGCTAAGAGAGGTTTCGATAATGAATTTGATCTATAACCCATCTCATCCAGACGCTCAGTTAAATAATCCTTGCTATTACGATTCTGAGCAGTTTGAGTTAGAGGAAGAGTTTGAACTACAAAATTATCCAGATGATGAAGAGGAGGATACAGATGATTAAATTACACTTATGGCAGTTTATGCTGTACAATTTTGGAACTATTGCTATTGGCACATTCCTTGGTGCTATGGTAGCAGGCGGATTCCTTATCCGCAAACTTGACATTGCTAGACTTCAGGAATTGATTGATGACAATGAAGCAAAGATTGAATTTCTCGAACAGGAACGAGAAGAAATTGATGATGAGATCGATGAATTAGACGATAAGTCTGATGAAGATAATGATGACATTATTACGGGCGAGGAGGACGAAGAATAATGGAAGAACTTTCCAAAGCGGTTATTGAGTTACAGCTCTCATATGGCTTGAGTCTGCGAACAATTCAGAAGATGGTGCGTGATGTATACAAAAATACAAATGATGCACCGCCAACAGGTATTACACCTAAGACAACTAAATCAAAATCAACTAAATAAGGAGTGAATTACTACGGCTAATTTCTTACAGCGTAAAGAATATTTTGGAAAGTATCGTGTTGTAGCAGCATATAACATGGATACTAATGATTTTCCTAGAACTGATGCAGGATTAATAGATCCTAGCTTTGATGATTTGTACATAAAATGCTCATTTGGTAATCAGATATATTACTACGGAAAAGGCAAGCATAGAGGCGAATATACCCTTGTAGCTTATATCCCTTCATTAATAAGAGGGCATAACATTATAAAGGCGATTCGAGAGATAAACGAAGATATTCCCTTTTGTATAGAAGAAACTGATAAAGAAGTGATATTTAGATTCGATATAAAACATCTGGACACAGTTGCCGAGTTGCTAAAGGCACAGAAGAGTAGAATCCGTGATGATGGAACTTACAAATATACCTCACCTTTTTCAACGAAAAACTTGCCAAAAACACCTTATAAAATTCCAGATGATGAATTGAGTACCTACAAGAAATTAACTGCAAATTTGAAGCGTGAGGAGATGTATAAGGTAGGGCAGATTGCAACTAGATTCTTAAAAGAAAAGATATGCTCACGCAAGTTTACATTCCAAGACTTGAAAGCAGAACAGAAGAAGATGGGATTGAAAGGCAAAAATTATATTCATGCTAAAGGATTATGGGATGAATATTGCCGATACACAGAAAATGAACTACGCAAGGAGAATTTACTATGAGTACAAATAATGTAATGATGATTAAAAACGATAAAAGAAACGTAGAAAACACAGACTTACAGAAGCAGATTAAAAAAGAAAAACACAAACTTGATTTCATCAAAGATGTTGACAAGCTGCTCAAGAAATATAAATTACCAAAAGATTATCTGTATCTGGCGGCTAAAAAGTCAAGTCTTAACACCGATCGTCAGTTATATATGATCGAAGTTGAAACATTTAATGATGGTGTATATGACGGTAATGTAAGTTTAATTGTGCATGGTACTGAAGATGAAGTGAAGAAACAGAAAGATTTATTAGTTGAAAAATTAAAAGAACAGTACAAAGACGAACCAGAAATGACTTTTGAAGATTCATACTATAACGAAGTCGGATTACCTCTGATGCTTGGTGAGCAGTAATGAGAACTAAAATATATGTGGCTTATGGAAAGCAAAGTAGATTAAATCGGTTGAAAGACTATATAGAAGTCAAATTAAATAGACTTAATTACGAAATATTAAATTTTGTGAAAATTGCACAAAGAAAATGGAAAGGAAATACATAAATGGGATTATTAACAGAAAGTGGATTAATGAAAGTTGCAGAGTTTGAGAAAGTATCGTTTGACCAGTTCGTACAGGACTGGTGGAAACATATTCTTAAACATCCAGAAGAACCAATGTATGAAAAATCAATTTATGGTGATCTGAAATTACCTTATCGCAAAACAGTTGACTCCGCAGGGCATGACTTTATTAGTCCAGCAGACATTACAATTCGCCCAGGAGATGCACGAGTTATTCCTACAGGAATCAGATGTAAGATTGAAAAGGGATGGGTGTTATTAGTATTCATTCGCAGTAGTTTGGGCATCAAAGCACAGGCTAGAATTGGTAACGGTACAGGGGTAATTGACGGTGACTACTACCACGCAGACAATGAAGGACATATCTTTATCAAGGTTGAGAATCATGGCAATGAACCGCTGAAGCTCAAGAAAGGTGATGCATTTGCACAAGGAGTTTTCCTACCTTATGGTGTAGCCGATAAAGAAACTGTGACAACTAAAAGAACTGGCGGAATTGGAAGTACAGGTAAATAAATGAATTATTTAACACAAACAAAAGGACTGATCAATGCTGTGGATATGAAAGAGTATTCACAGCAGCAGTCCAATGCACAATTAAGTAAAATATTTGATGACTTATATGACGACTTAGTAAATGATATATGGGAAACTGCACAGATGAATGGTAGAACAGAAACATACCGTAAGACACAATCAATGTCTTGCGATACTGACAAGTCACTTGATTCTTGTATTGCAGTATTAGAAGACTTCATGAATAAAGGATATGTCTGTATTGTGACACGTAAATATGTTGATTGTACGAGATATTATTATAAAATCTACATCAGTTGGTCAGGGCATCCGCCTAATGTCCACGGATATGTAACAGTTGATGATAAAGATAAAGAGAAATTAGTATTCTCTTCATATTTAAAATAGGAGGATTTATATATGATTAAGATTGAACACCCAGTATTCCCAAGTCCAGAGCAAATGGATTTTGTTATAGAAGGTATGCGCAACCCAATGAACAGTTGGGATAAAAGTGATTCTGTAGGTAATTGTACGCATATAGATGAATTAACATGCAATATTTGCAGAAGTAACATGGACTACAAACCAAATTGTGTTACTAATAAATTTGCGTTAGGCGAAAACGATGAGTCTTTAATGATGCGTTTAGCAAAAGCAGGTACAGATCATAGAAAGTATCTCCGAATGATGCAGGTAGGAGTAAGAATTACAGCTCCTTTGTATTTTTACAAAGAATTAGATACGTACAAGGTGGGTACAGTATGTAATTCATGTAGTACAATGCATAAAATCCAAGCAAAAGAATTTACACTAGATGATTTCAGTTGTGAGCATCTTGTAGAAGATAATGATATACATGAAGATATCAGTGTTCCAGACGGAGAAGAATATATTTATTATGCTCCAAAAGATATATTACAGGAATGGATTATACCAAGTCTAAACAAATGCAGAAACGTGTTCCTTGACACAAAGAATAAAGTTTGGTGGTGGCAGATGATTCAGTTACTTCCATCAAGTTACAACCAGACACGTAATTATACATTTACATACGAAAATCTAATTAACATGTACTTCGCAAGAAGAAATCATAAATTAGATGAATGGAGAATCTTCTGCCAGTGGATGTTAGACAACGTGCCATATTTCGAAGAACTTGTAGAACATATTGAAGGGCAGAATAAAGTAGATTAAATCCTTATTTGATGATTGATAAATAATATACGGAGAGAGTTTCTATTATTAGATTCTCTCTCTTATTGCAAGGAGGAATATATTATAAACAAATATATAGTACCAATATGGGAGAAAGTTACAATAACTCCAGAAGAGGCATCGGCATATAGCAGTATCGGTATTAATACAATTTATCAGATGCTAGATGATCCAGACTGTGAATTTAAATTATATGTAGGAACCAAGAAAAGACTTATTAAACGAAAAGCTTTTGAAAAATATTTAGAAGATACTTATGCAATTGATAGGAATTAGAATCTAAATGTGATATATTGTAATTGTACTATAATTTAATTTAGATTCTTTTCCA